GGCTGACAGCAAGCATATGGCCGCCATCGCGCACATGCTGCAGAGTTGGCTGGATCGTAACGCCTATCGAGGCGCCATTCCAATGGTCACAGTCCATCTGTCCAGATTCGAGGCAGCAATCCACATCGATGACTTCCCGGTGTGGTCGTCTGAACTTGATACAGATGACGAGTTGAGCTTTGAGTTCTGTCTCGAACGTTACAAGGATGACATCTACAACAAGGCCGTATTGTGCGGCCTAATCACACCAGCCGCTGAGGACAACGAAGATGACAATTCGCAAGACCCGCACTGATAGCGACTTTGTCAATGACCTGCTGCTGGTAACAGCATCAGCCAATATGCAGGGTGATCTGGACTGGAATGTTGGCCCGGCCGGAACACTGGAGTTCACGTTCTATTGTGGTAGCACGTTTGTGCCATTCGACCCGTACACAGAGATGGCTGAAGACAAAGAGCCAATCACCAGCGACAGTCTTAACGATCTCTTGAAGGCTCTAGCCGATGTTAAGCACGCTGTAGGCACAGGCACTACAATTCGCTATTGGCTTGGAATGATTCTGTATTGCGCCCGTCGTAGGAAACGACGCCCTCTGGACTCGGTGCGCTTGTTAGAGCCCGCCCTGATTCCTCTCTTCGACGCTTGTGGTCCGGCCACAGTCTCTGAAGCTTCATCTGTTATTCGCAGGAATCTGGATGAAGCGGCAGAGATTCGCGGTCGTAGATCGTAGTCTTTCGTCGTCAAATCATTACAGCCCGGCTAACTCCAACACGGCTATCAGAGCCAGTGAGGGCCATGCTATGTCTCACGATGACACGATTCAAGTCTGTGTGGACGCAATGGGGCTCACTGCCGCCGATTTGTCTCCGCTAGTACTTGAGCAATTGGACGTGGTTGCGGCTAATGCCGAAAACACTAGCGACAATCTGATAACAGACGGCGACGTGATTAAGGCTGCTGAATCACTGGAGCGGCATGGCCTTCCGGTGCAGCTGAAATTCCTTCTCACACAGATGAGCTTTGCAGAGCTTCTAATGGAGCTGTCACATATCGGCCAGCACAAGGAACACTGCATGGCTGCGATAGAGGAGGTGTCCGATGTCGGTGGCTGATGTTCAGCAGCTGAATTTGTACGACGAAGTTGCGCTCAGCGAGACGTATTGCCGAGCCAGCCGCATGAAGGATGTGCCTGAGTGGCTTGCCGAGCGTTTTCCAAACTTAGGCATAGAGACGGTTGAGGCAGCTTCGAAAAAGATTTGTATCAATGGGCACTCCATTATTCTTAAAAGCCTTGATTCGCACGGCAATGCTAAGTTTAGCTTTGACGACGACTACCCTCTAGAGCTGTTGCGGCCTGCCGCAATTTGCTTTACGGCTAACCGGCGTTCCGGCGCTTCAATATACGATCTGAAGTATGTCGTACATCGACCTGTGCAAGCACTGCTAACACAGTACTGGAAACTTTTTTACACAGAACTGACGGCAGATGCGTTGATGGACATGTTGCGGCTTAGTTTTGAACTGCCGTGTGAGGATGACAGTAGAAGGTGCCACGGTTTCTACGCGTATCTAATGACACGTTCGTACGTCTGTTATTCCGGAGGCGCTATCCGTACTGCACCGTATAGGTCGTGGGTTCACTTCCTAGACTTCATGAAGCTGTGGTTCATGGCAGGCCATAGGATCGTTGGCGAAGACCTCCAAAGGGACTGGTTAGAGACGAATCGAGAGTTTTTACAACGTAACGTCATACCGCAGCTGTAATCGGCTGTGTGTCTCACAAACCACACAGAAAGGATACACGAGTGAAGGATAAACGAGTGTCGAAAGGCCGTGCAATCTTTGAAGACGGTCTAAAGTTGCCGATGCGCACGGAGCACAGGTCATATGGCCTTACCGCTTACTGATATCCATCGTTGCGCGGTGTGCAATTATCACTGGCTAAAGTGCACACCGGAGGATGCGATAGAGTCCTACAGCCTGCTGAACAGCTGTTCTTGGCCTCGCATGGAGGGCAATCCATTATTGACTGGATATGGCCCTGTGATTACTTCAGACAAGATTTACCAGTTCAGCTGCGAGAGCTGTGGTCTAGTACTACCGGCAAAGAACAGTGTCCAGCTGATTGCCTACCTGGTGCAGGCTGTTTCTGAGCGAGGCACAGTGCAGCAGTGTAAGGCAGTACTAGAGAATCTGTTTTGTCTACCGCCTGAAGAAATACCCGCCGTATCGCATTTTGCTTGGCGCACATGGCGCAAGGCTGTTAAGGACTACTTAGCTCGTGCGGACGAGCAGGATTAAGGACGAAAACATGTCGATACCAACGTGGCGACAGACATTCATGGGCACTACGCCGGGTAATCGTAACGGCCGAGAACACGCGGCAGAGGCCTCCCTGATAAAATGGCTGGGCTTTCTGCCTGTAAACCTTGAAAAGCATGATGTCAAGTTTACAGCCTCTGTGTGTTCAGCAGCAGTGTACAGCTACGGTTCAACGTTTTGTCTTCGGGACAAGAACAGTACGTTTAGCCCGATGGGCTCCGGCATATGCCGATGGTGTACGCTGTGTCAGGATCTGCCGTACTGCACCGCCTGCCCGGTGCGAAAACGTCTTGGCCGCTCTTGCGTACAGGCCCAGGCATCAGGTGTCTCGTATTTGCAAGAGTTTGCAACGACACGTGACCCAGCACTGTTCATTCATACGTTGCGTGCTATTTGCTACGACATCATTCCTGCGCTGAAGCTTGACTTTGATCTTGAAGAATTGGCCGTATAGCACAGGGTACGTCGACTTTCACATGAACACTACGTCAAGCTTCGATATCTAAACTAGGGCATTAACGAGGGCTATTACAGTGGCCAAACGAAACACATCCAGACGCGCAGCTATTCTCAGCACAGTGATACCTGTTACAGCCAGGACGACACACACGGCTGAGCAGCTCAATCTGCAGAACAACAATCAGAAGATACCGTCCGTGCGCACAGAGCCGATCATGACCGGCCCTGCAACTCCGCTTGAGTACGAGATAGTCTCGGACCAGCACGTACGGCTCGATATGAAGAAGGCAGCCGAGTACATCGATCTGCCTATCTTGCCTGGCGAACGAGCTGTTAGCACGGCACATGTGCAGGACTTGCTGGACAAGATGAAGCGCGACGAGTTCAACTGGACTAACGTCATCATTGCCAAGGCATGGCTTGGTTCTACTTGCTACAAGACCAACGGACAGCATACGTGTTGGGCCGTGGCTTATATGCCTGAGGGCTTTGCAGCACGTGTTCGTGAAGTCGTGTATCGTGTACAGAAAGAAGAACAGCTTCGACAGCTGTACAATACGTACGACGCTTGCAAGCCGCGCACCTTGTCCCAGCGTGCAAAGAACATTCTTATAGGCCAGCCGTGTGCGGAAGGTATTGCTATCAACCGGCTGGTTAAGCTGTACTCGGCATTTCGATTGTGGATGTACCCTCAGGAGGACATTCGCTATCGGCTTACCCCTGAACAAGGCACTGCGCAGGTTGAATCGCAATATTCCGACCTATTCAATGCCGTGGGTCGTCTCGGACAGGACTTATCCAAAGAGAGTCGCGCTTTTGACAGGATGCCTGTATCAGCGGCTATGTTTGCCACATTTGCCAAGGCTCCTGACGTCGTAGACGACTTCTGGCGACCAGTGGCCGAGGGTATTGGCGTAACGGATCGTTCAGATGCTCGTTACCAGCTACGTAAGCTGCTGGAACGAACATTCAATCCTCGCAACAACAAGTCGGCTATGCTCAAGCAATCGGCTCGACTGATGTCAGATGAGATGCTGTTTCGGCTGTGCATCGTGGCTTGGAATCGCTGGCGTCGTTCTGAGCCTGTCAAGATTCTGAAAATCCCGTTGACTCGGCCTGTACTTCTCTGATGCTACAACCAACGGTAGATCAGCAAACAAACATATCGTTCAGCGACAGGTGCAAACTGAAGTTAGTGCCAACGCTGAACGATGCACAGACGCGTGTTTTACAGGAGGCCATATATCCGCTGCTTCCTGTGCACATAAAAGGTCAGGGTCGCTCAAGACTGTGTCTTGTCAACTCACAAGGCATTAGTCCTGACTGTGACTATACAAGCAATCCGAAACTCGGGCGGCTGATAAAGGTCTATCCGTTCGGGCTTAACAGCACGCGCATCATGACCTTTCACGGCTTCTCAACACCGTTGATATTCTCGCCTACGTTGCGCGAAGTGTTTGCATGTATTCGGTTGTTCGTAAGCAACTGGAAAGTCCTGCGGTACTTCCGGCTAGAGCGGCATGGTGACGTTGCCAATGTGTTGGGCAATTGCCACCATGTTCGATGCCATCTGTTTGGCGAAGAGGAACTGGATCTAGTGGATCCGGCTTGGGGCAGCGACCATGAACTGTGGTTGTCTGCACTAAAGGATACAGCAAAACTACAACACGTGGGCGGGTCATACTATGTCGAATAAGATTGTGATTGCTTTCTCAGATATGGAAGATCCCAACGATTTTCTGTTAGCGGACACCATCTTTTCGTGTAACCTGTGTTTTACCACCCTTTGCAAGGCTTACGACGCGGCGTTTACATTTGATGGTTATTCAGCCGCAGTCCGACTTGTATGCCCTTATTGTGGGCACAGTACTGGCTTGCGCTACAATGCTCGACTCGCACGTCCTGACGAAGACGTGCCCACGTTCCAAGTAGCCAACTCGATACACGGCCAGCCTGTCGTTATGTTCGACGTCCGCAGCGATATGTTTGCCGTGCTGCCTGTGACCAGCAACGCTATCGCCAAATTTAGCGCGTTTCGTGCTACAGCCCAGGCATTGGCCATAGCTGCGCACAAAGACATGACGTGTGAGTTGCCGGACTCAATCGTTTTCGACAACCTTGAGGACTTGCAGATTACGTTCATACCATCCAGGCTGATAAGAGGTCTGTCCAATCAGCTGGATGAATTTGAAGACGAAGGCTTCATGTCTGGCAACAGCTGGCACGAACGCTTGCTAGACGGCTACACCATGGCGTTGCCACCTGGTGTCAACGTTATTGATACGTTTGGTATTCACGCTAATGATTTGCGGCAATACCAAGAGGAAGTCTACAATCATCAGATTTTAGCCCGCGTAAGACTCAACCGAGATAAACTGCATTCGATTTACACCTTTTATTTTCGAATCATAGCGCAAAGGACTATCCCCGGCGACAGCTATGAAGACAACGAAACAACGCATGAGTTGACATCTAACGACTTCACATTGCCTGATCTTCAGATAGTGCTGAGAGGCGAACTCATGCCAAGGCAATCAGACAAAGTTGAACTGCCCCATCGATAAACGATGGCGCGTATATCTACTAGTCTGCAGTGACGGTACACGCTACTGTGGAATCAGTACGGATGTCTCTGCGCGAGTTATGACACACAATTCTGGACACGGCGCCAAATACACACGCAGTAGGCGACCGGTCCATCTACTTGTTGCCAGCCGTAGCATGTCTCACAGGGACGCACTACGATTGGAACGCTACATAAAAAGTTTGGCAGCGGGCATTAAGGCCGCCACGTTGTTGGCTTTTGCAGACAGTACAACGAAGGAGCTGTATATGCCTGATGCCTTGCCAGACTGTTGGAACTGCTCCGGTCGAATAGTCGCCGAGCATGCAAGTGGTGTTGGTGATACGCCAGTAGGCTGTCGTATCTCACACGAAGTACGAGATTTTGAAACAGCTAGAAAGTTCTGTCCGTTCGTTGTCTTGGCCATAAAGGCAAGTCCCGTTGTTGTCTACGATCAGTGACTTACACAGGTTACCACCTGCGTTTTGCCATTTATGCCAAGACTGTCATCAGGTCTAAGCATGTGTGTTATGGTTGGGCTCATGCCCGCCTCTTAGTAATGTTTCTACATGGATGTATGTGTATGGAAGGTCTGAGCTGTTCTTGCGGTTAGTCGTTCAGCTTGCGTGACCTATGTAATGTGCCGCCAGTACGATGCATCGTGAGTGTACTTGCCATGAGAGGAGGTGCTCGACAAGCACCCCCGCGACACGTTTGTAGCTGTCTGCAGCAAGGTTGCTGTGGATGAGGAAACATTACTGCTTACTATGAGAGGTTTTGACTCATGTCCAACGACATCAACAGCGCTTCCACCCCGGCCATCCGCGTCCTGTTCGTCAACAACGGCGGCGAAGGCTATGCCAACTGGATTTCCATCCCCGAAGGCACGACCATCGCCACCTTCTTCGCCACCCAGATCGGCGACCGACAGATCCCCGCCAACTACATGAAGCGGATCCGTCGCGCCGAGGTCACCTTCGGTGGCCCCGAAAACCCGATCGAAGCCGGCTTCGTGTTGCAGAACGGCGACCGTATCAGCATTACCCCGACGAAGGTCGAAGGCGCCTGCTAAGCCAGGGTCGTAAGACCAGTCCGCATTTTGCGGACCTGTTGATCTAACCTAAAAACACCCTGGGTGGTAATTTTGCCACCCAGGGTGTTTGTGTTTGTGCAATAAAAAGGAGTCAACTGATGAGTGACTATGTGCGGCCCACGGATTATGTGCCGCTTACCGAATCATTGATCGTACGATTTGCAACGCGCGCGGTGGCTGCCGGTTGTCGTCAGTTCAAATTGCAGACTAACGACGTAATAGCGTTGCTAAAGCTCACTCGGCTGGGCGCCGAGGCACGAAGCATTCTTGGCCGATTTGGCCGACGTAATCCAAGCGGCGATGTGCCTGTCGTCATGAAGGCGCTGCTTGACAAGTTGCCGAATGTCATCAGCCATGTGTCCACGTGGCGTGGTGGCAATCCATTTATCAAACAACAAACCAGTAGCACGTTTCAGGCTACGTGCGTCGACATAGTTCACGATCTGCTGGCCTTACGTTCAGCTAGGCCTAATCGCGTATTTTGGAACGTGCCTATGAAAGGCATAGCAGTTCGAACAGACGAAATCTCGTTTACCGTGGCTAGCGAGAAGTACGTCATGGGCGAACTGTGGATTGTAGTTACACCTGGAGGACATGTGTCCATCTACACTTCTGACGAGGATCGTTGGCCTGTGGAGTCGCATGGACTCATACACCCGCACGTTAATCACAATCGTCTGTGTTTTGGCGAAGGCCTGACGGCATTCAACGGCGCCGCGTCTGAGCTGCGCTTTGGTGATATCGTCGAAATAGCCGACACTGTGTTGCACACCTACGCCCGTGGTCAGGCATATCGCAACTTGGATCAGTGGCTTGGTGAGCGTTGTTCCGGTTGCCGTGGACGTGTACCGGCTGAGCATAGTCGTTGCGTAACGTGCAGCACCCATCTTTGTGGCGGCTGTGCTGTTCGCTGTGAAGGTGAAAACTGCAACAAAGTATTCTGCGCCACTCATGCCGCAGCTGGCTTGCGAGAAGTTGATGGGCATCGATATTGCCAAGGCTGTATACACACTTGCTCTAAGTGTGGCTGTGCTGTGGCTCGTGCTGATGTCATCGTCACGCGTAGTGGATGCAAGTGCCCGTCTTGCTACAGGGTGTTGCAAGCAGAGGCTGCTGCACGAAGAGCAGCTCGTGAAGCACAGATTGCTCAGGTTGCCAGCGTAATACCTGTCCCAGCCACGCCAGCCCCTGCGTCCGAGGTTACGTGGCAAATCCTTCCACCGGCATCACCGACACCGGTACTACGGCCAATTGGTTATCCGACACCTGCGGTGCCCGTTGCACCAACTATCGCCACAGCGCCTGTTACTGATCGGATGCGTGGTACCACTCAGCCCGCAGCGCCGCGTGGCATGATGATCTGTGCTGCTTGCGAAGCATCACGATTAAGATCTGACCTGGTATTGCACGAGGGATTCTATTTCTGCCCTGACTGCTTGCCGACAGCAGTAGCTTCAACCGCGAGCGTATGATGTTCAAGGTATTACTCAATCTCCTGCAGAGGATGGCTATGTCAAGGAAGAAGACGCGGTTTAGCGATGCGACAGTCAGAGTGCGAAACAACAAAACCAAAGAGGACGGCATCATCAATAAGGTCACAAACATCCGGCAAACCAACAACGGGCCGCTTGTTCAGCCTCGAACTGTGACGGGTTTTGCAGGCCCGTCTATCGCAGCTGCATCAAGCACCTATATGCCTATGGGCACTAGTAATGACTGGCCGAAGTTGGCCGGTTTGCGTTTTGCACCTAGCGCTTGGGCCAAGTTGCTACACATGCTTCACTCGTCATCTGACGAAGTCGGCATGTGGGGTATTTCGGATGCTACACAGTTGTTGTTGATCCGCGAGGTACGACTGGTCAAGCAGCGAGTCAGCATGGCTTCGACCAAGTTTGATGATGACGCCGTGGCCGACTATCTTCTCGACTGCGGGGCTGAGGGCATTGGCCCTGAGCGTTGTGGCCGTATCTGGATCCATACGCATCCAGGCAGTGGCGTGACTCCGAGTGGCACGGATGAGACTACGTTCCTTGAATGTCTCGGGCCGTGTCACTGGGGCGTCATGATGGTTGTCGGTCGTGGCCATGAAACGTATGCGCGATTGCGCTTCAACGTCGGCCCTGGCTTCTCTACGGAGCTGCCTGTGTCGGTTGACTGGTCGGCCACTGGTGGCAGCCAGGATGTTGCCGCGTGGCAGGCAGAGTACACTCGCTGTGTTACGAAGTGCGCGTCGGTAGTGCAGTATCCAACGAATTACAGCACTGACGGTATGTCTTCGTACTACACACGGCACTATCACGATCATAGCGTTAACCAAGGCAACTATGGCTATCAGTCGTCCTACAGCTCGCAGACGGCTCATGGACATGACGCCTGGGCAGAGGCTGCACGTTCACGGGCTGCCGAACCAATGGTGTCCGGCTATACGGGCCACGCAATTATCCCGCCTACTCCCGTATCGGCTCATGCCGCTGTTAGTGCAATTCCCTCGACCACACCGGCTATGAATTTCGTTACCGGTCAGCCTACGTCCGGCTCATCAGGTCTCGTCAGTGACTGGCGAAACCAGCCTTCCGCACGTGTGACCGGTAATGAGACAAAGCCGGCACTGTGGCCGGGTAATCGCGGAGCGTGGAGCCTTGGGCTCAGTGCTTACGAACTCAGCGCCATCGAGGAGTGGGCACGCATACACGGCATGCAAGTGCCGTCTAGAACTTCCGAAGCTTGGTTGGCCATGTACGGTATTTGGAACACCAAGCAGTTTGACGACAAGGTTGCACCGGCAGACGTAGAGGCACCAAAGCCTGACGACATTGCCGTTGTTGAAGATGTGCAGATGAACGAAGCACTTGACCGTGCCGCAACGCTGGCCATTGACTAACTTGTACAACCCCTAAGGAATGAGGGATTTCTGATGACGACAAAGGCAAAAGATCGTTTTGAGCGTCAAGCCGGGCTCGTGCCGCATGACAAGCTGCTTGAGACGAACATCATGATAGTTGGCGTTGGCGCTGTCGGTCGCTCAGTTGCATTGCAGCTGGCGGCTATCGGCGCTTCTAACGTCATGTTGGTGGACTTCGACATTGTCGAGGAAACCAATGTGACAACGCAGGGCTATCGGTACGATCAGCTGCAGCAGAAGAAGGTTGTAGCCACGGCCTCCGATATGATAGCTTTGGATCCTTCGCTGTCTGTGGCCACTGTTGATGGCCGCTTCAGTGACGTATTGCTTCTCAATGCTCGTACGAACAAGAAGCCCATCCACGTCATGTTTACGTGTGTGGACAGCATTGAGATTCGTGAACTTCTGCACGAGAGCTGCAAGCAGTTCAATGTCACCATGATCGATGGCCGTATGCTCGGCGAAACGTTGCGCGTGCTGACCAGCACGCCGATGGATCGCACGCGCTATGAGTCAACGCTGTTCGCGGCTGAAGAGGCTGAGCAGGGTCGTTGCACGGCGCGTAGCACCATCTACGCGGCCAACATCACTGCCAGCATGATGGTACATCAGCTCACGCGCTACTTGCGTGACATTCCGCTGAGTCCCGACCTGCTTATGACGTTGTTGGACGACAGCTTGGGCGAAGGCCCCGTCGAGAACGACAATGATGATGAAGACACGGACGACGATACCGAACCGGCATTGGCGTCTTCTGCGCACTAGTAGCTGTTACGGCGTGTATCCAAGGGCCGCAGTTCTATCAATGAGCTGCGGCCCTTGGTTTTTCTATCAACTATTGCACAGAAGGAATTGATATGGATTCTAAGCAGGTACAAGTCGAGCTGTCTGCGCTGCGTTCTCGGTCGGGTTCCGTCAAAGACAAACGTCCGTTGGTTATGTTCTTGTACGCTCTTATGCGTGATTGGCTTCCAGCTGGTCGTGTTGAGCAGCTGGTGATGACCGAGGCCTCAGAAACAGCCGAGGCACCAACTGTCTTCACAAACGGCTGGTTGGCCAAATACGCACAAGATTTGGCCTCGCGTCTGACTATGCCGTCTGCAGTGTCCGGAGATGTCGTTGTCGAGGACGAAGATGTCATCGAGGACGAGGAGCAGTCTCCTGACGTTACGGATGATGAAAACACAAACATCCGAAACACGATGATCGCCGAGATGATCAGACTTGGCGTCTGCCAGGATGACATCGATCTGGCAGCTGATGAACTTTGTCAGCAGTTTGTTGACAGCCTAAGCGCTATGACAATAGAAGAGCAAATCGACTGGCTGTTCTATATGTTCTCGGCTGATGAGGTCGAGGAAGCTGTAGCGATGGCTATACAGCGTAACGACGATGACCACTTCGAACAGGGTCGATTGTCAATCGAACCCGAAACGCCTGAGGATCTGTGGCTTGACCAGTGCGCAGAAGAACTGGCCGATCTGTTGCCGTCAGATAACCACGTCCAATACAAAACGTAATTAGCGCTAATTACATGTCCGAACCTAGTAAAGCCAAAACGCTATTCGTGACTGGAGGCTTGGGCTTCATAGGCTCGAACTTCATCCAGTACTGGTTGAGTCGTCACGACGACTCGCACAGAGTCGTTGTGTTAGACGCAATGACCTATGCCTGTAATCCGATCACGGTGCAACGGCTTAGTGCAGACGCTAGACTGCACGTTGTAAAGGGCACTATCGGTAAGCAGACGTTAGTAGAAACGATCTTTGACACCTATAGGCCAACGGCTGTCATCAACTTTGCAGCAGAGACGCATGTCGACAGATCGATTGATGACATGTCGCCGTTTATCGAAACAAACGTTGTTGATCTGGCAGCTCTGCTGACGGAGGTCAAACGGTACTGGCAACGATACAGTAAGGAACTGCCTGAGTTCAGGTTTGTTCAGGTATCTACAGACGAGGTCTTTGGTAGCAGGTATACCTTGCCACCAGCGGAGTCACGAGACATCTACCACACGGGATCGCCATACTCGGCCTCTAAGGCTGCTGGTGATCATCTGGCAGATGCCTTTTTCAAGACGTACGGGCTGCCGACAATCGTTACGCACGGAGCCAATACTTATGGCCCGTATCAGTTTCCGGAGAAGCTGATACCGATGGCGATTTGTAATGGCCTGGAGAACAAGAAAATACCTGTGTACGGCTCCGGCCTACAACGACGCGAATGGCTGCATGTCTATGACCACTGCACAGCATTACAGCTATTGCTGGAGAAAGGTGTTCCAGGCACACACTACAACATCGGCGCACAGTACAACAGGACAAATTACAGCTTGCTTAATGACATATGCAAGCTGCTAGATAGGCGCGACTGGTTCGGAACTCCGCACAAGAATCTGCTTACCTTTGTGGAGGACAGACCCGGTCACGACTTTGAATACTCGATGAACAGTGCTGCAATGTACGAGCTAGGATGGAACAACAGCATACCGCACGGCATCGGCCTCATAACAACCCTGGAGTGGTATGCGGACAATAAGGACTGGGTGAAAGCTGCCAGACAGCAGTACGACGGACGTAGATTAGGGCTTAGTACTTCAACGTAGGGAGCAAAACAGTGGCAATGACAACAAAGGGCATCATTCTGGCGGGCGGAGCAGGGACGCGACTGTGGCCTATGACAGAGGTGGTGAGCAAGCAGTTGTTGCCAGTGTACGACAAGCCGCTCATCTACTATCCGCTGTCTACCTTGATGTTGGCCGGCATACGGGACATCCTGATTATCAGCACACCTCGTGATAGCGTTTCCTTTCAACTACTGTTGGATACTGGCGCTCAGTTTGGCCTCAACATCAGCTACGCAGTACAAGCGCAGCCAGCTGGAATTGCGCAGGCGTTGATCATCGGCAAGGAGTTCATCAACAACAGCCGCGTTGCGTTGATACTTGGCGACAACATCTTTTACGGGCAAGGGCTACAGCGTCGTCTACGTAACATCGCATTCTGCGTAGACGGCGCTGTGGTTTTGTCACAACCAGTGCAAGACCCGCAACGCTACGGAGTTGTCGAGTTAGATGCTAAGGGCTGGCCGATCTCTATTGAAGAAAAGCCCATCTTACCGAAGTCGTTTTTGGCAGTGACGGGTTTGTATTTCTACGACAACACTGCAACATCGCGTGCCGAAAAGCTTGTACCATCGGCACGTAATGAGCTAGAGATCACAGACCTTAACAAGTCCTACATGCATGACGGAGCATTGCGAGTTGAGCCACTTGGCCGAGGTTCGGCGTGGTTCGATACAGGCACAGCGGATGCACTGCTACAAGCAAGTACGTTCGTACAAACAGTGCAGCAACGCCAAGGGCTATTGATTGGTTGTGTTGAGGAGATAGCCTTCAGACTGGGCTGGATTAACAAGCAGGCCATTCAGAGCCTAATAAGCACTCGTCGTTGCAGCTATACAGACTACCTTCGCAAGGTCTTGTTCGATATGGGGACTAAGTAATGCGCTGGTTCGAACTCAGTGGTGTTGTTCGTTGCGTCTCCTGTAACGACATTGATGTCTTGCGGGAGCATGTTTTGCAACTCGTATGTGACCAGACCTTGTACTGTATGCTTTTGCATAACGTCAAGGCTGTGCGCAAGATGATTGAGGTCGAGTCTGAGTTGTTCCCTGATGACACAGACTTGTACGACGAGGCAGGTCGTCCATTCATGCAGGTTATTCGCCTGTCGCAAGAACAGCTGGACGTAGAATTGAACCCGCCTCTCGCTCTGTTGGTGGTTTTGAACAGAGAGCGTTGCCCAATGGACAAGGTATCGATGATGTTGTCCGAAGCCACAACAGAGCCAGTCGATATCGAAGCTAATTTCCGTAACAGACCCTACGGTGTCTTCATCTGTGGCACCGGCCATGTCCAGGGTACAGAACTGGCTAATGCGTTTGGCAAGCTGCTGTGCGCTGGCCTAGACGACAACACAAGCTTTTCCGTTAAATCAGTCCAACCCTTTTCTGCCAATTGAGCAAGGAATGACAATATTAGAACTAGAGGCACTACTGAACAGCGCTGTTAGCGCCAAGGTCTTATTTGGTGATCAACCAGATAAGACCTATCGCGAATTCAGCCTGCTTTGCCATCCTGACCGGTTTCAGGAAGAGCAGGATAAGGAATATGCAACACGTATCTTTACGATACTGCAAGCATACTGGCAACAACTGAGTGCCGGTGAACCAGAACCAGTCCTTCGCGCCAAAGGCGCTACCTACACGTTGAAGACAAGACTCGGGCGTGGTGATGTTTCTGACGTGTATGCAGCAGATTGCTCGCAGGCAGACGGCAGCACCATTCCTGTTGTCGTCAAAATGTCGGTGACAAAGGACGGCAACGACATGCTGCAGCAGGAGATGCAGACCATTAAGTCCTTGCTGGCTGAGAACGCATCTGGCTTCTATCTGCAGTGCTTTCCGCAGCCGGTGGCCGATTTTCTCATCAAGGACGATAACAATGTGCAGCGTCGCGTCAGTGTCTTCAAAGCTCGCGACGGATTCTATTCGGCAGCGGCTATCAAGGACAAACACCCTGTGCTTGACGCCAGACATTTGGCTTGGATGTGTGGTCGTCTATTGCAGGGGTTAGGCTATGTGCACAAACAGGGCTTGGCACACGGCGCTGTATTGCCGCCGCACATCATGTTCCATGCAGAGAATCATGGCGCTATCTTGCTGGGTTGGACGCATTCGGTGTCTATAGGTAAGCCTCTAGTCACTGTGCCTGCTGCCTTCAAACCCTGGTATCCGTTGCCAGAGTTATCTCTGGCTCAGCCTGCGAGTCCGGCGCTAGACATATATCTAGCCATCGCCACCATTGCTTGGTTATCGGGCTGGGACGGTAAGCCACCGATATCTTTTGGATCTCAGGTGCCGCCGACGCTTATCAGATTCTGGATGAGCTGCCTGTTCACTCAACCAGCCATGCGTCCTCAATCAGCCTGGGCCTTATGTGACGAGTACTACACAGTGCTCGAATCTGTGTTCGGGCCCAAAAAGTATCTGGCGTTGGAGATGTAAGCCATGAGCTCTTCAATATGGGTTGTCGAACAGAGAAGTCTAATACGCCCACCAATCATAAAACGTTATGAGCAAGGAAAACTAACACCTAAGGGTGCTATGGTTGTGCGCGATGGCTACGATGTATTCGTGCGTAGGACTCCGACTTGCAGGATGTTTGATAACCTACCCGATCTCACGGCGCATCTACGAGTCATAACGGAACAAGGTCTACGGCTATTGGACGGCCATAGACACATATTGGCTAACTCACTGACAGACGGTGTGATTTGTCGTGTTGTAACTGCCAGACAGACTAGATCGAGAAGGAATATTGCAGATGAGGTAGTTGGCGGCTCTGTGTGAATTTTCGTTTCCCTTTTCTACAGGAGAGTGAGTTATGGGTCGTATTGAAGGTGTTCCGGTTGCGGCTATTGCCAGGATCTGCCACGAGGCCAATCGCGCCTACTGCCACACGCTTGGCGATAACAGCCAAGTTTCGTGGGATGAGGCTCCGGCCAATATTCAGCAGAGTGCTGTGAACGGCGTGTCGTTCATCATCAACAATCCTGCCGCGCCCCCCAGCGCCGCTCACGAATCGTGGCTGGCATTTAAGACAGCCGATGGCTGGGTTCACGGTACAGTGAAGGACAGCGAGAAGAAGACGCATCCGTGCATGATGCCGTACGAAGAACTGCCTGTGGAGCAGCGTCGCAAGGACATCCTGTTCGGCGCTATCGTTCGGGCCATGCTCGTGCTCTAGTGGCGTTTGTAGCTGCACGTCGGTTGTTTCTACTATCCGCAACACAGGAGTTATACAATGGGTGGCTCAAACTGGAGTGATATGCACTACGCCAATGTGCAAGCAACCCGTAAGGCTACCGGCCAGCCGACATTTGCGTATTCGGCTGTGATGCAGTCGGCCCCGCCAAGCTTGCAGAAGGTGCATCAGAACTTGGACCCGCGAGGCGTCAACCTTCGCGAGTCGAGGGACTCGGTTGCGCATCCCGAGTCTCTGGCTATCTCGGTCTTCTTCGACGTCACCGGTTCCATGGGAACTGTGCCCAGTCTGTTGCAAAAGAGCCTGCCATCGCTGATGGGCCTGCTCATGCGCAAGGGCTTTGTACCTCACCCGCAAGTGATGTTCGGCGCTATCGGTGACATCCACAGCAGTATCGATCCCAACATGTTCGGCGGTGACAAGGCACCACTGCAGGTTGGTCAGTTCGAGTCGGGCGTCGAGATGGAAGGCGACCTCACCAACATCTGGTTGGAAGGTGGCGGTTGGGGACAACGCATGGAGGACTACGAACTTGCGTTGTACTTCATGGCCCGTCACACCTCCATCGACTGCTTTGAGAAGCGCGACAAGCGCGGCTACATGTTCCTGATTGGCGACGAAATGCCTTGGCCCGAGGTTGATCGTCGTGTCGTGCAAGAGGTTATGGGCGAAACGCTGGAGGCCAACATCTCTGTCGAAGAGATTGTCGCTGAGGCCAAGAAGCAGTACGACGTGTGGTTCATCATTCCAAACCTCACCAGCTACTATCGTGAGGCGTGGTTGGAGAACCGTTGGCGGGCCTTGCTAGGTGAGCAAGTGATCCGTCTTGAAGATGTACAGAACGTGTCGGAAGTCATTGCCATGCAGATCAGTGTCGCCGAAGGTCAGCTCGATACGTCGTCCGTCGTGGACTACCTGGCTGACAGTGGATTGACACAGAATCGTGCACAAGGCGTATCGAAAGCACTAGTACCGGTCAGTCGACCTGTCACCGGCACTGCAGTAGGTCTACCGGTCGCCAACTTGGGCGGCTCAGGTGTTGTGCGTTTGTAGCATCAACTAGGAAGCCAAAACCAAAGGACAGACAACATCATGGCACGCAAAGCGAAAATGCAAAAAGTCATTCCGGCCAAGTTGGTAGAGACCGACACCATCTCTGAGGCCTTGCAATCCGCTGTGAACGCTTCCGTCGAAAAAGCAGCTGAGCCTGTTCCGCCGGTCAACGACGCACTGGCGGCGGAAGATCCGACACAGTTCTTCGTTGAAGACGAGATGTCGGCCGATGTCGAGCTGATGCAAAAGTTGTCCAAGCAGATGCGATCTTTTGGACGACTGCTGCCTCACTTTCAGGCGCAGAGTCTGGTTCGCTGGCTTTACGGCCACCAGAAGATGCGCGTTGGCATCGGCCATCAGATCAATCAGTACAAGAAGACTGATCGGCCGTCGGCACCACACTCGTGGTACCACGACAACTTGAAGCGAATGGAGAACGACCTGACACATGTGCTGCATGAGTTCGCCAAGCAGTACACTGTCAGTCGTTGTCTCATGAGCTGGACCGGAATCGGCCCCAAGATCGCTGCCGGAACCTTGGCTACGTTCGATGTTCGATGTGCGCCGACGTGTGGAAACTTCTACACATTTGCCGGTTGCAATCCGAATGTCGTTCATCTCGGTAAGGTCAAAGCCACTAAGCTTGTGACCAACGTTATCGAGGCTGTCGGCGGCGATAAGGATGCGGTGCTCACTGAGCTGTGCAGGCAAACCAATCGCAAGGAAGAGAACATCCGTCGATTGATCGCCTGGCAGCGCGGCGGAAAGTATCCGAAGAAGCTGACGAAGGAGCACCTCATCAGCGTCTTTTCGTTGAGGCCCTACAGCCTCTTTGCCAAGACGCTGGTCCTCGGCAAGGCTGTCCCGAGCTTCATCAAGAACGCGCATCGGGATTCGGACTTCTACGGCAAGTTCTACTACTCTCGTAAGGAATACGAGTGGGCGAACAACCTTGCCGGAAGGTACGTAGCTGAAGCTGCCAAACAGCTGCGTGATAAGGATTATGGTGTGAGCACGGACGCCTACAAGTGGTACACGGGATGCGTCAGCTTGGAGGCTGCCGCTAAGTACCGTGCTGACGTGGCTAGCGGCATAACCGAACCTACGTTGGAGGTTGGTACGCCCGGTTGCGGGCCGTGCATGTTGCCTCTGGGACATATCAACCGCCGAGCCATGCGGTGGGTTGGCAAATTGTTCCTGTCGCACGTGCACAGGGTCATGTACCTGAACTACTATGGTCAGGAACCGCCGCCGCCACACGCTTTGACGCTGCCTGGTCATACGCATCTGATTGATCCGCCGTCGTTCCCGTCGGCGTATCCTGGTTTGTCGCTACAGCAGCTGTACGCTGTGGCAACGCCACCGGTGTAGATAGGCAGTCTGTCGTAATATGAGCTGGTCCGTTCTACGCAGGGCGGACCAGCTCGTTTCTTCTATGCGCCTTAACAAGGATAACATTATGTTGCGTGCTGTAGTCGTTATTGGCCTGGGCTTTGGTGATGAGGGAAAAGGCGTTGTCACTCAGTCGATAGGCCGTAGGATCGGAGCTGATCTTGTTGTGCGCTTCAGCGGTGGTCCTCAGGCAGGGCATCGAGTACAACTCAGCGACGGTAGCTCACATGTCTTCTCACAGTTTGGTTCGTGCACGTTGGACGGCATCCACACGCACCTGGCTAGCGGCATGTGGCTGGACCTGGGCGCTATGCAGGAGGAGGCTAGGCATCTCGAATCCCTCAAAATCGCAGACCCGTTCAGCATGCTGTCTGTCGACCCGAATTGTGGCATCATACTGCCATACCACAGGTCGCTGAATCGAATTATCGAATCACGACGAGCAGTCCGTCACGGATCATGTGGGATGGGCGTCGGCGAAGCCAGAAGACTTGAGCTCGACGGTCTTAAACTGTGTCTGACACAGTTTGATCGGCCGAAAAATCGAGACTGGCTGTTGACGTCAATTGAAGGCATACGACTCAGATGTCTGGAGTTGGCCAGGCAGGTGCTGCCCGCAACCGGAAGTCTTCCGACGCCTGTGCGGGAATGGCGTGAGCAATTGGATGAACCTGCCGATGCCGTATTGCATCGTCTGTGGCCGATAGCATGCAAGCTAAGACAACAGCCCGGTCTTCCAAATTGTAGCACCGTCATATTCGAGGGTTCTCAGGGACTGTTGCTGGATGAGCGTTATGGCTTTCATCCGCATACGACGTGGTCGGACGTTACGCCTGCCAGGGCACTTTCGATGATAGCAATGAAGCCTGGCACGCTATATTCTGTAATCGGTGTGACAAGATGTTACACAACCCGACACGGCGATGGGCCTTTGCCATCTTACAGTGCAGAGCTTAGTGACAGCATGAGTGATCCTTGCAATGTCGAGAATCCGTGGCAAGGTAAGTTACGTTGCGGCTGGCTGGACTTGCCACTGCTACGTTACTCCAAATGGATTCTCGACGGACAGTTGCACGGTGTCGCCGTCAATTGCCTGGATCAATTTCGTACTGATACCACGTCGGTGTGCTACCAGTACAGACAGCCGGGTAAGGTTCATCTACATCGTGATGGTAACCTCGTACGGTTGTCGGCGTTGTGCGAGGAAGTAGCTATGCAAGAACCACACCTGGCAGTCGTCCATGTTAGCGACTTGCCTAAATTGATTGCAGACAGGCTGGGTGTTCCGTGTGTCGTATTCGGTCGAGGTCCGACGGCTGAAGAGCACGAAGTTAATGATCTGCGTTGGACCGGCGATAAGATCCAAACGTTGGATTGATGTGTTTTCCCGTTTCCGTTGTTTCATCTTTTTCAAGGAGTGTTTACTAGGGCTAAGGCAACGGTGGTGGTGACGTTGGACGCTGCGGACATCAAGACGGCGCTCGTGAAGCTGGCCGCTGATCACGCAGGCAAGGAAGTGCTCAACGGCAACGGGGCACAGGTCACGTTCGACATCGCCGCCTGCGAAGGCGGTCCCACGGTGCAGGGTGCCACGATCACCTTCCAGCACCGAATCAATCGCGTCGTGTAATCTCCTGTGTTCGTGTTCTGAACGTAACGCATGGTAACTCTGCTCGTTCAATAGGCAGGACATCGGCCTGTAACGCCGAACATACGGGTTCGAACCCGTGCAGAGTACTGGCTTTTCATAGTCCATTGGAGAGCTGCTATGGCACGTAGTCGTCCCTATCACCGAGCCGATGGCAAGGCAATTGATACGTACGATGACAGGACCTGGCGTAAGAAGGCAGCCAAGAGTGGCCTAAAGCCATTCGGCATAGAGGTCTGCAATCCGGCTAGCTGTTTTGTGCAGCTTCGTAAGTGGCGACTGCACAAGTGGTATGTCGACGAGAAGTCGCGTGATGAGGCGCTGCAGCGCTTGCAGAATCATCGTTGCAACGTGTATAAACAGGATACGGGCCCTGTATATCGTAAGATAGACAGGACCTGATGTCGCCGTGTGGAGCAATTGGCAGCTCGTGAGATTCATAATCTCAAGGTTATCGGTTCAAGTCCGGTCACGGCCACCTGCAGCCGACCTGCCAAATAGTACGGATACGTTGACCATGACGGGCCAAGGACGGAGCACCTGTCATGGTCATTTTTGTTGGCGAACGTAATTAGCGCTAATTAAATTCAACGAGGTGTTCACTGTGGCTAAGGCCAATTTTACCTGGGTGCAAGTCAGAGTCTATCTGGCACGTCAGACAGACAAGGCTATAGGGCTAAGCGACAATTATCCGCTCAATGAGTCCGACCACCTTACGTGGTTGCCGAAAAGTCAACTTAGGGGCATTTGCTACAAGAATGGTGGCGACACGGAGGCCACCGATATTCGAGAGGGCGAGCTTGTGCTGGGGCTAAAGCTACCCCCGTGGCTTGCTGAAGAATCTGGTCTTGATTGACCTGTATGGACCGGCGGCCTATAGCCGTCTAAGATGGATGTAGAACCTCAGTGAGTATTCTTATGACAGCCGCCGAACTCGGTCAGCGTGCAGCCTCGGGCACCGTCAAGCGGGCCTTCGACATCCAAGAAGCCATTGCTTCGTTGTCTGATACTGACGAGAAGAGACGAAAGAATCGAAAGATTCGTCGTACTGCTAAAGGCGGTCTCATAGGCGGCACAGCAGGCTATTTGGCTGCCCCGTGGTTGGCCATGTTGGCAGCTAAGCACGGCCTAGGCGATTACGCTGAACCGTTCATTGAGAACCCCAGCTATGGCTCTGCTTATGGCGCAGCTGCAGGCGCACTTCTGGGCGGTGGCCTGGGTGCACTGGGCAATTAGTAGCCAATTCTGACAAGGACGTAGAAGCCGATCTATGGTCGGCTTTTTCTGTTACGTCCTAGCACATCTTGTAGCTTTGTTCGTTCACCGCTATTCCCTGATTACGCATCGCGTATAGGCAGCAATATGCTCATCTCGCTTGATTCTTCCCTCAAATACAACGAAGTAGCACAGGCTGATCATAGTAGGTTTCTGTCACACTTCACGGACAGGGTGGTGTCGTATAAGTCGACGTCCGATGCTGCGTACGGCCGCGACATGTCGCGGCAGGCCACACAAAGCATCTTTGTCATTCACGACAACATTGGAACTGCAACAGGCCATCATCGAGGCTATCTAGCCTATCTTGAGTACTGCTGGGCGCAGCATCTGGTGCCTGTCATCACACCGGATGTCATATGGCAGGGCTTGCTGTGTGAGCTGGCTGTTCAGATCAAGAATGATCCTGAGAGCTTTCGCAGCCTGTTCACAACGTCTCCTGACAAAAAGACACTCGTAGTCAACACACTGAACCCGATACTGCAGCCAGCTGAATTTATCCCGATGCTGTCGGATTGTGTGCCAACACGTGTGGATCTGTTTCTACCGGAATTCTCTACAACCAACGACGCCTCCAGAATGGCTTGCTACGCGTCGTTTATGGACATGGTATCGCCATACTACGACTACATGCTTTGTGCCTGTGGCTTTCCTGCAGTGCTAGTGCTGGGTACGGCCGATGACTACGGTCGCTTGGCACTGGCCTGGCAAGCTGTAACAGCGTTACTTGTGCAGAAGCTGGATCAGGCTGTGCTGAAGTCTGTCGAAACTATCAATATGGTTCTGACACAGTTAGCTCAGGAGATAGCTGAAGCTGCCGAGGTCCAGGCTGTAGCCAGTGGCTTTTGGCGAGACATGTTCTACACGGAGCGATGCGGCTCAGGCTCCGACCAAGTTGTCGGAGGCTGGATGTCGAAGCTGTACTTGCAGCCGCCAAACTCGCCTCGACTGGCTGGTCGGTTCGAGCCACACATCGCACAAGTCGACTACACATACGTGACTGACAATACGAAACGCGAACTGACAATGCACGTTGGCATCTTGGCCAGCATGCTAGAGACAGTTGGCGAATATCATGCAGCTATCCCTCTGTTCCGCTGTGTTGTCACAGAGAAACTACCTGCCGTGGTGTGTGACATAGACTAAACAACAAATGCCGATAGTAACCGTTACCTACGATGAGTTGGCCACAATCCTGTCGGCCTTGCAGCTTCTTCGACAGACGTACTACAAGTCTGTTGATAAGGACACGATTCCAGCAGAGCTAGTGGAGAACTTTCCAAGCTACTTTGCCGTGTGTAGACCAACAAGTAACAAGCAGCTTGCACAGCTGTCTGACAGACTTGTGTATGACGAGCGCGGTAATGAGCTACGAACAGTACTTACTGATTGGCTCACAACTATCGAAGTATGTAGCGGTGGTGGCACTAGAGATGTAGTCGAGTCCGCGCAGCTGTATGAAAAAGCAGCTAGTCTAAAGCGGTATCTCGACCGTATTGATAAGCGCGCAGATCCTGTTGTTGTTCAGCCACCGCGAGCCATCGTAGTGTGCGATGAGGGCAATATCGTGTTCGTAGCGTCCAATGTTCCAGGTCTGCAACTTGTGTGGCTGGACAGCAGAGAAGATGCCGACAGCGGCAGCGATGCATTCTTACGCATCAACGGCAAACCGGCTTATTGCGTAGAGTATACAGCTGCACCGTGGCCTACAATCAGCCCCACTACACTGGGTACGATCCAACAACATCTAGACTGGGTGTCGTAAATCATGACAACGTACGTTGAGTTCAGCACAGTAATTGACGACATCAATACGGACGAAGAGCGCTGGTTGATGTCTCAGCTTGAAGATGTATCCATACTGCCCAACGGTGTTGAGGTCGCCAGCTCAGACATAGCCGACACGGACATCATGCCGGCTAAGACTGGTCCGCGCTTTCTTATGCATAGCGATATGTCGCCCATAGTGGACTTCCAGTGGCAGCTGTACAGCAAAGGTAACTCGCGTTTCCTGCGCCTTTTTGACAAGGACGGCAACCCGGAACAGGTGGCACTTCTGATACAGCTGTTTCTGTTCACGTGGCGGCCACTTAAGTGCCAGGCATTCACGTGGGCTGTATGCAACGCCAACATCGCCCAGGGTTGTTCGGGCGGTGGCGTACTGATTACCGGGCAGGGCTGCTCGTGGTTGCGTCTCGAAGAGATTCTGAACAACTGGATAGACCAATGGAAAAAGGAGAATAGCGGTGTCCTCACGCAAGTGTAAGAAGCGAAACGGGCTGGAGTATGGTCATCGTACGATGACTTACGACATGCGTCTGCTTGTCACGCAGGCCGTTGAGGCAGGACTGACAACCCTTGCCAAAGAGAAGATCGAGCTATGGGACAACTATCTCAAGCTGCATGGCTGTGAGCCCTGTCCACTAGACGATTCGGTGCTGCGTCGAATCTCGTCAAGGCTTGACTACGAGCAATTCTGCAAGTACGCCGTGGCGCACGTTCGTAGAGTTGCTCAGTTGCACAGCAAGCGCCTGTTCCTTTATGACAAGATCAACGAACGTGCCGGGGTAAACAACCTCGGCGGCGATGTTCGTGCAGGGCTGTTGCTGGCCTTCACGTTGAACGACCAGCGCTACTACGGCGTTTCCATGATTCATTCGAAAGATCGACTCAAGGGCCGTAACAACAACAACGTAGGCTACTGGCGGGCCATATTGGGGGCCAAGCCGCTGCAGGTTGAACCTGTGTTGTTTGGCACGCAGTCGCCGGATGATTGGCTGGCTCAATTTCCACGTGTTATTCGAGACACGTTGTATCTGTGGATGACGGATCTCGAGTTTCGGCTGCACAAGAAGCGTGAACTTGACGCAAGTAACGCTACGTTGAATTCATGGATGACTGAGCTTACGCAGCAAGCGCAGAAGCAAGAAACTGATGAAACCACCACTCAGCCGACGTCGTAGTTTCCTTGCGAGGCTGGAGGACTGCCCTAGGTTAAACACACAGGTGCTGTTCTACCAGCTTAATGCTACTGACGTTCCGCAGATAACAGTAGCTGCTCTCACCGAGGCAACCAGCATGTTCAGAAAGCCGCTTGGCACTGTTGCTGGTTGCCTCGGCGGCGGCGTACGTATACAACTGAGCAATGCCACATGGTATGCTGATCCAAGAAGCTTGTTGAAGGCTGTAGCCGAGGTCACGCTAGAACAACAACTATTTGTATTGTTTGTCAAAAGTGCGAATGACTTAGACTACTGGCCCGAGATAATGAGCACATCTGCGGCAGCCACAACTGCTGCGCAACTATATAGTCGAGCGGGCTGCAGTGTTATTGGTCCGCAGGAGCTGCCAGCAGCATGCAATCATGGCAACATGATGACAAATATCACCGCACTCGTAAATCAGGCACACAGGTCGTCTGCCCCACGCAGCACACTAACTCGACAGTTGGTATGACTATGTCTACCTGGCTACCACGAATAGACGTAGAAGAGACGATAAAGCAGGCCGCACACAGCGTGATGAACGGCCTAGACATTGAACTTGAACTTATTGCCAAACGAACCGATGCGACTCCTGACATGTTTGACAGCATGCATAAAGCATTCATACGAAGCACCATGATTGGGCTATTGTCGCTTGACGACTTTTGCCGACTTACTCGGTGGCTAGGCACCACACCCGAGGAGTTTAAGCAACGACCGCTGAACATTCGTCTTGCCGTTGTTGCTTTGTGGCGTATGGTTCATGGAATAGCGCTTCGTAGGGCCCTGGATGGGACTGGCGTACCGTACTGGTAATGTACTTGTAGCAGTGTCGCCATCCAGGTAAAGTGTATAACTATCACGGAGATCAGTCATGTCTATTGACGCGGGTCGTATGGCTTTGACAGACTTGGTCGAGGCTGAGAAGAGTTTTGTTAGCCTTCATCGTCGTCGACCGGAGTATGTCACGTTGTATGTCGACACGGCTTATAACCTATTGCTGCTGGGTAGCCAGCACTTCGACAGTGAGACTGCCCAGACGTTGTGGCGACTCGGTGTTTTAGGGTTAGATGAAATACACGGAATGAAAGTCAGCATTCAGTACACAGACAACATCCATAACGTGATTCTTCAATAGCCTTTATGTCAATGAGCTATGCTTCTGATTACGACGATCATGTTTGACGAAGCATAGGCAACACGTGGCTAACAGTGAGGCCTTGATACACGAACTGTTAGCGCCAACGCCAGGATGACCTGGTGTTAAACCGCCGGATTTTGCCTCCTTATCGGTTTCGGACAACTGTGGGTGCTTTTCACCTTTCCGGAGGACCTTTAGCGAACGATCGACCTGAACCAGCAGACATTCACAATTGATCACTGTGTTTGTCGTTGACGCGACTGAGATTTATTCTCGACACGGTCCTGGTGCAGTTGTCTTGTTGCCTTAGCTCATTGAATACTTGTGGCTATTAGGGGCATAATTACTTGGTAGCCTTTAGGTATGGAGGAACTCGTGGGGCGCATTAAGCCAGGCGTAGTAAAGTTCTTCTCCCGTGTGGACGAGAACCCATTTGGCTTTATTGCTCGTGACGATAATGACGATGTGTTCTTCCATGGGTGCCATTGTGTTATCGAACACGAGCAAGCCTTGTACGTTGGTCTTTCTGACACTAGTAGACGCCCTAAGCCTGGGGATCTAATCTACTACGTACAAGGTCACGGTCACAAAGGTCCATTTGCACTCAAGTGGTCTTTTGACCGGAAACTGTTGCATTCCTACTTATCCATTCACGGAGCCCGACCCGCTTACAGGTTTATAGAGCGGGTTAATGGTGGCGAAGAGGTGGTACTGTGGGAAGGCGACGCTATCGACCAGCTCAAAGAGCAGTTCCCGCGCTCACAATACAAGACGCAAACAAAAGAGATACAGCGTCGGTTTATGAAGTGGGATGCTCGTGGGTTTGGTGCCTGGGTCGACATTGATTTTGATCCACGCACCGGTCGTGAGTAGTTATGTTCGCAGCGCATGATGTGCTGTGATTATTTTGCTAGGATGCTAGCTTTTTGTTTCTCACGTGAAGGAGTGTTTAATGGTACGTTCGAAACCGTCTCGCGCAGCGATTGTCACGGCCGCTCTGTTGCAGGCGCCGGACGCCTCGATCGATGAGATCTTGGATTCTCTTCACACCGCAGGACACAAGGCGATTGTGCGTAAGGACGTGCACAGCGCCCGGCACAAGCTGCGTCGCAACAAGCGAACGCTTCGGCAGCTGAAGAAGGCTGTGAACGGCAAGGTAGCCGTCAAGAGGTCGAAGCCGGCAAAAGAATCGAACGCCGAGCTTCTGGCCAAGAAGCTTCGCGATGGAGTGCAACAAATTGAGAAGGTCGAAAGGATGCAGACTATCCTTTCGATGGCGCGTGGACTAGTGTCGTTGCTGGAGGCCCAGTTGCGCAGCTAGTCTGATCGTTCATAGCCACCGGCCGTACTAACACTACGGCCGGTGGTTTGTCTATTTATGGGAGGAAGTATGAGCACAGTGGTACAGATTAAGCGAGATATACGCAGTCGCGATATCTTGCAAAAAACGTGTGATCGTCTGGGTTGTACCGTAACAGGTACCGACCCGTATGCGTATGTTGTGTTGCCTTCCGGCACACAGATGTCTATTGATCTGCGCACTGGTAATCAGCTGGACTCAGACTTCCAGCGCCGTCGCAGCGTTACGCAGCAGCGTGATCTTGATCAATTCGCCATGGAGTATCAGCTAGAGCTTTTGTCTCAGCTTAGCTTGCGGCCCATTGATCAGCTGCAGGTTGTTCGTCTCGATGGCTCCATTGAACTGGAGCTGACACTTTCGGAAACGACAACACCATGACAGAACGCATCAAGATCAAGATCACGCCCAACGGTGCGTTGCTGGAGACCGACGGCTTTCGAGGCCCAGCCTGTGAAGACAAGCTGCGCGAGATATGCAGCAAACTTGGATTGACCATTATCAGGTCGGATCCAAAACCCGAACAGTTTGACGTGGGCATAGCGTCAGAGGTGGTTCAGTGACCTTTCAAGACTCTATCGAAGAACGAGTCATCACAGGCTTCACTGGCCTTTATGTTGTATCGAATGCAGGCGAACAAGCTGCAGCCATAGACGATATCCAGCAGCTGTGTATTCGCCGCAAATGGTTCTTTGGCATCTGGGATGCCGAACGTGGCACACGTGTTCTGGACGACAAATACGGCAAGGCTGTGCTTATGCCTGCTGGCAATCGACCAGGAACACCGCCTGATACCAGGCTGCAGCAGGCCATTGCTGTGTTGCAGGATATGAACGTTGTGCGCGGCACAGATCCGAAGGACGTAAAGTACGAGCGCCCGGCAATCATGGTGCTACATAACGCCCATGGCGTTCTGCCGCAGCCACTTCATTATCAGATGCTCTACCATCAGATAATGGAGGGTAAGGCCGTCCGTAGGCAGTACGTCATCATTTTGTCGGCTGTGCTGGCCATACCGCCTGAGATCAAGGACATAGTCAGCGTTATCGAGCATGAGCTGCCAGACAGTGCACAGCTGCATGAAATCATGACGGCTGTTTGTGAGCCTTCTGAGTTGCCTTCGGACAACAATGTCACCAAAGCCGCACTAGCTTCAATGGCCGGTCTGAGCCGTTTCCAGGCCGAAGGCGCAATTGCGCTGTCGCTAAAACGAGCACGCACGGTGCAGCCAGGTATTTTGTGGGACGAAAAGGCAGCTGAGTTGAAGAAGGGCGTTCCTGGTCTGTCAGTCTATAAGGGCAAGGAATCGTTCTCGAAGATTGGTGGCTTGAATTTTCTCAAGCAGTTTAGCAAGACGTGCCTGACACCCAGGGATACAGACGATAGAAAAGCCAAAGGCTTACTGTTGTTAGGTCTTTCCGGCGTCGGTAAGTCGCTATTCGCTAAGGCGCTTGGTAACGAGACCGGGCGTCCTACACTGGTGTTGGACGTTGGTGCGATGATGGGCTCGCTTGTTGGCCAGACAGAGCGTCAGGTACGACAAGCGTTACAGATAGCGGACAAGATGGCACCAGCCATATTGTTCTGCGACGAAGTCGAGAAAAGTCTTGCCGGCGGTCAGGCATCTGCGTCAACAGACTCAGGCGTCGCCGCACGATTGTTTGGCGAGATACTGAAGTGGCTTAACGACCATGAGAGCGATATCTACTTCATCGCTACATGCAACGATATGTCTTCTATGCCTGTGGAGTTTAGTCGTCCAGGCCGTGTAGACGCAGTATTCTTTCTCGATCTTCCTGGCACTGCCGCGAAGCGGGAGATATGGAATCTGCATCTAATGAACTACAAGCATGCCAAGACTGTCGAAGAGGCAGTTAAGATACAGCTGCCAAATGACGCAGAGTGGACTGGAGCTGAAATTGAAAACTGCTGCCACGTAGCCAAGTTAACCGGTGTATCTGTGGCAGAGTTTGGTGATATGCAGCCGAGGATCGTTGATCGTTACCATGACCAGCTGACACGATTACGTGAGTGGGCTTCTGGACAGTGCCTTGCCGCTGAATATTCCGGCAAGTACTACGCAGATAGACATGAAGCTCATCTCAATGAAGTACTTGGGTCACATAGGAGGCGGGCCCGTGCCGGTTAAGAGCCGCAGCAAAAAGAAACCAGCTAAGGAACAGCTAGAGCTTAAGTTCGATCAGGCGCGAATTCAGATCACTGCTGAGCGGTTGTCACAGCAGTATGAGACAGTCAAGCTGTCTCGCAGCTTCTTGCCCGGCCAGCGCCAAGTCACGGCAGCACAGCGTGCGCAGGTCGCTAAGCTTTTCGACGCATCTGCTGAGTCGATAATCTTTGCGAAGCAGCTGCTCGACTCAAAGCACCCGAAGATCGCATCTGTCATGGCCGCACGGTCGGCTATTCAGGCATTTCATCTGGGTATGACACTATGGTATCCAGAGGCAGGTCGACGACTGCTGCCTATGGGCAAACACAAGCAGTACGACGAAGGCATGACAGCGCTGGTCATACCGTTTGAGAGGACGCTGGTCGAGCTGCGTGACGTCATGCCAGCGATACGAACAGAACGGCGCAAAACATTAGGGTCACGTCTCTACAAAGAGGCTGACTACATGTTCGATCCGGTCGAACGAGCTGCCATTACATGGACGTACGGCAGCACCGCCGATGTACCCAGCTATCTAATGCGTCTGGATCCAGCCACAGCCAAACGGCAGCTGGAAGAGCAGAAGCGTCGATTAGAGATGGTAGTGCAGCACGAGGAGCAACGGATTGCTCGCACATTAGCTGAGCATCTAGGCCATTTGGCTGAACGTCTATCGGCTAGGAAATTGCTGGACGGCCAGTTCGAGGTGGTACATGAGCGAAGAACAAGTCACTATCGCTACCTGACAGTGGTTAATAGCGATGGCACACGTTCGACTGTTCGTCTGTCATCTGAAGAGTACGCAACTCGGGTTCTGCAGGATGATAAGCCCAAGGTGTTTCGTGACACCGTGGTGAGTAACATCCATGATGTTATTCGCGAGGGCCGCGAGCTGTTAGACGCCGTCGGTCTTGGTCAGGGTGAATTGGCAGAGGCTTATGACGCCATTGAACAAGTTGTTGGGCCGGATATGGATCTGGCGCAGCGACTACGTGACGAGGATTCACTGAGACACCGGACACTCTCAGGTGCACAGCAGTTGATCGACAACTTGGCAGTTCTGGCCGTGCCGCGTCCGGCGGTAAAACGGCAAATCCTTCGTGAGTACATGCAGGAGGTGACATGCGCAGCGACTTAGTGATTCAGGTTAAGAAGGACGATCTGTTGGCGATTGTGCAGGCCAACCTGGCAAAGCATATTGCCGACTTCGAAGAAACGTTGCAGAAATACGCCAAGGCAGCCCAGGCGGCGTTTATGCAACGTCACGACGAAATGCAGAAGATCTTGGATCATGACGATCAATCATTGCGCGCCGGTTCTCACTGGCCGCCGACGACGTACTTCAGCATTCGTACGCCACAGTGCTACGCCCGAGAGTACGAAGAGGCAATCGACATGTTGAAGATGGCCTGCAATGAAATCATCGAGCTCGATGATGACCAATTCCGCTGCTACGTTAAGGACAACTGGCAGTGGAAGAGCGACTATAACCAGACGAAGATGAGCTACGGCGGCTAGTGGCCAAGCTAGTCATCACGCCGCAGGGTATTCGGGCCATCTATGACGATGGCCTTTCTGATTTGTTGTCGCGCGCCATACAACCTGAACAGCGGGTTGACGTGGTCGCGCTACGAACTCTGATCATGCCAGTGTTGAACTCTGACACTGGTGCGTTGTGGGAAGTGGACTTGAGAACCGTTGGAGGTCCCGTGACTCAGCGGGACGAAGCCGGGCGACCGTTCGTGCGCTATGCACAAGCGATTGAGTTCGAACGAGCCTGGTTAACTGGAAACTGGCTGTATCCCGAAACAGCCATAACGTAAGGAGGCGAAAATGCTGGTGCTGACACGCGGAGCTAATGAAGGGATTCTGATTGGTGACAACATCGTCATCAAGGTGGTGAGCGTGCAAGGAGGGAAGGTGCGTCTAGGGATTTCAGCGCCCAACGACGTGCGTATCCTTCGGGAAGAATTGCAGGCGATCAACGTAGCGCCTGAGGCCGACGTCCAATGACGTACGGCTGAGTTGTTACGTGTTGAGGGGGCTGGCGAAAGCCAGTGCCCCTCTTTTTTAGCTATCAGAGATTCAGCAGCCTACGCAAATTATCAACTTTTCATATATACGCCTATTGGCTCTGCTTGTTCCACTTGATAGCAGGCCCCAAGCTGGTATAGTATTCAGAGCATTTAGCTCTGCAGGGCAGCACAAAAGGCATGGATGCGGCTGTAAGTACCTATTTGGAGATAGTTTATGACAGCCGGTACTCGTGGACGATATTTGGTTCTCGGAGCAGCGGGACAGTTAGGTCAGGCACTTGTTCTTTCTCTAGGTGAACAGGCCATACCAAAGACACGGGAAGCGTTGGACATCAGAGATTTGACGCGAGTAAGGCGTTGGGTGGCTGCAGTAAGACCAGATGCAATCATCAACTGCGCTGGATTGCTGACACCGCCGACAGACCAAGTGATGACCAATGATGCGTGGGAGACAAATGTAGTTGCTGTGGACAATCTAGCGTACGTTGCGGCTCGTCGGGACATCCCCTTTTACCAGATGTCGACGAGCCATGTTTTTGGATTGGATCTACGCCGCAAGGTTCCTTACTGGGAAGCTGATCCTGTGGGGCCTGTCGATGCCTTCGGCATAAGCAAGGCGATGGCAGAGCACACACTGTTACGCCGAATGCGTGACGCACACGACGCACCATACTACATCATACGTACGTCAACTCTCTTCGGACTCTCCGAACAATACAGGCTGAATTCAGTTCGCCTGTTGTACACGGCCTTGAAGTCGACGGCACAACCGACTGTCACGGTATTTGACGACGTGGTTACAAGTCTCACGTTTATCCCGCACTTCGTCAATGCGCTGCTGTGGTTTGTTGATCAGGGCAGCGCTATTGACCCCGGCATATATCATATTGCTGGTGAGGAGCTGTGCTGTTGGTATGCTGTGGCCGACATGATGGCAAGGCATCTCGGCTGCTCTAACAAGCTACAACGACAGTCGGCAAATGCCTTCCATAGCAAGCATCCCATACCACGCTACACGGCGCTGAACACGGAACGATATACGTCGCTACACGGCCCGGCTATCGGCTCTTGGACAGCCGGCTTGCGAAAGTGGCTAGCTGGCACCATGCAGCCTGATGACAACACGGCAACTGTCGAGATGGACTGAGGGGACACCCGAATAGACCACTACACATGTTGGTGCTATATTAAAAGTGACAGGACGCAGCATCCCCTGCTAGTGCTACAAAACTGCGCTGTGCCTGACCACACCACACGTAGCGACGCCAATCGAAACACCATGTAAGCTGCACCGGCGCCGCCATGTGTCAGCCGCAGGGAGGCCACTATGCAGCTGGAATCGCTGACACAGTTCCAACTACTAGCCTTAATATTCGGTGTCACTGCTTTTGCCGGGTTAGCTTCTGTTTTGCGATCTAAAAGGTCGCTCTCTATCCGCACACTGGTTAGCGTGTTACTGAACTCAGGCTTATCAGGGTTGGCTTGCGGGCTTGTTGGGCGGGAATACCTTACGTCCAATGTTCAATTACTGCTCGGGCTGTTACTATTGCTTAGCCTGGGCGGTACACCGATACTAGACTTTGTGCTCAGTGTCATTCAGAACGGTGGAATAGACATAAGCATTGCGCCGCGAGGCGGATGGAAACGTAAAAAAGTCAAGGAGGATGCCGATGACTAGGGCACGTAGTTACGGGGTAATAGTGTCTTCCGTGATCTCGTGGCTGCTATGTTGCATATTGATCGCCTACGGCGTTACGCAACAGTTCATAGTCACATCTGCGCAGACTAGATCGTCAGCATACTTTCAGATGCTGTACGACAGCACATATCCATTCGCGATGCTTGATCCTGATGGGTTGATCGTCGAATGGAATAAAGGCGCAGAAGATCTATTTGGCTGGTCAGCTAAGGAAGTTATTGGATCTGCACCTGACTTCATGATGGATCCGAATGTGGCTTGTAAGCATCGACAAGCCATCGAACGTGTGCAAGATATGGATTCATACAAGAAGGTCAAACACATTACATGTACGGCTAGGACTAAGAGTGGTGAGTTAGTTGGTATCGATGCAACAGTACGGGCCATACGCGATGGCACTGGTTGGTACTCTGTTGCCTTCTTTTACAGATCAGATGCCGCCAAGCCTGCGCCGTTACCTGCACCGGTTATTGATTCCATGCCTGTGCAGCCTGGCGATAGCCACAGCCATCCTATAAATCCTGCGCCTCCGAGTAGTTCTCAGCAGCGCGCATTATCGCGATTAAGCCTGAATGACTGAGAGGCGCGCTGTGAGTCTAGTCTATCCGCAGATTTCGCAGCAGGTTTATCAGGATATAGTGGCCAGTGTCGTGAAGGAGGCCGCTAAGCCTGTGGCAGCGCATGCCTTGGCCGGAAGACTGTATGTCAGTCAGTCTGGTTGGGGCCTTCTAGCCGTGCCAAACGCCATTGTGCGCGGATGCTTCGATGCCTTGGATGAACCGGGCGTCGAATTGCCTGTTGATGACAACGGCAAGCTCACAGCACACATATCCGTATTCTCCAAGGCTGACATCGAGAAGATCGGTGGACCCGATAAGCTCACAGAACGTGGTGGAAGCTTTCGATACACGCTAGGCCGTGTTAAGACTGTTGTTCCGCACGGATGGTCAGGCGTGTCTAGGGTATGGTTTATCGAGGTAAAGAGTCCTGAGCTGCAGCAGTTGCGCCGGTCTTACGGACTGTCCAGCAAACCACACGACGGCGAGTTTGAATTCCATTGCACGATTGGCATACGAAAAGCCAACGTATTGAACGAGAACGAAGTCAGTAAGGCCGCAGCTGAAAAACCCATACTTCGTATCGCAGGTGCCTCCGGTGCCGGCAAGACCACAACGTTAAATCGGATCGCAGACGAGCATCAGGGTGTTGTAGCTAAAGACCTGGACGACTTCTCAGGCGAAGTGATGCGCGACATGGGTATTCCGGCAGGTGCCAATTTGACCGACTATAACTGGGCACCAGGCCAGGAAGAGGAGTTTGAAAAAAGTGTTGCAAGCAAGTATCAGCAATGGCTTGCTCAGCAAACACAGCCTGTCGTCGTTAGTGGCTTTTCGAATAGCGGGTTGCACGATGTGCCAGCTGATAACTCGATGTTGCTTAATACGTGGCCATCGTTGTCGGCTTTGCGCGCTGTGCGACGTAATATCGCTATGGGATTGCGTGCGCCCCTACCTGAGTTACTATCGTTACCAAAGTTGTGGCAGATTAACAGACGTGCGCTAGCGTCCTACAAAAACAGAGGCTATACGCTTGCGGACCAGGAGCAGGTCCTGCAGATGGCTCGACATCTGCTAGGTAAACAGGCTGCTGATGAATGCTGCCCGAACTGCGATGCATTCTTGGAACGTGGTGATGATGACTGTTGCAATCGATGTGGCGAACCATGGCCTGACTCAAAAGAGGCAGAAGATGTAATTAGCGCTAATTACATCTTTGAGTCTGACGACAGCGAATTTTCAGCCAAAATTGGTTGCGAGCTGTACGGTGTCACTCTATACGGTGACGAGATTGGCTTAGATGAAAAGGCCGCAAGCTGGCTGAAGACTGCCGCTCCTGGTATGGGTATTCCTGACAGGGCTAATTTTGGTGACCTGTCAAAGCTTACCCCTGGTGAGCTGTTTGACTTCGTAGTTCAAGAGCATGCCGCACAGAGAGCTGGCCTGCACTCGGATATACGCATAGGCGGCCCTTCGCTGGGCCTGTACAGCTGGGCCGCTAGAAAGGGCCTACCGGCCCCTGGCGCTAAGCATCTTGCCGTACAGCAGCCCTTACACGCCCACGGCTACAAAGACTTCCAAGGCACCTTAAAAGGCTACGGCGCTGGCACTGTAAAGACGCAGCGCAAGGGACAGATACTGCTCACAGGTGTGCAGCCGGGTCGTCTCGACTTCAGTACAGCTGACGAACGCTATCCTGAGCGTTTCACAATGATACGCACAGGGCGTGGCCGTGAGAAAGACTGGCTGCTACTGAATACAACGCCAAAGCAGCCGCTGCCGTACGAGAAGGTGCACTACAAGCGTATACCGGCAGAGCAGATGAACGACGTGCTTGATAAGCTGCAGCCGGGCAGTAGTGTCCAGCCTAAGCTAGATGGTGCGTCTTCTCTTATCAGACTGGTGCGGGATGGTGTGGAAGTTCTGTCGTACAGAACCAGCAAGACCACTGGCCGTCCAATTGTTCATACCGAACGGATGTTTGGTAAAAAGCATCAGGGCCTGAACATACCTAAAGAATTGGTTGGGTCTATTTTGAAGGGGGAGTTATATGGCTTGCGGAAATTGCAAGAACGGGCAGTGTCGTCCAACGCTGAGGCTGAAGGAACAGGCGGTGATAGCCTCGCTCAGCGAATCGGAGCTTCGCCAGCTGGCGATGGGGCTGCTGATCAAGCTGCCGTACACAGTGGAGACGGCGTTGAGAGAGATAGTGTCATCCCGCCCCAAGAGTTAGGTGGTATTCTGAATGCCACACTTGCTAATTCATTGAAAGCACAGAAGGAAAGGAACATCAAGCTTCGTAGCATGCTGTACGATGTGCAGCAGCTGGGAAGCCGTCCTATTCACCCTGATGATGTGCCTTACAGCGAGCGAATGCAGATGCTACGTGATGTCGCCAAGCATCTGCCTGAGCAATTTCATGTGGCCGATGAGGCTACAGATGCTGAGTCAGCTAAGGCCCTGTGGGAAACCATCAGAGCTGGTAAGCATCCGCTGACCAGTGAGGGTGTTGTCATACATCCGCCCACAGGCAAGCCGATGAAAAGCAAGTTTACGGAAGACCATGATGTCTACGTAAAACGAATATTCCCAGGCAAGGGCAAGTACACTAACGTCGGTGCGGGTGGGTTCGGATACTCACTCACACCTGACGGGCCGGAAGTTGGCGAGGTTGGCACAGGCATTTCTGACGATCTTCGTAAGGATCTGTTCAATGCCTCTGATCTGTATCTTGGTCGAGTTGCCAAGGTAAGAGCCCAGCAGCAACTACCGTCAGGGGCCTTACGTGCCCCCGCCCTAATTGCTTTTCACGAAGGCTAATCTGTGAAACACACAGAGCGACCTTTGTCTGTTTTTCTCGACAGAGCGGGCAGCTTACTGTTCAAAAGGAAAAAACATGCTTGCCATTACTGAAGACGTAACCTATCAATCGTTGGTCGATAAGCTCAATGAAAAACAGCCTTTCTCGTTTTCTCGATGGGGTGACGGTGAGTGGGCGGCTGTAAGGAAGTACCTAACGCCGGGTAGTGCTCCGTCTCGCAATTGCGATAAGCATCAGCATTTCCCCGACATGGGTCGTGACTTGCTAGATGTTCTGAAGGACTGCGGACAGTCGCGCGACGAGTATGACTATTTGCTCGGTATGCAGAACCTTGCTCTTCGATTGTGTGGTGAATGGATCAGTCAGATTACGACCACGCATAACTTACCGACGGCTTGGTGCAAGGCCGACATATTTCATCATGCAAGCGGCCACAATCGATTGCTGCCTCTGATATCTGCCTTACGTCAGCTGCCTGTGATCATGGTTGGACCGGCTTACTTACGAGATATCGACAGGTATTTTGGCTATGCAGCTTTTATCGAGGTGCCGGTCAGGGATTGCTACCTAGCGCTGTCGTCACTGACAATGGATATAGCTGACAAGCTCAACAGCCTCGACGGCCCTGTGGTTGTGTCGTTGTCGGCATCGATGCCAGCTGAAATCATTTTGCACAGACTGTACCCAGCCTGGAAAAACAAAGCTTGGCTGATCGACTTTGGTTCTTTGTGGGATCCGTTGGTGGGCCGTAATACCCGTAGCTATCACAAAGGACTAGACAGCGATGAACTACGCAAACTTGTTCTACCTGTGTCAGGGTCTGTCTGAATACGAGGCCGCACAGGGTATTGTAAAAGCCGCCGAGGAGAACTGGCGTCAATACAATAAGCTGGCCGAGCAGCTGCAGCAGGATGTAGCCGACTTAGACGTTGCTGGTTACAGGTCGGTATCGGTAAGTCCCGAAAAGGAAGCACTTCTGCTGCACCACGTCGACATGCCTGTTGATGTGCAGGCAAAGTGGCACAATGTGCTGTACAAGCTGGCTGAAGATCATGGACTGACCGATGTCCTTACTATCCACGGCGATAGTTCTTCGCTTCCGCAGGATAGTTTTCAGATCCATCTGCGACCGGCCATCAACATAGCCCTCAGCGAAAAAACGGCGTACAGCACGTTTGTCAACACGCTAGGGCAGCTTACCAATCATCTGCCGGGTCGTATCGCTGACTTCGTACCAGGCGATCCAAGTCCTCTGACAGCCATGCTAACGTCAGGTTTGCTTGGTGCCGGTCTAGGCTATGGCGGCGGCTATTTGATGGGCTCCGTTCTCCCTGGCTGGAATAAGAAGCGACTAGCCGCCACAGGCGCTGTTCTGGGTGGACTGACTGGTGCCGCTCCTGGCGCTGTGTGGGGCTGGGTGAACAGCAAGCACAATAAGCCGCTTACATCCGGCTGGCCCATCGTTCCTGACAAACCGGCAAGAATTGATCCTACCTGGGAGTTTGAAGAAGATCTTCCAGATACTAAGGCCGCTGCCTGGGACAATGACGATACAGGGGCCGGTGGCATGTTTCCACCGCCTATCCCGGTTCCCGCGCTTCGTGATACATTGTATTATGATCCTAACGTAGCGTTCGCTGTTAATCCGGCAACGAGAAATGCAGCTATGTCCTTAGTGGATACAGCGGCATTCTTAGCCGAATCCAGGGAGCAAGACCCTCAGCGGTCGTCAATGGTGACAATGGGCGACCTAGGTCGTTTGACGGCTGGCATGGGTACTGGCTATGTAGCCGGTGCTCTATTTGGTAAAGCGCTAGGATCAATATTCGGACTACCGCAGAAAGCACAGGACATACTGAAGACCACGGGCGTTGTGGCTGGCGTTATAAATGCCCTGACTCCGATGGCGTTTACGCGATGAATAACAGTCTCTTCGGAATATCACCGCAACTGGAATCATCCGATAGGCGTTATCGGCAATTGGTTTCAGATTGGTGGGGGAGAACCAACGGAGAGTCTGTGGCGCGTAGACGTTCTGTGCGTATCACTACGGCGCTAATTCGACAACAACCCACTGAACAAACGTTAGGCCCGTCGCCGGATCAGGTTATTCGTCTTGGGCCGTACACTGTTCGCTGGGATGCGGCACAGCAAGTGTATGTAACGCAACCGACTAACGCTCTAGTCAGCCTGCTACTTACGCTGTCGCATCAGAATGTGTTGTCAAAGACTACTGCAGATGAGCTGCTTACAACGTACATTAGGCAGCATCAGAACCCGTTAACGCCACATAGACTTTTGCAACTACGTCAGATGGCGGATGATCAGGGTGTGACACTACCGGATTGGTGCTGGAATATTCAATTTCAGCCTACGCCGGTTGACATGCCACCCACTGCAGCCGCCACAGGACGGCACGGACTTCTTAGGGAATATTTTTGAGGGGAACATGTTATGGCTCAATCGATGTATCGTCCTACACGCGTATTGGCTAGTGGAACAATGGCTAAGCTGTACCCGTTGTGGGGTGCGGGCAAGCCGATGACGTTCTGGGCTGAGGGTGGTGTCGTTTGTTATTTTGACGAGGGCAAGGGCAAGTATGGCTCTATGTTCTGGCAGGATGCCGCCAAGCGTGCTATCGCTTTGAGCGAAATGGTGACTAACAGCTCTGACGGCGGTTACGCCAATGAGCGCATGAAGCTCCAGCAGTTCGTCTGTGACATGGAGCTTGTTATCCGTAATGCACGAGAACAGTCGCAGGAGTTCGACGCTATTGTCTCTCATGCCAATCGTGCTGCACGACATCGTGTTCGACAGGCCCAAGGTTCGTCCGGTGTCCATATCGTAGACACAACACATTTTGATGAACTAGTGCGTAGTTGGTAAGGAGCCAGCGATGACCGACAAGGAAGCATTCAAAGTAGCCATGCTTGCGCATTGCGCTAGTCTCGGCATGACTATCGACGAGACAACCGCATACGTCAAGCACGCACTGCTCCTGGGGCAAGTAAGCTTGGAAAAGCAGGCTGCTCCTCGCGAACTCACCGAGCGTGATCGTCGTGACATTGATGCTGGCAAGTCACAGTGGTTCCCACGAACCAGCTCTGCGGCGCCAATTGCGCAGTACATGCGTAATCCCAACATCGACACCGTGCTGGGGAGCCTGATAGGGGCCTTGGGGGGCGGGCTCATCGGCTCCGGGTCAGGCTATGCGGTGGATAATCCTGGCCTGGGCACTGGCATCGGCGCTGGAGTAGGCGGTGTTGGCGGAGGTTTGCTGGGTCGCTATCTTTCCAATCACTGGAACAATCGATTGGAAGATGCCATGACGTACTTGCCCGAGGGTGCGCGGGGTGCCGACTTTCTACATCACCCCAATATCCGTCGCAATATGCCGGCGCTAGTTGATATGGCCACTGTTAACGCTGCGCTACCTTGGGTGGTCAACTCCAAGTACCTCAAGGAAAAGGAATCGGCCGAACAGCAGCGCGTGAATAAGCAGGCTGACATATCCGAATGGATACCCGGCTACGACTTTCTAAAGGGCACTGCAGACAAGGTTATTGGCACTGGCCTAGACTTGTCTTCATCGGCAATCAAGACGCTTGGCTCCTTGGGTTTGGTGAGTGCTTTTGCCGCCCCGTTAAGCGCTGGTGCTCTTGGCGGTTATGGCTTGGCCAAGTTTACGAATCTTGGCGACGAAGATTTGGAAGACGTCCGTGTTCGACGACGGATCGAAGAACTTCGAATTGCAGCTGCACAAGCGAGCCAACGGAGACAGGCACAGCAGCGTAAACAAACAACGCCACAGCGTGGCCGGACAGTTACCTGATGTCATTTCTCAAGTATCGTGACAAGAACACTTCGTCGGACAATGAAAGAGGACCTTTGCATTTTGGTAGAACGGCTGTTGATGGTCTGCCGTTTAGGGGCGCACCAGTTCTACTGCGTGACGACGAATACCAAAAGTACACGGAGGTAGTCCATGATGCAGATATCGATATCTTCGACATGGGCGACCCTGCGCAGCGTGATAAGTTGCGTGAAATCGTAGACCGTTCTGTGAATCAGTGGTACGTGATCTACAGGATGCAGGAAAAGTGGGTCAAACGGCCGGATGGTAGTGTGACGATACTGGTTTACGTTGTGTGGTCTGTACCTCAACGAGAATTGGCCAAACATCGTTTACCACCAGAATTGAATCCGGCGACAACAGGAGCGAAACATGGCTAACGAAGCAGACGGATTGGACCTTAGCAAAGTGCCTAGCGAAGTATTGCAGTCAGCAAACGCTGAGATGCTGCGTAATACAGCCTTCAAGCAGCTGGCGGCACTTATGACGATGGGTCTTGGCGTTGGTGCCGGCTCACGAGGTTTGCTGGGGCTGTACAACATGGCTCACAGTAACATCTCGCCGCCAAGCCTCAAGGTTCCAAAGCCTATAGTCATGGACATTCCTGTTAAGCGAAAGCCGCTACAGAAACGGGCCAACCCCGTGCCGACGCCTGATACGTTTACCGACCCTCTCAAGAAATGGTTTGCCGGACATTACGCCGAGGATACAAGCGGTATTCCTTGGGCCGCACCGGCAATGATCGGCGGTACCACGGCAGCCACATATGGCGGTTGGAAACTGATCGATTGGTTGTTAGGCAAGCGGCATAAAGCCGATCTGCAAACAGATCTAACCGATGCTGAGCAGGACTACGAACGCACCTTGCGTGGAGTGCCTGGCAAAACTGCTGAGTTGTCCACGGCTCTGGAAGACTTGTTCGATCTGATCAGTAGCAATGAGAAGCAGGCGTCCTCCTGGGGGCACACACTTGGACAGGCTGCAGGTATGTACGGCTCTGTGGCCATGCTTCCTGCACTCGTCGTAGCCAAAATGATGTACGACGTCACCAAAAAGCGTAGCCCCAGCGAGCTACTGCGCAAGGCTGTCAAGAAGTATGAGAATGCACAGGCGCAAATCCGTCCGGTGCCTGTGTTCGCCCGTCCGGTTGACGTCGATAACAGTGATGAAGACGTTACAGCCCAGGATGTCTGACAATGAGTGTCTTCAGTGACGATGCTTTTCTGTGCGACAAGCAGGCCGACGAATTGCCGCCGATTGCTCCACCGGCATTTGTAGAGCCTGATGAGACTACGCTGGCTGAGTTTGGTAATCCTGCGCAGACACGGCGTGGCATTTATGCCAATGTCTTGGATGCGGCACAGAAGCTCAAGCCGCTGTCTAACAATCGCTACAGCTTGCAGCTGGCTGACGTACATTACGCTGACCCCGAGGAACGTACGCCGGCTGAAGAGAAGAAGGCCGTACTTACCAACGGTACGTTGGATAGGCGTTTGCGAGGAACGTGGCGACTCATCAATGCCGCCGACAATCAAGTTGTCGAACAACGAAAGATGACTATAGCTCGTGTGCCTCACATGACACAACGAGGCACATTCATCTTCCGTGGTAACGAGTACACGCTTACCAGCCAGCTTCGGTTGCGACCCGGTATATTCACTCGTGTCAAAGAGAACAACGAGATAGAAGCACACGTTAACGTGTTGCCGGGTGAAGGTCGTGCACATCGTTACTTTCTTGATCCTGCCAAGGGTGTCTTTTACGCCCGCGTAGGACAGGCCAAGATTCCCATGATTCCGTTGCTACGGGCCATGGGTGCCGACGACAAGATGCTTAATGAAGCGTGGGGCCCTGATATTCTCGCTGCCAACAGCGGTGCGGATAAGACGGTAGCGCTTCACAAACTGGTACAGCGTTTTGTGTCTAGGGTTCCAGCTGATGCCGACGACAACATGCGTCGTGAGATGCTAGCCAAGTCGCTATCAGACATGCGGCTTGATCCTGAGGTCACAAAAGCTACGCTCGGAAAGCCGTATGATCGACTGACATTGCCGGCCATTTTGGATACTACGAAGAAACTGCTTGCTATCTCACAAGGTAAGCAGGAAGTGGATGACCGTGATCATCTAGCCTTCCAGACTGTGCATTCTCCTGAAGACATCTTTGCTGAGCGTCTTGCCAAAGACTACGGCGGTATGCGTAGAAAGCTGCTGTACAGGGCCACATTCAAGAATGGCTTGTCGGCTATTCCTGCTAATGCCTTGGGAAAGCAGCTTGAATCAGCGCTGCTGAACTCTGGTCTTGGTCAGAACCTGGAAGAAGTTAATTCCGCCGAGATATACGATAAGCTATGGAAGCTTACTCGTATGGGTGAGGGTGGTCTGTCCAGCATGGACGCTGTGCCAGAAGATGCCCGAACGGTGCAGCCGTCGCATCTGAACTTTGTCGATCCGCTGCGTACTCCTGAGTCTTATCGTAGCGGTGTGGATGTGTACTTTGCACGAGCTTCGCGCAAAGGCCCTGGCGGCAAGCTGTACTCACCATTCGTCGACATCAAGACTGGCAAACAGGTCTACAGATCGCCACAAGACATTGCCAACTCCACGATAGCATTTCCAGGTGAGATGAACACGCAGCTGCCTCGCGTCGTTGCCATGCGTAACGGGCGTATGCAGTGGGTGAAGAAGAGCGATGTCGACTATGTCGTACCGCATTTCGAACAAGCCATGTCGCCATTAGGCAATCTAGTGCCGCTCAAGAGCATGGTTAAGGGCCAGCGCACTGTCATGGGCTCCAGGTTCATTACGCAGGCCCTCAATCTTGTTGATCCTGAGGCTCCGTGGGTTCAGTCAGGTATGCCGGATAAGCCGGGCGCTAGCTACGAGGAAGAGTATGCTCGTAAGCTCGGTACGGTATTCTCTGACAAAGCTGGTCGTGTGCTAGACGCCACAGCTGACGCACTGACAGTGCAGTACGAAGATGGCAATAAGCAGACCTTCCCGCTGTACAACAATTATCCGAACAATCGTAAGAGCTATCATCACCAGTTTGCCACGGTTAAGCCTGGTGATGTATTCAAGCCGGGTGATTTGCTAGTACGTACAAATTCCACGGACAAGACAGGTGCTTTGGCGTTAGGTAAGAACGCCCGTATTGCCTACGTACCATTCGGTGGATTGAACTTCGAAGATGCTTATGTTGTGTCAGAGAGCTTTGCCAAGCGTCTCGACAGCGAACATATGTATCAACACAAGTTTGAGCCCAGCGATTCTCATAAGGTCGGGAAGAAGGCATTTGTCTCGTTGTTTGCAACGAAGTTCGACCGCAAGCAACTTGGCCAACTGGATGACGACGGCATTGTTCGACCCGGCTCTATCGTCAGCGAAGATGACCCGCTGATAGTTGCGGCACAAGAGCGCACGCCGAGTTATGGTCGTGTGCATAAGAAGGGTGCCAAGTCTTTCACTGACGCCAGTGTGTTGTGGAACCACCATTCTCCTGGCGAGGTGACTGACGTCGTACGAAACGACAAGGGTGTCACTGTAGTTGTCAAATCGATAGCTAGCACCGAAGTCGGGGACAAGCTGTGCTACAGCCCTGATACGGAGTGCCTAACAGCCACAGGGTGGAAATTGATTTCGTCGATAACCCCGCGTGATCGCTGTGCGTCACTTACAGCCGATAATCAGATAGAGTATTTGTTACCGGCGGCAATACAGCAGTTTTCGTACACCGGGCCTATGTACTCCTTGGAAACAACGCAGGTCAGTTTGTGTGTCACTGACAATCACAGTCTTTACGCACAACCGAGAAACAGTAAGCATTATTCGTTAATTGAAGCTAGACATCTGTACGGTAAGCGATATCGGTTGAAGCGTGACGGCGAATGGATCGGGCGTAGTCCTAAATTCGTGACGCTAGCGGCTGTAACTGTTAAAGCAGGTCAGAGCGGTCGCGGTAAAAGGGTCATCCCGGCATTGAAGGTACCAGTGAAGACTTACGCAGCTGTTCTCGGCGCGTTCCTGTCTGAAGGCAATACATTCAATTCTGGCCGGCATGGTTGTGGCTTCGATATCACGCAAATTAAACAACCAGGTCGCAAACATCTGCTATGTGCGTTACGCCAGATGGGTGTCAAATTTAGCGAACACAGCCGAAAGACTAAGATTCGCGTTTACAGTCTGCAGTGGTATCAGCATCTACGTCAGTTTGGTAAGTGTTGGCAAAAGTTTATCCCATTAAGCGTTTTCAACTGGGATAGGGCTACGCTTCAAGTACTGTACGATTGGCTTATGTGGGGTGATGGTTCTTGCACAGGTACATCACATGCGTATCACACCACGTCTCGACGACTGGCAGATGATGTTCAACGATTAGCCTTGCATCTAGGTATGAGTGCCAATATTGATTTTCAACCTAGTAGAATTGGTGTCATAAAGGGTCGTCGATACAGGTTCCGCAAACGCTATTGGGTGTCAATTTATCGCAGCAAAAACCAGCCTGAGATCAATCACGGCCATTGTAGTAAGCAGTTAGGACAGAAGGAGCAATGGGTTCATTTTAATGGGCAGGTGTACTGTGTGAGCCTGCCTAAAAATCATGTACTGTATGTTAGACGTAATGGCAAACCAGTATGGTGTGGTAACAGTGGCAGATATGGCGATAAGGGCATAATCTCCGGAATCATCCCTGATGAGAAAATGCCGCATGACAGCCAGGGACGACCGCTGGAAGTGTTGGCTAATCCTCTGGGCGTGATTACACGTGGAAATCCAGCGCAGGTTGTAGAGGCTGCGCTAGGCAAGATAGCTGCCATAACCGGCAAGCCATATAAGCCCATCGATTTTGAAACAGACCAGGACATGGTCAAGTACGCGATGGACGAGTTGGCCAAGCACGGTATGAAGGATACCGAAGACATCATCGACCCTGAGACGGGGCGTAAGATCAAGGACGTGCTTGTTGGCAATCGCTTCATCATGAAGCTTGCACATACTGCAGAGTCTAAGAGCCAAGGTCGAGGCACTGGCGGCTACACATCTGAAGGCAGTCCCTCTAAAGGAGGGGAGACTGGAAGTAAGCGGATCAGTCTCATGGACACCAGTGCTCTGTTGAGCCACGGGTCTGTTGGTGTGCTGCAAGACGCTATGCAGATTCGTGGACAACGTAACGAAGACTTCTGGCTCAAGCTCATGCAAGGTCACACACCCACGGCTACTAAGGTGCCGATGGTGTGGCAAAAGTTTGTCAGTGAGCTGAAGGGCGCTGGAATCAATGTTGTGCCCACAGGGTCTAAGCTGCAGCTAATGGCTCTGACCGATAAAGATGTAGACGTAATGGCCGGCACCCGTGAGTTGAAGACGGCCAAGACTATGCAGCTTGATCGTGAAGGTGCGCTAAAGCCGGTTCCTGGCGGTTTGTTTGACCCGTCGTTGACAGGTGGTACTGACGGCAATCGTTGGTCTTTTATACGGTTGCCTGAGGTAATGCCTTCGCCAGTGATGGAGGAGCCAATACGCCGTATTCTCGGACTCACGGAACAAAAGTTCCTTGATGTTTTGGCTGGTAAGGACTCGTTGCCGACTGGCAAGGGACCTAAGGCTATTCAGACGGCATTGCAGAAGCTCAATCTGGATCACGAGATTGAGTTAGCACGAGCGCAGATACACGGCAGCAAGAAGACTGCTAGAGACACAGCGATCCGTAAACTCGGATATTTGAAGTCGGCCAAGGAGCTCGGCATACATCCAGGTGATTGGATGATATCCAAGATACCTGTTTTGCCGCCTATGTTTCGTCCGATCAGTGTGATGCAGGACTCCAATCTACCGCTTGTGTCAGACGTCAACTATTTGTACAAAGATGCCTTCGACGCTGTTGATAATCTGAAAGAGCTTCAAGGCAAAGTGTCAGACGTCGGTGATGAGCGGTTAGCTGTGTACAACACGTTCAAGGCTATCACAGGTCTTGGCGACCCTGTTCACCCCAAGCTGCAACAGAAACGAGTGAAGGGCATATTGTCCCGTGTGTTTGGCTCAAGTCCAAAGTTTGGCTGCTATGACGACGATACAGAAATTTTGACAAAAGACGGCTGGGTGAAATTCCCGGAGCTTACTGACGATACCCAGGTAGGAACATTGAACCCGGACACAGGCGCGTTTGAATGGCAGATGACGAAAGGAGTATTCCACTGGGACTATGATGGTGAGTTGTTCTGGTTTGGTACCTCTCGCGGCTTGGATTCTGTCGTAACGCCTAATCACCGTAATTGGATACGTTATCGTCGCGGAGATGTGGATAGCGCCGATGACATGGAGGCTGGCTGGCAAATTGAGCGTGCGTATATGACTGCCGCCAACGGCAACCGCAAATGGTTTCGTACAGCTGCCTCGACGTGGCGTGGTCATCGTCGTCGTCCTAGTTTCTTGAGCAAATCATGCAGGCTACAAGACTTTGCGGCATTTGTCGGCTGGTGGGCAGCAGAGGGTTGGCTAGGCGATCGTAAACGTGACTGCATACAACTGTGTCAAGCAGTCAAGCATGAGGTGAAGTGCAAGGAAATAGCTCGACTTGTACAATCGCTTGGCATCAAGTTTTCTGTTGGTAAATACTTTCGTGCAAGTAGTAAGGGCAAGACTTGGGTGTGGCAATGGTCAATCCGGTCGAAAGACCTGGCGAAGTGGCTGACAACGAATGTTCGAACTGGCTCAAAAACCAAAAAGTTGTCAGCTAAGATTCGTGACTGGGATGCACCTTTTTTGAAAGCGTTCTTTCTTGCTTATCTCGACGGAGATGGAACGCGACGATACAGTCCAAGGCAAAACGGTGGAGGCGTAACGCACAAGAATTGTGGCCAGTTGTTGTCCCGTCATCAGAATGCGCATACGATCAGCGAGGCTCTTGCCGGCGATATACAGGAAATCGCGTGCAAGCTGGGTGTGACTGCTCGTCTTCGTTGGATGCCGGCGCGAGACGAGGTCTGTCAGCCACTTTGCCGAATAAATCTTTCCGACAGCAAGTTTGTCGTTGCTGAAGGTAAGAAAAGTCACAAGGTTGTGAATTATGTTGGGCAGGTTCACTGTGTCAGTGTGCCTAATGGCATTGTCTATGTACGGAGGAACGGCAAACCGTTCTTCTCGGGCAACACTGTACAGCGCCGACTCATAAGCACCACCGTGGATCTTGTAGGTCGCGCTGTCATTAGTCCAAATCCTGACTTGGATATGGATCAAGTAGCCATCCCTGAGGATCGAGCTTGGGACATCTATAAGAACTTCATTGTGCGTAGGTTGCACCGCAAGGGGCTTAACATTGTAGAAGCTGCACGACAGGCCAAGGAACGAACGCCCACGGCCAAGAAAGAAATGCTGGCCGAAATGGCTAATCGGCCTGTCATCATAAATCGCGCACCGGTGCTGCATCGCTTTGGCATCATGGCATTCTGGCCACAGCTGACTAAAGGTAAAACGATGCAGATTAGTCCGCTCATCGTCAAAGGCTTCAATGCTGACTTCGACGGTGACGCCATGCAGTTTCATGTGCCGGTGTCAGAAGAGGCGAAGCGAGACGCTGTTGAACGCATGTTGCCCAGCCGTAATTTGCTAAGCCCTGCAGATTTCAAGACGCCCGTACACGCACCCACAACTGAATTTCTAGGTGGCCTGTATGCAGGCACTAGCCGAGCCAAGGGTAAGTCCAGAGTGCATTACATGCGGTCGCAACAGGACGCAATCGCAGCCTACCTACGTGGCGATCTGCCTGCTAATGCTGTAGTTGAGATAGACCAGTGATGCTGTGCCGACGTAGTTAGCGATGGTTATACGAGCTATACTACAGGCTGTCCTACCTTAATTAGTTACAGGGATTCAACGCATGAACACAATCTTCAACCCGGCGCTGCTGACACTGGTCAAAGAGCTGCATAACAAAGCGGCATTTGTTGATCCTGCCATGGCCGCTGGTGGAATGCCTGCCGATCCGGCTATGGCCGGTGGAGCACCTCCAGGAATGCCTATGGACCCAGCCATGATGGGCGGGATGCCGCCGATGGACCCGTCTATGATGGGCGGAATGCCTCCTATGGACCCGGCAATGGCTGCTGGCGCCCCGATGGACCCTTCCATGGGTGGAATGCCTCCAGCGCCGTCTGGTGCCCCTGCAGGGGCTGCTGCGGGCCTTACTGAGGAACGTGTTCGCCAGATCATACAGGAAGCCATGGGTGGGGCTGGTGGCGCTAAGGGCTCGGACGGAGCGTCTGGGGCTAAGAAGCCTACCAAGATTGATCCTGGCGAGGAAATCTATCAGCTCAAGAAGATGATGGTGACGATCTTCAACACAATGGGCTTGCAGGTTCCTCCTGATATGTTGCTGCGACCTGAAGATCGCGAGGCTGGTGCTGAAGATGCGTCCGGAGGAGACTCCGGTGGTGGCGGGGAGAGTGCACAGGCCGAATCGGCGATCAAACCTATCGAGGCTATACAACCGGCTTCACCGGAGTTGGCCATGGCAGGAAAACAGGGTGCAAGTAAATTGGCCATAGCTCGTGTCAGGAGTCCTGGACAGTCCATCGGCAATACCGCACTAGGTATCTCCGACAAGGCAGCTGCATTGGCTCGAATCATCGAGGAGGCCAATCGTGCGGCTAAAGGCGCTTAGAGGCCTGGGCGATAAGTCGCCGTTACTACGTGACGGCATGAGAATGGTCGTGTTGGAAGATAACGCAGGCGTGCCTCTGGCCGTGGCCTGTGAACTTGTAGACGGTGAAGTCTTCATATCCAGAGCTACTGATGAAGACTTCAATCGTGTTCTGGACCGGCTAGGGTTCAACAAGTTTGTCATAGTCGATGACGTTACAAACAAGCTAAGACCCGCTGAAGATCTGCCCAAGGTGTTGTGATGAATCATCTACCTTCGCAAGACGTAGAAACAACGCAGCGGGCTAGCCGTTATGCGCGTTGGCTCAACGCTAGTATTGTGCCTGCGCCTGGGCAAGTCACCGAGGTTGCTACAAGCTTGAATGTTGCCGAATTGGTAAACGATGTAGCCACGATCCGTGAAAGCTTACGACAGAACGAAAAGGTTGTCGTAGGCCCTGTGACAAAAGAAGAGCAAGCATTCATAGAAGCCAGTCTTACAGACTACGAGTTGGCACGAGTGGAATTCTGCCTACGCACACACAGGAAGTAAGATGGCCAGGTTGCAGACGACGATAGGCTCGTTGATGGTGAACTCCGTGCTCCCTGAAGAGCTACGGGACTATAACGCTGTCATTGATAAGGCTGCAATGAGCAAACTGCTGCGCACGATTGCACAGAAATATCCAGAGAAGTACAGGGATATATCCCATCGTCTGTTGCAGATCGGCAAGCACATATCGTTTAGCTCTGGCGGCGATTCATTTGGTCTACGGCATCTGACAGAGGCTAAGGTAGCCACGCAGCATAAGAAAACGTTGCTTGACGGACTTACTCGAATTCTTAGCGATGACAGCCTGAGTGACGACGAGCGCGACAAGCAGCTGGTCAAGATGACAGGCAAGATTGGCGAGCGCATGTCTAAAGATGTGCTCGAAGAAAGCCTGCAAGAAGACAACCCGTTGGCCCGACAAATCCGATCTGGTTCTCGTGGTAATGCTTTTGGATTGGCTGCGTTGCGTGGTAGCGAGTTGCTGTTTACCGATCATCGTGACCGTGTCATTCCAGTGCCCATCAGACACAGTTATTCGCAGGGTTATTCACCCGCCGAATACTGGGCTGGATCGTATGGTACTAGGAAGGGCCTAATCGATCTCAAAATGTGTCTAGTTGGCGGCACGCTTGTGCTGATGGCTGACTACAGTGAGAAGCCTATAAAGAAGATTCGTGTTGGTGATTGGGTGATGGGCGCCGATACATGTGGCAATATGTTCCCGGTGCAGGTAACCGCTGTATACGCTAATGGGCATCGAGAGTGTTTTCGCTATCGATTTAGGAAGGGCGGCTGTCGACAGGATGATTCCATTCGAGAGCTAGGTGCAACCGAAGACCACAAGGTACTGGCTCAGATCAAGGATGGCAGGCCAGGTTCAACCTATGCCCACAGATCCGTATACGAACCAACAGCGTTGCCTATGTGGCGGGCACGCGTACAAAAGAACCCTCGCAAAAATACATTCTCGGCCTATCCAGCTCAAGGAGCTGCCGGAATAGGCCGACCCGAGCCGCATGCGTTGCTGGCCGGGCTGATGCTAGGTGACGGATGTATGACGCCAAAATGTCACGGTTGCTACACGTTGTCTTGTGCAGATGATGAGTTGTTACAGCTAATAAATCAGCGTATCGGCGTATTCAACTTGCGCTTCCAGCCCATGGTCGGTAGTTACAGCGCCGCGTTAGTTGAGATAGATAAGACGAAACGAGTTGTCATTCGGAAGAACAACCGTAATTGTTTTGCCAAAGGACATTTGAACCCGTCAAAGCGTTGGCTGCGAGAATGTCTTGGCGAGTATTATGCCCATGAAAAGACGTTGCCAGGTGCGGTGTGGGGCTGGGACGATGCAGCCATTGGCAATTTACTGGCTGGTATCTTTTTGACTGACGGCGGTGTCGAAACTAGAAAAAATGGCTGTTCGATCTACATTCGATCGACGTCCAAGCAGTTACTTCTAGGCGTGCAGCGTCTGTTGGAGCTGCGGCTTGGAATATGGACGTCGTCCTTAAACTTCGTTCCTGTGGAGAAATGCGGACCTAACGCAACACACGACCAGTGGCGACTGACGATCAATCACCCTTTGTCAGTTAGTCGTTTTGCTGCGCGTGTTCCATTGTTTGGTGTGAAGGCCCGGAGACTTCAGAAAGCCAGGCTATACCAGTCGCGCCGTGCTGATGGGGATCAATACGGATTTAAGATCATTGACAAGCAATCAATGGGCCTTTGTGAAACGTTTGATCTTGAAGTTGCCTGCCCTGATCATTTGTTTGTTCTGGCCAATGGGCTCATAGTCTCCAATTCCACTAGGGACGCTGGGTTCTTGTCTAAGCAGCTCAGTCAGATTGTTCACCGAGCTATCGTCACGTCACTAGACGCAGATAAAGATCCAGAAACGTTGGTTGGATTGCCGTCACGCACAGACGATGGTGATAACGAAGGTGCATTGTTGTCTGCACCTGCCGGCGGTTATCCTCGCAACACCATCCTGACGCCCAAGATACTGGCTGATCTTCGTCACAAAGGCATAGACGACATCCTTGTGCGCAGCCCAATGGTTAATGGGCCTGGTGATGGCAGCGTTTATGCGCGTGACGTAGGCATCCGTGAATTCGGAAGACTGCCTAATATCGGTGAGAATCCAGCATTAACGGCATCACAGGCGTTGTCTGAACCGCTTACCCAGGCACAAATTTGTCTTGTGCGTGGTACGTTGGTACGTATGGCCGACTGGAGTGTCAGACCAATCGAGCAGATACGTCCAGGCGACTGGGTACTAGGCGCTGACCGTCACGGAAATACCTTCCCTGTCCAGGTGTTGCGTTGCTTTGACAACGGCCTGCGAAATTGTCATCAGACGGCGTTTCAAGTTGGTCTAGCCAGGCAGCGAATCACCCTTGAATCCACGTTAGACCACAAGATACTGGCGTCATTGAGTACATATCCGTTCAGTGCTACAGACACAATTGAAGGTATTTATCCAGTAGGCCAGAAGGCCGGCAAGGGTCGTTTTGCTGGTTTGCGGCCTGCCGGATTCACAGCGGCCGGACTAAGAGAAGAACCATTTGCGCTTTTGATGGGGCTAGGATTAGGTGATGGATGCTACACGAACAGTGTGAACGGTTTTCACTTGTCGTGTTTTGATCCGATGTTAATTACCGATATAGCGCCACGCCTATCCGCGCTGAACTTGAAGACTACCCTATTGGCCGGTCAGCGAGGCTATTATCGAGTAAGTCAGATTGACCAAGCACGTACAGCTCAGGATGCCACAACTGGTCGATTTAACGGATCGTATAGAAATCCAGCAATGCAAATGCTGGTGCGGTACGGAATGGCAGGTAAATATGCCTACGAAAAGATCATACCTCACGAGGCTTACAGCTGGAACAATGCGTCTGTGGCAGAGCTGATAGCCGGACTGATGGTGACAGATGGGTCTGTGTACGTATCCGAGCAAAATAAAGCAAAAGGAGGGGCCGTACATATCTCATTCGGATCAACATCACTAAGACTTGTAGAGCAGGTCAAAGAGCTGCTGGAATGGCGTTTTGGCATATATGCCTCTATACCAAAACCTAGCGGGGCGGATAAGCGAAAGCACGTTCTTTACAGCTTCGTAATCACATTTCGTGACAGCCTGCTAAAGTTTGCCGCTAATATCCCGTTGTACGGTGTTAAGAGACACACGCTGGTAGCTTGTTTGGCCACATGGAGACCTAGACCTACTGCGTCGCGTAACAGACTGTACAGGAAAGAGCAGATTGCTATCGGTCATCAGTATACACATGACCTAGAAGTGGCACACGAAGATCACCTTTTCGTACTTGCCAATGGTCTGATTGTGTCTAATTCGAGCAAGCATACGGGCGGTGTAGCTGGTGCTGGTGGCTCTGCAGCTATCTCCGGTTTTGATTGGATCAATCAGCTTGTGCAGGTTCCTAAGACCTTCAAAGGCGGCGCTGTACATGCCACTGTTGATGGTCATGTTGAGTCCATCGACCCTGCACCAGCCGGTGGTAAGTACATATCCGTCGATGGCACCAAGCACTATGTAGGCGAAGGCTTCGAACCTGTCGTTAAGCCTGGCGATAACATAGAAGCCGGTGACATGCTTAGCGAGGGTGAGCCCAACCCAGCTGTCATTACAGAGCATAAAGGTGTTGGTGAAGGCAGACGTTACTTTCTTGATGCCTTCAGGAAGGCCTATGCCAATGCCCGTATCGGCGGGCATCGTCGAAACATAGAGCTGTTGGCCAAGGGTCTCATAAATCACGTCAGACTGACTGACGAACTCGACGACTTGGCTCCTGATGACGTTGTGCCTTATGACGTTGTTGAGAAGAAGTATCGGCCACGAGATGGCTACGATAGTTTGCCAACCGCACGAGCAGTTGGTAAGTATCTAGAACGCCCATATCTGCATTATTCGATTGGCACCAAGATACGACCAAGTGTTGTCAAACAGCTGAAGAAGTTTGGCGTGGAGAACATCGACGTTCATGCCGATCCGCCGCCGTTTGAACCAGAGATGATTCGCGGCATGGCTAATTTGCAGCATGATCCAGACTGGCTTACACGCATGTTTGGCAGCGGTCTGAAGGGCAGCGTACTTGAGGGTGCGCAACGAGGTGCTATCAGCGATCCTATGGGCACTAGCTTTGTACCTGCGCTGGCCACAGGTCAAATCGGCAAGGGCAAGGTACGAACGCCAAGAGATTACACACCTGCGGAACTGGCTGCACCAAAGACTGCTGCAGAGTTGATGCCGGAACAAAATGACGGCCAGGGCTTCTCAATGGCCGGCATTATGCCGATGCTGTTGCCTTTGCTAGAGAAGATGGGACCACTAGGCCAGATGCTATTCATGGCCATGATGAACCCGTCTGCAGCTCAAGATATGCTGTTTAGCGGTAATCCGGCTACGCCGACAGAGCCGTTAACACCTGACACTACGCAACCTGCAGCACCTGTACAGCCGCCGGCACCCGCACAACCTGCTGCTCAGCCAGTGGCACAGCCAGCCCCCGTACAGCCTCAGCCCGCACCTGCGCAGCCACAACCTGTGCAACCAAGGCAACCTATAAACGAGCAGTCCGATGCACCACAGTCGCCAGCTGAGCAATCCGTTGCTCCTGTGCCGCCTCCTACTGTGCCACCGCCTAAGCCGGGCTTCACTGATTACATTCTGCCTGTGACTGCGGCTGTTGCTCCATCGGCGGCAGCCTCAACTGGCATGGGCTTACTTGGACAAGCCGCTGCTAAAAGAATTGGTGGCACGGCTAGTTTATGGGCTACGCCTATAAATGGTGCGTTGGAACTTGTCGACGGTGTTGGTTTGTTACCGGAGATGCTCGGCGGCAAGAGAGAAACAGGATTTGGCTGGAGCGATCACAAGAAGTTTATGAATGATGTGACACCAGACAATACTATTCTAGGTTTCAAGGATCCAACTAATGGTTTGCTCAGCTACGCAGGCGCAGCGATAAACGCCAATATGAAGCCCATACGCTCCTTGATCAATTTGCCTGGAGAGGCGTACGCAGCTAGCAAAGAGGTTGGAAATGCCGTTGGGGCAGCTAGGGGCGTGCAGCAAGGGCAAGCACAGTTACAGCATGTGCAACAGCAGCGTGGAACACCATATTCACGAGAAGCGCTGCAAGGTTTCTACAACACAGCTCCAGACGATAGCTGGTATTACGACAACAAGTTGCAGCAACATATGCCTACGCAGGAGTTTCTGAAGGCCAATCCGGATACAGATTTTCAGGCCAGATTTGCCCAGACAGCCCCACAAGGTTGGGTGGCTCCTGCTGCACCGAAGCCTATGTCTGCACCTACTACGGCGCCTGCTACACAGGTTGCTGCTAAGCCAAAGTTGCCCGAGGCGCCGAAGCCCATCGGCCGAATTGGGTAGCAGCTTCGTCGAAAAGCGAATAGAATTTTAGTAAGGGGCTGTTCCGTAGTCATGATCGGGACAGCACTTGCAGAACAACTGAAGCCGTAAACTGTACACTGCGCAATACAGCACGGACGTTTCATCACCTTTGTTCACGGACGACGCCATGGTTGCCCCTGCTTTCAACCGACAGCTATCTTATCGTTTTCGTAACGTGAAGCTCGCTGCGGAAGCTAAGCGTCAACGTGAGACATTAGTCGCAGTGGCCGCAGGTCTGGCCAAGGCGGCATCGCTTGGTGGAGATCAGGAACAGTCATTCGAGCAGGCCTTTGCAAGCCTGGCCTATACGCACATTCGTGATAAGGCCCCTCGTCTGCTTGACTTCCTTATAGGCTTCCAGCTTGTTGATCGTAACGAAGATTCCACCAAGGCTGTTGGTATCTTCGGATTCAAGATCGGTGAGCAGTGGGCCTATGCGCCTGTCATGTTCATGAATGGCGACATGAAGGGCCACGAGCTGTTGTATCTCAAGGGCAAAGACCAGTTCGTGCCGCTGAAGGAAAACTGGATCAATTACATTCTGGCGCAGCGTCCGCACATTCTTGGTGAAGGCGATTCAAGGTCTGCGCAGCAGCTTGGCGTTCGCCAACCGGACCTCACTCGTCTTTCGACGCCGCCGTTTGGTAAGTTCTCAGAAGAACTTCCGAAGCATTTCCGCGATTGGTCTTTGGACTTCCTGCCTGTGTACGGCAGCCTGACCGTCGATGACCCGTGGAAACTTGCTAAGTATGCCGGTTTGGATGACCGGCTGTCGTTGCCGTGTGTGTTGGCTCAGGACATTGAGTTCTGCAAGCTGGCATATGCGGCCTACAAAAAGTACCCAGCTGTCAAGCATATGCTTGACACGCATTACGGCCCTGACCTCATTAAAACAGCGCTGGAGACGCTGCTTAACGCCGTCGATAACAAGTCTGCCGCCGATGATAGCGTATTTGGCGATCTGCCTGACAGCGACGAGCTGGAAGGCATTTTCGGACAGAAGAGTGCCGAGACTAAGCTGCGCATTCTGACGTACGATTCGTCAACGCTAGACTACTGCCCGCAATGGTTGAACGATGCAGACCGTGAGCGTATCGTACGCAACGGCTATATCGTTCAGGACAAGCGTGCGGCTGACGAAGTTTCCACCGCCTACGAAACCACCAGTCCGATACAGCTTACAAACCCGGATAAGACCGGATTGTACGACGTGTTGATGCAGCCTGGCGTCTTCAAGCGCTGCTTTGTTGCCTCCCAGCCAATGGCTGCCGGCGGACACAAGCCTTTGTCTGTTGTTGTCCAGCTGGATCCACGCGATTGGAAGAACACGCACCGTAACAACATTTTCGTGCGCACCGGAGAAGCTGCCAAGGACGACGACAAGGACTTTGGCAAATGGTACGAAGGTCTGTCGTCTGCCGAGCTCACGGCAGGCTACGACCACAGATATATAGTCGTAACCAAGAATGGTGACGCTACTTGTCCGTTCCGTATCGACGACAAGCCGAACGGCAATACATGCGTTGTTGATTGGCAGGACTATGGCGAGCCTCAACCGTCATGGACGCCCAAATCCATGGACAGTTCTTACCCGGTGGGTGAATGCTCCTATGGCCGTAAGCACGTTATATTCAACGAGCATCGCGGGTCGTCCTTCAGGGTTCTAGGAGACACGTTGTATGTCCCAGAGGACTCCAAGGTTCTGCGCATCTCCAAGTCTGGCGCAGACCATGAACCGGGCACTTCGATGTCAGGTCCATACGGCAGCTCGTGGGAGAGTAAGAATGCGCCGTTCATCTTGTCTGGTTTGCCCGACATTGAACTGAAGCTGCAGTACAAATCTGGATTTGAGCTTGGAAGCAGCACACTTATCAAAGATGCTGCCAAGTCTCTTTTCCCGATGCTCAGGGTAAGCGTTCTGGGCTCTGAGGCCGTCATTAACGACAGCGTGCGCAAGACGAAGAAAGCCACGTTGTTTGACCTGATCTGGCGTCACGGCTTGCGTGAGAAGGCTGCACGGGCGCTGATGGCCAAGGCAGAAAAGGCCGCCATTCATGGCCTGTCTGCAACGGTCTTCATCAAGTACGCCCAAGACCCTGGCATGGTTGCCCCGTCCTTTCCTGCGCCGGTGTACGACGTAAGTCAGGCCAGCAACTATGCGCCGTCGATCATGCCACAGCAGGAATTGCTGCCGGTAGATGCCTTCTCAGCCGGAAATACAGATCCGTCGGTATACGACCAGAGCCCCGAAGCTCTACCTGATCCGTATGCTATGCAGTCTGCTATGCAGGCAGCGCAGACCGGCCAGAAAGAGGTTATGGATACGTCCATGATCTCCGGCCTTGTAAAGGCTGTGCATAAGGATTCGTTGGTCAAAAAGTTCATCCCTGACTTGCTCAAGGCGTTGGACAGGCTTGGCCGTATCCTTTTCATGTTCTACTGGCACAACGAAGAGTTCATGGATCAGTACGGCAAGGCAGACCTGCCTGAGCTGGAAGATACCTTGCGCAACTCGTTCGAATCGCTTGGCGATACCACGCTTTATCTGCAAGAGAAGGACGCATCGCCGCTGCTAGGCAGCTCGATGACCGCACCCAGTCTTGAAGACGTTGCTTCGATATAGAAAGGTGACACATGGGTCTGCCCATCAGCTACGTAACAAGCGTGGAGGTAGAGGCCGGTATCAAATCGTGCTTCGCTGTTCGCGCACCGATTCGCGGTGTCATCAACCGCTTCATTATTAAGCAGATTGACGGTACGGCCGAGGGTTTCACGTTCTCTATTTTCGACAGAGAAGACGCCTGTTCGTCTATTTCTGAAGATAGTGACAATCCGGATGACCTCATCAGCCTGCACCACCCTGACGTGCACGTTGTGCATAACGGCGTTGCCGCCGCTGGAGCTACGGTCGTCACCGACCTTGGGCTGGACAGGGCCTACGAGAACATGGACGAACGAAGTCCGGTAACCATTCGGCAGACCGGAGCCCTTTACATCGAATTGGAGTCTGTTAGCGCCGCTACATTCCACATCGGATACACGATTCTTACCGAATCTGGCATGTAGATTTAATTAGCGCTAATTACATCTATGCTCACTTCAGAATTCCAACAACTGAACCCGTTTCGCAACCCTTCCTGGCGGCATCAGCGTGTTGCCCAGCTGGTAGAGCGTTCGCCTCGTGGTAATCCTTCTCGCCGTGGCGACGACGATTCTATACGGCAATACAACCGATTCCTCAAGCAGTACAGGGACGCAGCTACGGCTGAGGCACAGGACGCTGTACTGGGTCGCTTCATTCCGATAGCCCTAGCATACAACATGCATTTTGGGCCGGATGTGCTGAAGCGTGAGGTGTTACAGGCCCGTATCTTGGCTGGTCAGGATGATTACTCAATTTACAGCTACAGCGGCCTGCCGCTAGCCTCCGTGGACTGGTATGAGAAGCTATATTTCAATGTTAGAGACAGGCTGCCGTTCAAAGACTACATCTTCACCACGGTGCTTCGTGACTTTGCCATTCACCAAGCGCCGACTGAAAGTGACGTCGCTTACGCTGGAATGCTGTATAAGCTGTTTGGCTATTTTGGCGGGCCTGTTGTACTCGACGCAATCATTTTTGCCGGCACACACGAAGGACTCCCAACAACGCAGCATCAGGTCCACGACTGGATGTTTCGTTGTTGGGAACGTTACCTCCTTAGGAAATCGACTATAGCCGCCCGTGTGTTTCAGGTGAACCGTCTGAATGTGATGCAGTTGTTTGACATTACAGCGCGGCTCAAACAGGCCTATGATGATCGTATTGGTCACGTCGATACACAACGGCAGAACCTGGGTGCCAATGTTCATGCGTCCCTAACCACATTGCCGTGGTTGATCGGTCAGGAAGCGCTGAAGAATCAGATCAAGTCGCTGCAGCCATTTGCCGAAACGGCTGCTGAGTTGCGGGCCGAAGAAACGCTGCTGATCAGTAATGATCAGACTATTACGCTAGAGCCGATGCCCGGTGCCGAGATATTCGTTAAGCAAGGAGCGTGACATGGCGGTTGCCCCCTTTGATAAGGCCGCTGAAGATCGGCTAGTTGGAGCTGTGCGAGAATGCATGGCGTCTATCACAGACGACGGTGTGTCGCCTGATGACGCCATTGTTAAGGTGGCCACCGATCACAGGCTACCTTCCACGTACATTCCACTGCTTGTTCGATCCTTCAACGTCGGCCGGTCTGCGTATCAGCGTGAACAGAACACCGGTGTTCTTGAGAAATTGGCCGAGTTCCCGATTGCTCGTATCGAGAACATCATGGCCAGACTGTACCCGGAAAAGATCGCCTCAGCTGAGCCGGCTCTGTCTGTGTCCGATGAGTATGATCGACCGCCTGATCCGTGGCCTGAGTCTTCAACAGGCGTATGGTCAACCAAGCTGCCGTCGTTGCTTACTGAGAAGGAAGCAGCCTGCGCCAATAAGAAGCCGGCGGCAAAGAAGCAGCCGATGAAGGCCATTACGAAGGCCAAGCAGGCTTACGAATACGCGAGCTCTGTTGCCGCCAGGTTTACCGATAACTTCCGAGAGTCGGTAAAAGAGATGAATGACTACTTCCGAAAGTCGTCTATAGCCCGGCTTCAGACACCGGAAGTTGAATACTATGCCTGTCAGTTGTTTGGCCCTCCAGCCAAGCTAGCTATGGATATTGCCTACGCGAGCAACGAATATCTTGAGTTGCGTAAGGCTGCATTCAAGCCAAGGCTGACTGCTGTGGCTGAAACACAAGAGCCGTACAACTTGATTCACAATGTGATCAAGTGCGCCCAGGCCGTCAACAAGGCCGAAGCCGAAAAGCGACACTGCAAGATGGCTATGTTCAACGTAGCGGAGGACGAATTGCGCCCTTTTGTGTTGAGCCCATCACACGCCGAGATATGCTCGTCTGTCTTTCAGGACTCTTCGACGATGAAAGAAGCGAACTTTTTTCCGGCTCTGATGGGCGGTATGACGGCGGGCGTAGCTAACTGGGGCCGACAGACTGGCGCTGATAAGACTCCTGGTGAAATGTCTTCGTCTATTGCAGACGAGCTTGCGACTCCTGGCGATCAGAATGAGATACGCCAGATCTATGCGCGAGCCATGTTGCAGGACTTTCTGGACAACGATGAAGTTATCAGCAGCCACGAGCCTGATGAAGTGTTGTCGGCCTACAACGAGATCGCTCAGCTGGGCCAGCACGTATCGAGCCAGCCAGCTATTATGCGACCTTTGTTACGTCAGCGGCTGACACAAGGCGCTGTCGCGCCGTTTGAGGCTGAGCAGATTGCCAACATCGAGAAAACGATGCGGCAGACGGAAGCCATCGGGCTAGATAGAACCAAGGGTGCCGAGGTACTGCACGATGATTCAATCTTTGTTTGAAGGCAGCGTTCAAGACGCGGCACGCAAGTTGGCGGCTATTGCATCTACGGCCCAAGCCTTACGGGCAGAGAAGCAGGCTGATGCTATAGAACAGCTCAAAGAGTTTGCCACAAACCATACGCCTATTGCCGGCGCTTTGCTGGGCGCTGGTGGCGGGGCGTTGCTTGGTGGACTCACCGGCCTGGCGGGCGACGAGGAAGAACGTAATATGCCCAAGTCCATGCTGACTGGGGCGCTGTCCGGTGGATTGCTTGGTGGTGGCGCTGGTTTGGCGTATAAGGCCTACCAAGGGCTTCCTGGCACGCCTACAGGCAAGGACTGGAACGAGGTTATCAAGAGGAAGCTTGAGGAGTCAGCATCGGCTCCTGCTGCCTCTAGCGGCCCGGCAGCTCCAGCAGCACCTGTAACACCGGCTGCACCTGCTGCGGCTCCAAATGCCACCACAGGCAATCCAGCGGTTGACGAGCTGACTAGACGTAGCCAGGAGGCAGCACAAGCACAGCCTACGTTGGTGGGCGATGTGGCTAGAAAAATGCCAATCGGTGCAGGCTTGTTTGGTTTGGCCGAGATGATTCGCAGATTCAACCCAAGTAATATTTCAAATGTTATAACAGGTACTGCCGAAAAGCCTTTTGAATTTGGCAAGTCTTGGTTAACACAGCCTACACATCGTTTCGACGTGTTTAACCCTACAGAAGGCATACCCCTGCGGTCGTCTGCCGAAATTGCCAGTGATCTAGCGGCAGCAAGTACAAACGAAGGCCTTTTTTCGACCCTGCACAAGGACACCAACGGCCTGATAAAGAAGCTGCAAGATGCCAAAGTGAATGATCCTAAGATCTTGGCAGATTATCACAGTATGGGTAAGACTGTCTCTGATAACGTGAAGCACGTTAATGATAGGATCAAGTCGCTAGTAGAAGAACAACGACTGGCAACCGAAGCTCAGGCATTGCTCAAGCAAGAACTAACGAATGCCTCGTGGTTTACGCGACTAAGGGCGCAGCTGTCTGCCGTGGCCGATCAGCACGATCCCTCACTGCCCAACAAATATATGCCGACCCTTTCGAATTCCCAGGTACGTGGCCTGTCTAGGGTCGGGCGTGCCGGCATGGTAAAGAAATTGCCCAGCTTGCTTGGTCTCGTTTTGCCGGCGATATGGGGCGGTTCGTCTAATTTTGCGCAGCGATTTAAGGATAAGGTACAACCGAAATGATGCACAAAATTGTAGGCGTAGGCTCATGGGATAGGTTGACGGAAGAACCCGCTCAACTGGTAAAGATGGCCAGCGGTGGCCTTGCCAATCATGACCGCGCCGTATTCTTAAAGCGCGCTGATCATGCCCTGACGAAGGCACTTGAGAACGTCAAGATTGCCCGTGGCGACATTCCTATACATTTGATCGCTGTCTGTGCCACCGAGGGCTTTGGATCTAATCGCAATGGCGATGGCTTCAAGGAAGCTGATTGCCGTGAGCATCATGGTCGCTTTGTTACTAAGGCCCGTTACTACCGAAATCACAAAAACAAAGATCCTGACAAGAGCTATGGCAAGGTTGCTGCATCCGCATACAACGAGCCAATGCGCAGGATTGAGCTGCTAGTTGTCGGCAATGGCACCAAGGAAGCTGCCGAACGTAACGGCGGTCTTGTGATGCCTGACGACGACCTGCATGCCTTGAACCGTGGTGACGCCCTGCCGTGGAGCATGGCCACTACAATCGACTACGATGTCTGCCAAAACTGCCATAACAAGGCAGCCAATCGAAGTGAGTACTGCACTGAAGATACGTGCATCAGTCCGGAAACTGGCCGACGTATGTTTGGCTGCCGTGACGGACTCACCAAATTGGCATGGGACGGTCTGCAGCAATTTGTGGACAATCCCAATCCCGGATGGTTCGATATATCCAAGGTCGGGCGTCCTGCCGATCCTAGTGCCTGGGGTGCTAAAGCCGACTACATGACAAAGGCAGCCAGCGCTGGTCATGTTATCGGTGGTGCCGAACTGGCCGAGATATACGCCAATCAGAACGGCTACGGAACAATACTGCGCCTTAACGATCAGAAGGCATCGCAGAAGCAGGCTGTCTTGCTGCACAAACTGGCGCAGCTTGAGACGGCTATGGAAGGAAACACGACGGAACGACACAAGGCTCTTGCCCTGGGTCTAGCTGAGAGTAAGCAGCGCCCGATAGAGATTCGAGAATTGGGACCGCTGGATACCGGTGAGGTAAACTTGAAGCTAGCAGCCATGGCTAGCCGGAGAGTACTTTTGCCGTTCCGCGATTTTGTCCGGTTGTTAACCGGAGATAACCGTGAAAAGACAGCACAGCTTTTATCGCTGTCGGAAGACGAACTGCCTGGTGTTTTTGGCCGACTGGCTTCGGATCCAGTGGTTTACACGAAGATTGCCTCAAGTGCGTTTGCCGTTACTGTTGGTCCGGTCTCAGCACAACGGCGCAGCTGGGCTGATAAGTTCACCCGAGATCATTCGCTTGAGCTGTCTTCAATCGTAGATCGTGCGCAACGAGCTGCCTTGTATAAGGACGCAGAAACACGTTTGCGCTCCAAAAGTACGTTGATCAAATCAGGGGCATGTGGAGAGTTGGCGCAGAAGATTGCAGAGCAGTATGCCCTGTATCAGTTGTCTGCCCTGGCCAGTATGGCTACGCCCGAAGAACTATTACCGTTGACACTTGAATGTGTAGTCCTGCAAAATAAGGTTGTCGCGTAACACTTTGCGAGACAGCACATTCATCATCCTACGGAGATTTCAAGGATGACTACTTTGTTCAATAAGCAAGCCAGTCTTCGGAACAGCATTGCTGCTTTGCTGCAGCAAGTTAATCCGGAGAAGTCGGCTTCGGCAAACAGTGAGCCCGCTAACATTGGCGGCGCTACGACCCATCCGTCCAAGAACGTCGATGATGGAACTGCACCTGCGCAAGAAGGTGCTCGTTCTTCGGAGAACGAAAAGGACAACAAGGATGATCAACCCATTGGCGTCAACAACGCCAAGGAAAACACGCCTGGTACGCAGGATCAGTTCCAGATGAATATCGGAGCTACCGTTGCGGCCACTGGCGAAGATCCGAGCAACGAAACCTCCTCGGCCAAATCCGAGAAGGACGATCCCGGATCCAGCCACCCCGCCCGTACCGACAACAGTTCGTTAGACGGGAAGAAGTTTGCTGAGCTTCGAACGCTTATCAATCAGGCCAATGCGCAGGGGACAAGCATCCTTGCGAAGCTGGCTGTGGCGTTTGACTCCTCGAACAAGGAAGCTCAGAAGCCGGCTCAGCCTTCCAAGGCTGCTTCTCAGGCCGGTGCCGCCTTGGCTCAAGCCGTTGTTGGTGCTGCGGCCAATGACAAGCAAGCCGAAGTGGCTGGTGTTGTCACGTCTCTGCGCGACACCATCTTGATAGCCGACGAAGCTGCTACCAAGCTGGCAGACTACTACGATGCTTTTTTCGCACAAGCGCAGAAGCAGGCCGAGGAGTGTGAAGACTCCGAAGAAGAGGATCCGAAGCCTCCGAAGGAAGAGACCGAGTCGTCTGAGCCTTCGATGACGGAAGATCCTGCGGCGGAAGCCCCGATGGGCGACATGCCAGGCGCTGCTCCTGCGGGAATGGCCGGTGGCGGCGACGAGATCCCTCCTGAGCTCCTGCTGCAGCTTCTGCAGGGCGCTGGCGGGGCCGGCGGTGGTGGCGCTCCTCCGATGGGAGAGCCTCCGATGGGCGCAGGCCCTGAGGGAATGCCCCCGATGGGCGACGTAGGTGGCGACGCTGCTCTTGCCGGCATGGCCGGCGGTGAAGGTCAGCAAGCCGATCTGCTTGCAATGCTGCAGGAAGCCTTGTCGCAGGCCAACGTTGATCCTGCTGCGGTTCAGGCCAAGGCAGCTGCCAAACTCGTTCAAATGGCCAACAAGCAGGCTTCGGCTAAGCCCAAGTGGCAACCGAAGAATGCGGCACAGGCTCAACAGTTTCAGGCCATTCTCAAGTCTATTACTGACCTGTGCGGTAAGTAAGCATCGATATTGCGGAGGATTCCATGGATAAAGCATTGACTACCCAAGTGCTCGGCTATGTCGAGACTACGGGAAAGATTGCTGCTGCGGCTTCGGACCTTGTTGCTCAACAAGAGAAGCAAGCTGCGGAAGTTACCTCGGCCATCCCTGAGGCGCTCAAGGCGATGGTCTCCGTGCAGTTGTTCGACCCTGAGAAGGAATCGAAGCTGGCCGAAGAGACCCTGAACCAGCATCCTGGGACGCTACGTGTCATTCGCCGTATTTGCCAAAAGTTGGCAGCCGAACGTACGGCACACGCCGCTCAGATTACTGAGCTGCAGCAAAAAGTGGCCATGCTTCAGCAGGGCCGTGGCGTTCCCGAAAAGAGCGCCTCAGCTGTTGGTCGAACCAACCCTAACTACATCGGTGAGCGTGGAGCTCCCAGCGCGGCTGATCAAGCTTTCCTGTCTAAGCTTGGTCTGACGAGCTGACCTTTCGTCCACCGACGATTTCTTTTCACGGAGGAACAGCAGTATGAAGACTCCTACCCAAATGACTGTCCACGGTCTGAACCCGCTGAAGGGCTGGCCGAGCCAGCAAGCGGTGGACTTCGTGGCGAAGCTTGCGTCTGTTGTGACCATCGACCAAGTGTGGGGCGGTCGCGTGGCTCACTTGAATGCGGACGGGGACTACGAGATGGGGCTGCCTGACGTTGTGCAGGCTGGTCACATGGCGATCTTCCTCTTCCAGACCTCGACCGACAACGACGTCACCGTCGGTGGCGGCGATCCGGCCACCGAGGCCGACGTCTACGTGGCGGCCACGCCCTCTGGCAACATCGGTGGCTTTGCCGCCGCTGCGGCCATGGAGCTGGAGACCACGGAGTTCGAACCCGAGTCGTCTCTTGGCGACACCTATGCTCCTGGTGACTGCCTCACGGCCGTTGCTAGCAACACGGATGCCGCTACTGGTGGCCGTATTACCAGGGCCGCTGCTTACGAGAAGCCGATTTGCGGTGTGGTCAGCCGCGCCGTTCGTGCGAACACTTTCCGTCGCAATGTCCTGGCCTTCTGGCCTGTCTGGCTGCCGAAGCTGACGACTAGCGTCAGCGGTCTCGAAAGCTGATATTGGTACGGACACCACTGAAACTTAGCTAACACGGAGGTGCATATGAGCGCCCTTTTGGAAGAAGGCCTGGACCCGAAGGTGGTCAACCGGGTGCTTTGCGAAAAGCTCGGTTCTACCGATTGGCAACAGCGCAAAGAAGCTGTGGATGCCGCCAACGACTACACGCGTTACAAGATGCGTGAAGATGGCGTCCTCCGAAAGATTCTCCCGCCGGTGACTATCACCGACGACCTTGACCGCATGATCGAAGACGACAAGCCGATCAAGATCATCGACAAGGAACCGGATTCTCCGGCGGCTGTCAGCGTTCCTTTCGCCATGTTGCCCAGCAACATGTACATCAAGGGACCTCGCTACCCCGTTGGTTTCGAGCGGATCATGACGACCCGCTTCACCAAGGACGTGTCCGAGTTGCGTACTTGGGTCATGGATATTCGCCAGGTGTTCTCTGATAATGCTATCAAGGACATGTTGGCGGAAGAGGACGCCAAATGGTTCCGGGCCGTCAACAACGCTATTGTTGGCCCTGGTGTCATTTTGCCCACGTCCGGTGTGGCTCAGTACGAACAGATCGGCGGCGGGATCAACCGCGACAGCCTCTGGGACATGCTGAAGATTCTGCCTTCGACGCCCAGCTGCCTTGAGACCAAGTTGGCGGTCTGCAATATGCTGACCATCAAGGAAGTTGGTAAGTTCCGCCGAGACGAAATGGGCGGCGACTTGTCGATGGATGTGATGCGTGATGGTTGGTCGCTGCAGCGTTTCATGGGCATCGACTGGATCGTCACGATCAAGAAGGACATCGTCGAGACGAACAACATCTACCTGTTTGCCGACCCGAAGTTCCTTGGCAAGCATTTTGAGTTGGAACCGGTCACGATGTTCATCGAGCGCAAAGCCTTCATGATTGAGTTCTTTGCGTACGAAGAGAACGGCTGCACCATCGGCAATACCAACGCCGTGGCCCGAGCCGAGTTCATCTGATGACACCCCTCGCGAGTCCGCCTTGGCTGATGTAAATCAGCCTTGGCGGATCTCGTTGTGCTATCGACTGCGGAGAAACTCATGTCGACTGCGAACAGCAATACGGAAGTCACTCCGAAGGAAGCTCCGAATAGCGAAGAGCTTATCAAAGTGGCTTTCCATAACGTCATGGAAGGTGTGCACAAGCGCGTCTTCTTTTCCAAACTCGCCAGTCGAGGGTACCAGCCGGAGAACGAGGAGCAGGTTCAGCGCATGATGAATACTGCCGCCACGTTGATGCTGGCGACCAAGACTGCTGAGACAGCGCCGGCCCAGGCTGACCCGTTCGCCGTGGCCGAGCAAGCTCTGCACAATGTGCTGCAAGACAGCCCTGTGTCGGGCGCTATCAAGAGCGCTAACGAGACCAATCGTACGGATGCTGCGATGGCCGCTGCCTGGGAACTCGCCCAGAACCCGACCATCTACAATTCGGCACTGTTGCTCAAGACTGCGCAGGAAGAACTTTTGGCGGCTGGCCAGTAACATTGCCAGCTTTTTCGAACGGCCGCGAGGCTGTTAGCAAGTGTGGATGATCACGGAGGAAAACCATGGCTGTTGATATCAGCTGTTTGGTGTCCACCATTCGCAATGTTGCCGGCTCGAAGCGCAAGATTAGCATTGTGCCGCCCCACGGGGCTGAGCTGGACAACAACGAGGAAGTCTCGATTAGCGGCCATGTCGTCGATACCATTGGTCGGATCTTCGGCGCCCGTGGCGTGCAGAAGTTCTTCGAGGCCCTCGAAGCTGGGTGGCTTGAGCTTGTGTCGACTCCTGCTCCTATTCTGTACGATGCTACTCTGGATCAGTCCCAGATGCTCGTGCTGAATAACAACACGCTGGCTGTCGCCGCACCGTGCTGGCTTACGAGCCTGACCGATTCGGAGATGGAATACCGCGTCTGACAACCACGGAAGGTTGGCAAAGCCGGTGGGTGCATGAGGCACCTGCCGGCTTTTTTCATTGGTAAATAAAGGCCCAAAACGCGTCATACTATATTGGAGGCGCTAACTAGCTATCGTCGCTGCCACGGATCAGAGATGTAATTAGCGCTAATTACATCTTCCAATCTCCTTGGCATATCGACTTTAGCTTAGTACCGCCTTAATACGCGGCGACCGGACATAGTTCTGAGGTCGCTGCCATCTTATGACTGCAGTCCGGCATTGCAGTCCTTCGTTGCTTTTACGCTGTGGAGGCTTGGATAACTCCAGGCCTGCTACGGTACCTGTGCAACGAACCTGCCGTAGGTCTCCCTACTTGCGGCAGGCGCCAATTATCAGACCTTTCGGTCTGTTTTGTGTTTATAGTCACTAGCCAAAGGAATTTTGCGATGTCAACGAACGTACAAGAGGTAGTCCTGACGCGGGAGTTAGGGCACATCTACGGCCGCTCCTACTTCGGCAGCGGTGCCTGCTGGGGTCAAGTGTTCTGCTGCATCAACTGCGTCACCGAAGGAGTCCGCGACAACGGATTCGTTTCGGGTCCGGACCTTGTTCGCGTGATCGACCCGTCAAAGTCGGCGCACTTTGTGGCCAGGGGCGGTGATAACGTCAACGGTGGACGGACGTGGCGCGAGGAGGCCACGTGGCTACCGAGCCAGCAGGCCTGGTGGAACGACGGAGTGTAGTTCAGGAGCGCTTACCTCTGTGTAATTCGGCAAAAAAGTTACACAGGGGTCGCAACGGCGGTGGCTCCTGCCGCTGGCACTGGAGCCTGTTAGGGCAACGAACGCCGATAAATGTGGACCGCTTGCGGTTGACCGGCCTGCCCTACAGGTATCCAGTGTGTTAGCTTCGTTCTTAACTTGCAGTTTTACTCCGTGGTAACAGACCCTGAGTGCTGGCCATAGGAGCCAGAACAGGGCGCTATTATTGAGTTTTGTGGTGTGGGGCCTCCGGCGGATTAGGCTAGTGATCCGTCCGGAGGCCATTTTTACTAGCCCTCACTAGTGTAAAGGAATGAGTATGAAGCTTGCGAAGGAACGCCCGTTTGGGTGGCCCTGGAACATCAGCATCGTCAATATGCCGGTGCTGGTGGAGAAGCTCGTTGGCTTGGAAAGAAGCCAGCAGCAAGCGCCAAGGACCATGCTGCCAAAAGCGCTGACAGCTTTGTCCAGGGCTGTCATGCGCAGTCGTTCACTGGACGTTGTCCGTACAATGGATCAGAACAACTGGTCCTGTCTGGACATTCCGCTGACGGACCTTACGGGGTCCGTGCCGTCGCATGACAGGCTCGATGATCATGAGCAGCTGATGGCCAAGCTGGCTGCCATGACGGCGGAAGAGCGACAGGTGTGCCTGATTGGCAATCAGGTACATGCGGTGGTCACGGACGGCCATGCCATGCTACTTGACCCGGAAACCGACGAGGTCAAGTTCGAGGACAACCCAATGGCCCGTCTTCAGAACGATCTGTGGGCCATTGGAGCGCAGCTGCCGGCGTCTACAACATTGCCAGCAGCCGGGCTCTGTCAGATTCTTCTGACGGCCATGACGTCGTTTTCGGCCTTCCCTTTGCTGGCTATTCGTCAGCAAGATGGAGGCATCATGATGCCGGCCATTTACACCGGCGACGGCGTATCGTCACATGCGCTAGCCTGCTGGCGTGCAGGCTTGTGGCTAGACGACTACATAGCCATTATGGCCGAGTCTGGATTCGACCTGAGGACGTTCTGGTCGAACCATAATACTTCGTCGGATAGTCCGGCGCACCGGTTCCTGTACGAACCGACTACGCAACGCCGCGAGGCGGCGTTGGCGTTCTTAGCCGACTATAAGTATTCCGACTTGTAGGCCGACTCAGAGGTCGCCACGGAAAGACCGACTTGGCAAACGCCGGTCGGTCTTTCTTTTTTATGTATCGCAACACTAGCCTAGGAGTTTTTCATGTTTTCGTTAATGCTTCGTAAGACGCTGGCGATGTTCGTCCAGCCGTCTGAAATCGAACAGATATCGTCGGTACTGATCCGATGCTGCCAGGGTGCCTCCAAGGTTCTGATAGCCGATCTGTCGCCAGTGGTGTGCCATGATCTGATTTCAGACCTAGCGATGAAGCACAAGGTGATGGTACGTGACCATCACAAACCAGATACCGGCAGCGAGTTGTACGATGACGTATACGAGCTAATACGGGCACGGCCGTTAGTAGACGCGTTGTGTGTCACCCGTAAGAACGCTCTAGCCTGTGCCCAGCTGATCGATATCGGCTGCATCGGCGACAAAGATGTGATCATCGCTCACGCCGACGGCGATGGACTGTTTGCAGCACTGCGCGCCGTAGGCCTCACCTACGTCGATTTGGTTGAGGATGCGATGCGGCTGGACGGGCCGTCTTATGCGGCCAAGCTGCATCTCTTCTCAGATATCGGCCAGCTATTCGTTAGGTCGACGGCCGTATTGCAGCGCGAAGATGCGCGCGGCCATCAGGAAGCCTACCAGCTGTTTGTGGACATGTTGGTTGGCCGCGAAGCTGAGAAGCGTCTGAATGTCATGGCGCTGAACCACGACGTTGTGGTGCGGGACACGTTAGACGTGTTGGACAGCATGCGCATCTCGACGGTGTACGACCGCCGATGGGCCGTGCTGGACGTATCCAACGTCAGCGACAAGTTCGACAGCCACATTCTACAGGCCACGGCTGTCGACCTGAATGCAGATGTGCTGGTCGTCATCAGCACAAAGGGTGCAATTGCATCCCGACTGTCTACCAAGCAGGTCATATTCACCGCCCTACACGACGGTATCGACCTGCGTGAAACTGTCGCTGAGATCCCTGGGCGCGGCCCTCAACATGGGATCATCAGCAACGAACCCTTCCGGCTGCATCTCAGCCGGGAGCTAGCCGTTCAGTTACTACCCGCCCTCTTTAAGGAGTAAACATGCGTAAGTCAGCTCACGTAGATAGCGTGGTGTCTGTGATCGCCATGTCGGTGGTCAAGCTTCTGATTCTGGCCGGGACGGTTTACTGCGGGGCGCAGGCCCTGCTGTCCCTCAGCCAGTAGTTTTTCACCACCTAACTAGCCTTAGGAGATGTCATGATTAGCAAATACATGTCCGTCTGCATGACGGCAACTGTCTCCATGAGTTTGTGTACACTGCTGTTGGTGTCGTCGAACACCAGTACACTGAATTCGATCATGTCCGCTGAACGTCAGCGAGACAAGGTCATCAACGAGGTGCGAATGCAGCTTACAACGCTGCAGGCAGATACACACAGCACAGCCGCCAAGTGGCGCGAGATACAATCCAATGCCTCTAAGGAGGCGACATCGGATCATGTGTATACACGCACGATCGTACAGGAATCGACATGGAATACGGCCGTGTTGATACTATCTGCTATGGGCGTATACCTGTGCATACGCAACATAATTCGTGCCTGGAAGGCGGCACGAGCAGAGTTGGCAGCAAAGCAATCAGCGTAACGTATGTTTTGTCATCACGTCACTAGCCAAAAGGAATGTTTCATGAAGACTCAAAAGATCTTGTTCGTCGTGTTGGTCATGGCACTGGTGGCCGTGGGCTTTTACGCCCTGGCACCTAGTGAGCCTGAAAGGCTCAAGCAGAGCGAACATCGCGCCGTGGACTGCATCACACCGGCTGTGTTTGCGCCGTCGGACACGGTCAAAGCACCTACCAGCGATAATCAAAAAGTGCTGGACGAGGTGTACAGTGTCCTAGGCCGGTTGACGGCATTAGAGAACCTTCTGAAGAACTCGGCGCGCGTATACGCCGAGGATCACGAGGAGATGAAAAAGCTTCTCCGTGATCAACGACCTCCGGTCGACATGATCATGCAGCTGCAGAAATCGGTCGAGACTCTTTCGAAGGAGGCTCATGAGCATGACTACCGGATTCTGGACCGACTGGTGTCTCAGAAGGATTCGATAAGCAATCTGAGATACCATGTCGTTACCTGCACGGAAGAGATTCCATGGTTCACTGTTGCCGTGCTTATCGGCGTGCTAGTTAGCTGGCACGCACTAAAGTTCTTGTCGCGTAAGATATGGCAGCTTATTAAGAAGCTGACCGTACGTTCGTGAGTTTGCTCTAGCCCTAACTAGCCAAGGGGATTCAAGATGAATGACAAGTCCGCTATTCACACCACCGTAATTCTCGTTGTTGTTGCGTTGTTCTCTGTGCTGCTGGCAAGCTACATTGGCCGCACAACCGGGCAAGTCGTGTCCGGTCAGAACGTGCTGATGGGCAAGATCAGCGATGAGGCCAACGTTTTGGCAGCCCGCATGAGCGGGCTAGATGCTCGACTGGTCACCCTATCGGCCAAGTTAGACAACTTGTCTACTGACGTCAGCAGCAACAACCAAGAGCTGAACGGACGCTTCTCTAGCGTCAAGGCTCTAACAGAGGAGGACGGCCTTCGTACGCGAGCCGTAGTGCGTAACGAGGGCTCGAATCGTGACGATTCGCTATGCACTCTAGGTGCCTTACTGGTGTCGGTATTCGTTTGCTGGCACATAGGAAAAGCATTGTCCAATTTTGCGTGGTCCGTGATCACAAAGCGGGCCAAATCGGCAGCTGGCAAAGAATAATTTCGTCAGATTGTGTACTTTTCTGGCGAAATTCTCTTCCAATACGCTGCGTCCTCCGAAAGAATATGGGGGACGCAGCGTTTTCGTGTCGCATAACTAGCCTCGTAATAGGAGAAAACACGATGCTACTCGACGTTTACTGCGAAATGCCAGACGCCGATCATAGGCACTGGCAGGTGGCACTTTGTGACGACGTCCCGAACGACGTCGTCGTGAAGGTCACTCAGCTTGTCATCAACATCGACGAGCTGGCCGATCTGGCGATGAGCGAGCCGGAGGTCTTCGAGGAGACTCGGAGCCTGCAGCTTGCGTCGCGACAGGCGCTGACCGCGCTGCTGGAGCAGTACGGTCACACGACGGCCCCTGAACGGCAGACCGTTTAGGTGGCATAATAGGTAGGAGACTAGGCGTACGGAACCTAATACGCTCCTGTCCTACCTGTACGTCATTTGTTTTAGCATGGAGGCTAGTCTCATGGATGAGTCACAAGTGTAGAAGGGGCCATGCAGTCGCATGGCCTTTTCTTTAGCTATCAGGGGTTATTGCTTATAATGTGTTGAGATAGCGTCACAACGAGGCAGCAGATGTATCTAGACTACCGCAACGTGATCTTGAGCGAGGCCGCCTACGGCGGTCTGCCGGTCGCTGCATGGATGCTCGACGAGGTCAGTGGAATAGCGGCTGCGGATCTGATGCTGGCCGCGCGCGGGACCAACAATGCTGGCACATATGTGGGTTCGCCAACTCTGGGCGTCATGCCGGGACCGATCAACCGTAGTGCTTCCGGCGCACCGACGTTCAACGGGTCGAGCCAATGCGTCTCGATCGCCGATTCCGCCGCGATCGCTGTATCCTCGGCGATGACCGTGGAAGCCTGGGTGAGGCAGGGCAGCACCTTCAATCGGTCGATCTGCGGACAATACGATTCAAGCATCAATCAGCGGTCCTGGCTGATGCAGGTCGAGACGTCGAATCCGCCGAAACTTCAAGTGACCATTTCCGCTGATGGGCTCTACGGGAGTAACGTCAAGCGGTACAACAGCACCGCCAGCCTGACGGTTGGCGAGTGGAGCCACGTTGCGTTTACGTGGAACGGTACGACCCTCGCGCTCTATGTGAATGGTGTATTGCAAACGCCCGCGAAGGTTGCTGCTGGTGCGATCGCCGCGATCTACAACGCGACGTGTCCGCTGAAAATCGGCGCTGCGGCCAATGGCGCCGGGGCCACGTCCTATTACGATGGCCGGATCTTCGGCGTGGCCCTCTACACCTACGCCCTGGCCGCGGCCCGCATCCAATACCACTACCTGGCCGGAAAAAACGGCCTAGCCCATACGAGGTGCTAACATGCCCGAAGAAGCCAAACCCGCGGCGGTGCTCGTCGAGTTCGCGCGGCAGGCGCAGACGACCAGCGAGATCGCAACGGCGGTGGCCGACATCCTCCAGGGTATCGAACGGACCTGGAGCGAGATGGCCTATCAGTGTTCCATGATTTCCGATCGCTGCAAGGCGCACGGCAAGGCCAACATCCTGGCTGCGCTGCCGGTCGAAGTGGCCGCCGCACTGTCCGCGACGTTCGACAGTACGCAAGCGTTCTGGGAGGCGAACAGCCCGTATCAGTTCCCGCCGATGCCAGAACAGCCCGAGGCCGTCGAGCCCGAACCGCAGCCGAGCCAGGAGTAAGCCAGCATGGCAGTAACAGCACTACAGAGCACGACCGGCAGCGCGTTGAACGTGACCACGTTGCAGTCCCTGGCAACAGCCAAACTAACGGTCAGTGCAGCCACGACGCTGCGGGTGGCGGCGAAGGTCATGCTGACCGGACTGACCAACACGGCGGCGACGATCACGGTCAAGATCCGCAACACGACCGACAGCCGAACGCTCGATCAGTTCGCGGTGGCGAAGGATGTTGCGACCGATACGGGCGTGACGTTGCACCTCGGCCCGTACTACCTGGCCGGCGGTTCGGCTACGGCCACCGATTACACGATCCAAGTCCTGAGCAGCAACGCCAGCGACACCAACGCCTCATGGCAGGTCGATTGGTTCGATGCCGCTGCATCGACGCTCAGTTCCGCCGACATCCGCACGGCGTTGGGCATGGCCGACGATGATCTGGACACCCAACTAGACGCGGTCTTGGCGGCGAGTTCCGTAGCTAGACCGACAGGCGACATGATCACGATTGTGATGCCGCACGGTGAGACGGAGCCGATGGTGCCGTTGTTTGTGGTCGATCCGGCCGGGGACGCCACGACGCTGATGACCGGCGTGCAAGCCAATGCCATCCAGCGACTTTACGAGGTATCCGACCCTGGCGAACCGCAGGAATTTACGGTCACTTTTGACGGCGAGACTACCGTTTCGCTTTATGGCCGTGACAGTGCGTCGATGCAAATAGCCTTAGAGGCGCTGCCAAACATCGGCGTTGGAGATGTGTCTTGCTCAATGGATCAATCCGATGTGTTGGTGGAATTCACGGGGGCGCTAGCTGGTATGCCACAACCACTAATGACCGTGACCATGATTCAGGGTGAAGGATCATTTGCATTCAGCGAGGAGCAGACAGGTGCCAGCGCTCTTGACGCTAACGCTGAAATACACATTCTGTGCCCAGAAACCGGCGATTCATGGACGTATGCCACAACCAATGACACGCTCGTTGTCGGCGCAGCCGTCCAATACAACGCATCAGTGGACAACTCGCGGTGTCGCATTACTGAAATCGAGCATACCAATCACCCTGGCGCGTACTCAATCAGCCTGCATCCTACTATCGCAGCTATAGCCGGCGCTAAGAGTCTCATCGTCGCATTAGTTAAGACGGCAACCTACTCCGCGCAGCCGGTACTTGTGCAATTGGAAACGGCCGTCGAAAGCGGGTTGAACCAGGCCGAAACGCAAGCCGCCTGCGCCGCCGCGATTACGGCCTACCGCCCGCCTACGAAGGCCGAGTTGGATTCAGCGGTTAGCCCGCTGGCCCTGGCGTCTACAGCGCTCAGTACAGCTGTATGGACAAACACCAAGGCCGGATACTTGGATACGACGATAACAAGTCGACACGCTGCCGGCGCGGCAGTTGCCAAATCGCCAGCAACGCTAAATTGGGCTGCAGACGTATCTAATCCGCCCACCATAGGCACCAGCACACTGACAACTAACGACCTGACTGCGGCATTTAGCACTTATGCCGGACCAACCAAGGCTGAGATGGATGCAGCAATAACTGCGCTGGCAGCTTATGGCGACATACACTGGGTAACTGCCGCTGGATTTTCTACTCATTCAGCCTCAGATGTGAAAACAGCTATGGAGGCTGAGGGCTCGTTGCTAGCGCAGATCAGCGAAGACACAGGCACAACTTTGCCAGAGGCAATTAGCTCTGTCTCTGTGTCATTTGATCCTCAGGACTTCCGTAACGCCCTACAGCTTGCAGCCACAGGCACCACCTCGGCAGACGGCAGTATCGACAAGTACCTGGAAGACATTCAGGCCAAGACTGATACGATTGTTGTAGATACTTCCAGCGATGATGCTGTATCTGTTGATCACAACTATGGCAGCGATGACGCATTGGCTTATGCCGCTGCTAATGGCGCTGGAATTGATAACGCGACAATATGGGCATTTACACAGTCCGACTGGGAAGCTGGAAATCGAACAGCGGCATACGCCGTCGCGCGCAGCGTTACAACCCTGCTTGGTCGATGGGTAACGCCCATGATGCTTGATCCAGGCAACTATGTCCTGCTGTATTTCAAACAGGGTTATTACGGGCCTGATTACAAGTCACTCACTGTCAGCTAGGAACACAGCATGCCCGTCACAGGTACACAGGTAACGCAGCCGTCTGATGATGCAGGTCTTCCGCTGTCGTCTACGATACAGCCTAATGTGCCAACGCACGAAGGCTGCCCTATCAACACAAAACGGCCCGTTGTCCTTGGTGATAAAGGCGTAGCTAGCACTGTTACCTGGCTAGTACGTGACAAGAGCGGTGCACCTGTCGATCTGTCTAGCTTGATTACAGTGTCCGATTCTATTAGCGAATCGGAAGATGCCGATACGGCAAGTGTTGATGTGCGAATTGCCGATTGCGCAGGTGGTCGCATAATCGCTGCAACTGGTGAGTTCTCAGCTGCTTCTTCCGGACAGATCAGTTTTGCCATACCTAGGGCCATCTACGACATCGCTGGTATTTATAGGGTCAATGTGGCCGTCAAGAATGCTGCCGGTGATATTGTTGTCTTGAACAGTGGTTTGCTGTCGATTGAAGAGTCACTCTTCGGTGATATTCAACAACGAGTAGGACCGCCGTCATTGTCAGAGATTCGTATACGGATGCGGGACACAGGTGTTGAGAACGATCTTCTGCAAGACGTTGAGTTCGATGACAACGAGATCGTGTCGGCTATTCTAGGACCTATTCGATATTGGAATGAAGAGCCCCCGCCGATTGCCCGTTACAACTGCAAGAACTTTCCGTTCAGAGAACATTGGCTTAAGGCCATTGTTGCTGAGCTTCTGATGATTGCCGTACACCACTATATGCGCAATAAGCTTGGTGCCAGTGCCTCCGGTGTTGTCATCAATGACAAGGACAAGAACGGAGAGTATATTCAGCTGGCCTCTGCCCTCAAGTCAGAATGGCACGACTTTGTTCGCTACAAAAAGGTCGAGCTTAATGCCAAGCTATTCCGAGGATCTCTTGGATCTGGCTATGCCTGAGTAAAAGATTGTGGCTTACCGTGGCATAATCCTATAGGTAGTGCTTAGTTTTGGTGGGCCACTATTTCTTTAACTCAGGAGGGTTTGTCATGGTTGGCTCTGTTTTGAGAATGGTGTGTGTGTTGGCGATCTTTGCATTAGTTGTGGCTGCGGTCACGGTCCTGCTGCCGACGGCGAACGGGCAGCAAAGCGCGTTCGGAAACAGTGGGTCCTTCGGGCAGAACTTCTACGGAAGTTCTGGGATGTACCAGGGCCAGACAACAACCAACTCGGCCGGGGGCCAGAACTTCTACGGAAGTTCAGGAATGTACCAAGGTCGCAGCACGCCCAACTCCTCCGGCGGGCAAAACTTCTATGGCAGCTCTGGAATGTACCAGGGCAGCAGCACTCCCAACTTCTCTGGGGGTCAGAATTTCCATAGTAGCTCCGGTATGTACCAAGGCCGGACAACGCCAAATTCGTTTGGCGGTCAGACGACCAGCGGCGGCACTTATACAGTGCCAAATCCGTTTGGAAGCACCAATGTCTTTGGAAATGGAGGTGGACTGAGGTACTCCACAACCCCAAACGGTAGATAGTTGCGTGATTAGCGTCGGTAGGATACGCCAAGCTGTTTGTCTTGGCGTTTTTTGTTTCTCAGGGATGTAAAGGAAACCGTGATGATCGTCAGTCAAGTTCCGCGTAGGGTTGGTCATGACTCTCAGTTCTTCGCAGACACATGTGGTGTTTGTGGGGAACCGATCCGGATCTTGCGCAGTCGCGTCGGGCGACTGAACTTTTGTGAACGGTGTCGACACATGAACAGCCTGGCTGTCTGTAGGGTGATCGCCCAAGACAGGTGCAGGTTTCGTGTGTTGCCACGTGTGTTGCCGAAAGTTGACAGGCTCCCGGCGGAGCCCAGTTATGCAACGCGGACGCTCGTTGGCGTCGCTAGCCCTCGCTGAGGGCCGTAGGTAGATGTACAATGAACGACAGGGGTGCCTTCGGCCCCTGTCGTTTCTTTTAGCTATCACAGGTCGCAATATGCCTGAATCCTGCACAGCGTCTTGCGGAAATGTCTGCGAGGCAGTGTTCCAGTATGTACGCGTATCTGTGGTCATACAGGGCGGCACTGTCGTTGAATGGGCATTGGTCCCTACGTTTCATGACCCGGCCCCTCATACGTTCCAATTACAGATTGGCCGTACAGGCACGTCTACTGCCGATGATTGGACAAATGTGGGCGCAACGGCCCAAGACACTTTCTATCTTGTCGATGACACGCAACGAGTTTTTGGCCAAACACAGTGGACACACTATCGTGTTAAGCTTGTAACCAGCCTTGGCACGTACTACTCACAGCCTGCCTCTTGCTACGGTGGTCTAGATGTTCGTGACAACAGGCTAGTGCGTGAGATTCAGCGCCAGTGGCGTGTTCGCTATCAGGCTACTCATGCCGGTTGTCGTGGCTATCTGCTCAAACGTAAGCTATACGGTGCTGCATGTTCTGCCGGCCATATAGACTACCAAACTGGCGAGAACCTTAACCCAGACTGTCCGCTGTGTTTTGGAACAGGCTTCGAGGGCGGCTACTTTGCAGCCACACCTTGCATATGGGCCGAGCTGTCCCAGAAAGTGCGTAGAGAGCAGGTGCAGGAGCCCACAGCTACAACAAACAACATCGTCATCTCCGGTAAGTTTCTGTCCGTACCGCAATTAGATACAGAGGACGTGTGGGTGCAGGACGAATCGGACATGCGCTGGTTCATACAGAGCATCAAGCATGTTGCCGAGTATCGCGGTGTACCGGTTATTGTTGAGGCTGAGCTTCGACACGCCCCGTTCAGTCACACCATCTACGGTCTGGCAATAGATAGGACCTAGTATGCCCTATATTCCACCCAAAAAGGGTTCAGGCGCCCCTGTGCAAAAGCCTGAGCGTAAAGATAAGCCGAAGGAACGGCAGATGATCCGAACGCTTAGTGTCACGGACTATGAGCCAAATCATAAGCGTATCCGGCGTCTACTGGGCCTGTAGGATTAGCCATGAGCACTGACTTTGATCCAATTACCCTTAGTTCCATCTGTTCGCTGTACTCAGCGGCACAGACGCTAACTGGCTGCTTCAGAGACGAACTTACCAGGCATTTTGCCGCCGAAGACCTTATAGAGAACCCAGACCTACGTCACCTTGTATGGCGTGACGGTGAGCGAACAAATATACTGATAGAGAGTGTTTGGCGCTGGAATCCTGCCACGACTGGCAAGCGTCCAGCGGTTTTAATCAAACGTAACGCTTACACCAATCACCGTGTTGGTATTGGGGATAAGCGCCAAGGACCTGCCTCGGACAAGTTTGGCTTCACCCATTTCGAGACGTTTTGGATTGGTAGCCATTCGTTGTTTTGCATAGGCGGCACAGGATCGCAGGCTGACCTACTGGCAACGGAAGTCAGTCGACAAATTCACGAATTTGGCCAGCAGATCAGCAAAGAACTTGGTCTATACCGGTTCGCAGTACTTGAGGTTGGAGCCGTAGCTAAACTCGAGGAGTCTACTGAAAACTTTGTTGTTCCTGTCAATGTAGGCTATGCGTTCTCAGAGCGCTGGTCACTTAGACAGCAGGCACCTCGCCTGAAGCGCGTCTCGCTCAACGTACTGCTGAATCCTTAAAACCTTTCTGCCTGTCGCACGGAGGCACAATCCATGGCGTACATCGTCCCCGGCAATCTGATTTACCAGGACTTCAACAAGTCTGTCTCGGCGACCACGCCGGAACTACCCGCACACTACACGGGCGGGCATGCCAAGCTCGTTCGCTATGCTGAGAGTGATGAGAAGCAAGAGGGTTATCTTGGCTACTACGATCCGTTGACCGATACGGATTACGCTTGGCCTAACCGCCCTGCCGGCGGTGTGATTGATGCGGCCTATACCAAGCTGTACATGGACAATGCCTTGCTGCGCTACTTCACCGACACCATCGGTGGCGGCGATACCATTGAATCCGTGCCGTCGCGAGCCAGCCGTATCACCAGCCCGACGCTGAGCTTCAAGTCGAATGGCGTGTCCTATCCTCGTTCTGCCGACTTCTACGACCGCGATGTCACGCCTGGCGATATCGTCAAGGTTCGTGCCGTGGTTGCCGATGTCGATTACGAGCTGTGGACGTACGTCAAGGACTTTGTGGCCGAGACTGTTGCCGATGTTATCGGCTCTGCAGTTGCAGACGCCAGTAATGTTAGCACGCAGTCTGCCCCTGTTGCCGCTACCACCCAGGAAGATGGCGCAGAGAACTGTGTCACCGTTACGGCTACGTCTTCGGCAGCTTACGATGGTCTTGCCGATGGCGACATCAACGAGACTTACACGATTCGTGTCATTGAAGGCTCGATTGATGGTGACGCCACGACTGCCAAGCTTCGCGTGACCTCGCTGTCTGGCCGTGACAATGACTCCGACGTTACTCCGTCGGCCTTTGGTGTTCCGACAACGATTGGTGACCGTGGTGTCACCGTCACCTGGGACAACACCGGCAGTGAAGAGTGCTCGTTGTCGGCTGACGTCGATGGCGTGTCGCCTTCAGACTTTGTTGTCGGCCAGGAGTGGGAAGTTGTCGTTGGACAAGCCTGGACGGCACCTGTGGCTACGTCGGGTGGAAACTACACAGGTACGCAAGACGTGACTTACATCATCGAAGTCACGAAGGGTGGCCTGTGGGTCGATGTTCCGCAGATTACTGTCACCACCGACCGTGGTGTTGATATCAGTGGTCCGACCAATGTCACGGCGGCTGGTTCTGCTGTTGTTGTTGGAACGAAGGGCATCACCGTTGCGTTCAGCCAAGCTGGTCTGCGCAAGGGTGACCGCTATTCCATCGAAGCCACAGCTGAAAGCAATGGGGCCTACAGGACCCTGGTGCTCGGGCATAACCTGCCCAGCGCAATTGCCAGCTCTGGCACGGCAGTCGAACTTGATCTGTCGTTGTACATCATGAAGGACATCCAGATCGGTGAACAACGAACTGGATTTGCCCCTCTGGTCAATTGGGAGCAGTCTGCGACGCAGCTTACCGTCAACGACTCTCTCGTGGCTTACGACGAGACCTGGACGGATGGCGGAACGGCTATGGCCTTGGACGTCATCTCTGAGTCCAGCAAGGGCTACGGTCAGCTGTTTGTGGAGTATCGTGCATGGCTGGCCGATCTGGTGGACGCTGTGTACAACGTGGCAGATCCTGAAGATCTGGACACCGCTGTTTCCGGCGCTACTCACCCTGACAACGAGTTGAAGTGGGCCTTGTACATGGGCCTGCAGAACAACAACGGCGTGCCGGTCTATTTCACGGCTGTCAGTGACCCGTCCGATGTCGACAGCTGGGCTCAGGCGCTGGACGTGATCGGTGGAGAAGACAGGCTGTATGGCCTCGTCCCTCTGACCCGTAACGCCACCGTGTGGGGCTTGTTTGCCGCTCACGTGGCCACAATGTCCACTCCTGAATACGCCCGCTGGCGCGTGTTGTGGATCAATCTGGACGATGTGGCTGAGAAGGCTGTGGTCAGCACTGCCACCTCTGAGGATGGCGAAGAGGTCTTGGCCAAGCTCAGTGATGACCCGTACACAACCAGCACGCAATACACGTGGCTGGAAGTGCCTGCGGGCAACGGTAACTTTGTTGCCAATAACGTCACTGCCGGCGATGTGGTCCGTTACCTGTATACGACGGACGGCTGGGACAACGTCAGCTACACGGAGTTCATTGTTGATGCCGTCATCAACGAGGACACCATTCGTCTGTATTCCGGCAATACCGTTGCAGTGAACACGCCGCAGAAGATTGAGATTTGGCGCTCACTTAACAACACGCAGCGGGCTATCGAGATTCCTCTGCAGCACGGATTCAGCACTCGCCGTGTCCGCGCTGTGTGGCCTGATTCTGTTGGTGGCAGCGGTTACACGTTTGCCGGATACCATTTGTGCGCGGCCTTGTCCGCACAGTCCGGCGGTATCTTGCCGCACCAACCGATGACGCGTGTCTCGTTGGCTGGATTCGACGACATGTCGCGTACGACTGCGTTCAGTTACACGCAGTTGAACTCGATGGCTGGAAACGGTGTGTGGCTTGTGACTGCCAATCCGCGTAGTGGCGCGGTCTACACGCGACATGCTGTCACTACCGGCAGTACGGACGACGACAACGAGCGAGAAGAGTCCATCACCCGTAACTTGGACTCCATCTCGTACTTCTTGGACGAAGTGTACAATCCGTACGTCGGTATCTCGAATGTTTCCGACTCGCTGATCACCAAGATACGCAGCGAGCTCAAGGCCGCGTTCAAGGTGTTGACTGGACGTAATTACGTCCGACATCTTGGTGCGCAGCTTATCGAAGGCACGATTGACGATATCCGTCGGCACAGCACGCTGGCCAACCGTATCGTGATCGACACTACGCTGTCACTGCCGCATGCCTTGAACAATATCGAATCGCACTTGGTTGTCGGCTAACCGGGACGAGATGTAATTAGCGCTAATTACATCTCAACCCAGCACGGAGGCAAAAAATGAGTAGAGACGTCTTCAATCGCAACTCTGATACGTTCGGTGGTGCTTTCTCTGCAGAGCAGGCCACACTGACGTTTCCTCGTATTACCGACGGGTCTGCCGACATTCAGCTTGGTGCCGATGTTGGACTGCTTGTTCAGCGCCTGCAGCTGAGCTATCAACAGCAGATCACCAGGCTTTACGAGGTCGGACAGCCGCGCATATACTACGTGGGCGGCCGAACGGCTGGCGAGGTGTCTATCGAGCGCGTTATCGGCCCGAAGACCATCACGGCAGCCTTCTACCAGACGTACGGCGACATCTGCGCTGCGGATGGAAACACTGTGCACATGGAACTTACCAGCGGCTGTGATACCACGTCGATGTCCACGGTGTCGTATGAATGCTACTTCTGCGTCATTACGACTGTCGGCGTCGGTGTTACTTCAGCGGACATGTTGATCAATGAGTCGTTGCGACTCATGTTCAGTTCGCTGATTTACAGCACCTGATGACATTGCCGCGCTGACTGGCCCACAGCGCGGTTAAGGCTTGGGTGACAGCGGACTGCCACCCGAGGGACCTAGAGCCCATACCAATAGGCCATTACTAATGCCCGAGCCTCCTTTTTCTGAGCGTGCCCTTACAACTGACCAAATTCAAAACCTGCAAGCCAGACTCAGAGCCAACGAGCTTCGAATAGACTCGTCTACGGCCCCTGAGATGGCTTCGCAGGCTACTTTGGCCAGTAACACACGTGAGTCTGCTGGCTTGCACCAGATGAGCCTGGGCAAGCAAGGCTTACTGTGTCTGGGCCGTATCGTCATAGCCATACCGTACTGCAACTGGTACAAAGTGCAGTTATCTGACGGTGGAGGCGATATAGGCTGTAGCAAGGGCTCTGAAACGGGTCTCTACCCGTTCTCAGTACGCGAAACATCTCCACTAGGGCCTGGGCAGTTCGTACTTGTCCATCGACCCGCTGAGTCCACCACTGGCATCATACTTTGTGCTGTGCCTGGGCTTGTGCAGTGTGGCGATCTGTCTCAACCTGACTGGATTGTCCAGGGTGGTGGATCATGCCTCGTGGCTGAGGGTGGCTTGTACAAGCAGCTGTTCTCGATGCTGTCCAAAAACTGTGGTGTGCGTGACTATTCTGACTCACGACCGCTAGATGCCACTGTTGCTGGCGAGTGGGGACGCATTAGTGACCTTGGTGGCAGCGTTTTCATTGACGATGCACACATCCAGCTAAGCATCGACGAGATCTGTGGCCTGTTTTTGTTCTACGCAGACCGTTTTGCCCGCCTGTCGACCTACAACCTGGACTGGAACACTGCAAACAGTCAGTGGCAGGTACGAAACGACAGTGGTGAAGCCTACAACTGCTATGCTTCGGCGGTGTATCCGTGGGAAGCCGCAGGGTATTTCGAACAAGACGAACGGTCTATCGACGAAAAGTCTGCTGATGACGTACATAAGCAGGCTATATGGGCTGCGTACGAGCCAAAAGAGGACGATCAGAGCCCATTCTTCCGCTGGCGTGAGTGGCGTGGCTACCTAGGGCAGGGCTATTTGCGTGAATTGATGGCCCCGCCGGCTAATGCCAAGGGTCCGTGGACGTTTTCCGACACGGAAAGCACGCCTATAGGTCTATTTCGAGAGAGCGTGGGCCTTGATGGGTCGTATTCGCTTACCAGCGCGCACAGTATCTCGATTACAAAGCGTGCGCTGATACCCATAGCTAAGCAACTCAGGCTACCTGAAGATCCGCAAGGAGATAGATACACAGATACCGGTGGCTATTCTTTCTCTGGCATTGGCGATGAAGAACATAAAGTCAAAGCTATGCCTATGCCTGACGACGAGCTACCGCACGTCTTGCAGGCGCAGCATGTGGCTGATTCGGACGCACATAACTTCAATTGGAAGATGTTGCATCCTTTTCACTACCACAACAAGGACTTTTCGCTGCCTGAAGAGCATTCTGAGTCTGGAGACTCGCCTCTTAGCGTTCTAGCGTCCCCTCCAGAGTTCTCTTCACTAGAATCTGACACTTGGCTGCCTCCACCAGACAAGAAATCTGTGCGTATTGACGGTCGATACGGAGAAACAGAGTATTTCGAGTCTACTTCAGGCTTCTGGCAGACACCTGACGGCGGTTTGGTGTTCAGAGATGCCTACGGCAGCGAAATCTTGATGACCGGCGGCAATATACTGCTGCGACCAGCCGGTGACGTCATGCTTATGCCTGGCAAGAGCCTGATAGTCTGGAGCGGCGACGATATTGTGCTTCGTGCTCAGAATTCTGTTGATGTGACGAGCTCTAATGCCGATGTACGCATTAAAGCTCAGTACAACACAGAATTCCTGGCCGGTAACGGTGGAAAACAAGGACGCATGCTGTTTGAGAACAGGGCAGCGTCCGATCTGCAAGAATGGACAGACGCTGCCGGCGAAGAGATACGAGGATCAGGCATTTTGTTCAAAGCAGCGCACAGTAAGGTAGCGCTGATGGGCAAAGAGCTATATCTACGCACAGGCAGCACGGATGGCAAGATAGATGCAGGTCCTATCACTATAGATGCCGATCAAGGTCAACAGACTGTAAACGTTGTTGCCGACAAGGTATTCAGGTTCATTAGCTCGTATGCAGCCGATGCTTTCTGGAGCGGAGCCTCACAGAAACAGAAGGGCACTCCGACAGCTGTTAATTCGTGGCATCCTGCTTGCTGTCGCATAGGCTCACCGCTAATCATCAATGGCATGCTGTGCAACCTACGAGGCGGTCATCTATTCCGTGGTTATTCGTTGTCCGTTGATGGCCACTATGCCTCGGCCAAATCCAGAATCTACGAAGGTCGTATCGGTGAGATGGAGAAGGGCCGGGACTATACAAGCGACATGGCGACACAAGATGACTACATGTCGCGTATAAAGACCACGATGAGCGACATATTCGCTGCTACGTTCACAGACGAGCTCTATTCGGACAACGGCATTGGTAGTAGCATTTTGCAAGAGAAGCTGCAGTTCAGTCTGCGTACAGCAGATCAAATGAATACGGCCAGCTTCAAGCTACCTCAGGCTTGGTGGCAGTGTATTGCTGACGCCTCGTCTGGTGGAACGGCCTGGAAAGAGCAGGACGTCGAGTATCACGGAGAGAAGATGCAGCCACATCCTGGCCGTGAGGCCTGGACTGACGACAGTTCTTTTCTACAGCTTCAGCACAAGTATTACATCGTCAAAGAAGGCTACGACAAGTCACGTGCCGATGACGCTTATACGGACCCGCAATGGGAAGGCTGGGATCCGAAGTCATTTGACTCGGGCTACAAGGTAATAGCCAAGTCAGTTAACTCTTGAGGGGAAAGCGATGCAAGATAAACCAGTTAGAAATCGTCCAATGCCGTCACTGAAGGAACTGTCGGGCTCTAATCTGCCGTTGCCGCCAGGACGGCCTATGCGTGTGCAGCGTTTGACTGATACCGAACGAGAGCAGCTGGAGGAGCTGGGCTGGCGCGATGGAGAGCCTATTCCTGAGAACCTGCCACAGCTGCTAGCCGAAGCCATGGCCGAAGCGCAGACATCGGCGTACGATATCGGCCAAATGCCTTTGCCTGTGTCGCCAGATCAGCCACCACTACGACAGCCGCCGTCTGTTCCGCTTGAGCAAGCTACGCCTGAACGAATGCGTCGTGTTCGTTCCCTGTTTGCAGAAGCAGCACAGACAAGCACAGTAGCCGAGGATCCGATTAGGCCTGCACAAGGGCCTATCGCCCCAGGTGTGATGGCAGCTATCCAGGCATCTTCGCAGCCCAACATAGAAGTCGACATGGATGTTGAGCCTAACAAGCTTGCTGCGGAGATTGCTGAAGGCACTACTGAAGAGAAAGATCAGACCGGCGCGTTAGATAAGGTAACCAAGTGTCGGAATTGCGGATTCAGCGACTTGGCTGCCGACCCTATTAAGCCGTCAGCCGAGGATCTTGAGTCGTTTGTTGAATCGACACTGGCGCTGACACCGTGGCAGAAATGCTACTCATGTCTTGGTGGTAAGCTGCAGGTAACCATTCGGCAGGTGTCACCGGCGGAACTCGACCTGTGCTTCAATCAGGTGCACAGCGAACAACGTGCTAACAAGACAATGGACCCCTACGAGCAGCTAACACGCTACAAAGCCTGTATGCAGCTTGTAGACATTCGCACTACTGAGTGGAGCGCCGACTTCCCTCAGTCTATCGAGGCTTGGAAACAGAAGATTGGCGACGTTGAGTCCCCGTTGGTTGCCATACAGCAATACGTGTATGACCGGATTTTCAAGTCTGAGGGTCTACATCGTATTGTCGGTCAGCTGATCAATGACTTCGAACTGCTTGCTAAGCGCATGGAGGAGAATGTCAGAAACGCAAATTTCTGGAAACCCGGCCAGGGTTGAGCCTACTTGTAAGGGCCGCCGTAGCCGGGCGCTTAGATGTCAGCAAATGCAAGCCGTTTGATCAACAGTGGGGGCTTCATAAATCGCTAGTGTTGCGCGAATTCGATAGGCAGCAAAAGGTAGAAATGCTGAAACTGCTGCTGCAGCATAATCTAGCGTTTCTACAAATCAATCACCTGGAGGACAGCTATTTCAACTATGCGCGAGACGGATCATTCGATCTGTTGAATGAACTGCAGAATATGTACTTCCCTGAAACAACCAAAAACAGGGAAGATGCTAATAGGCGTTCAGTTAAGGCCATGGTCGGTGGCTGGAACAAACGCTTCGGTGATAGCAACGATCCTGAAGTTCGCAAAAAGATCGAAGCAGCTGCCGCTGCCATGTTGGCCCGACATAAAGAGGCCAGAGAGAGTAAGCAGCGTCGGCCGGTTAGCAGGCCTGTGACACCAGCAAGGAAGCGCCGATATGGCAAGCGATAACTGGCCGTTCAGCATGAGCCCGTCATACAACGGTCTTGAAGGCCTTGATGGCGGTGGTGACCCTATGGCCATGGGCATACAGGCCATTGGTGGCGCGCTGTTATCAGGCTACGCCAACAACCACGGTCTATTCCTTGGCGGGCTAACTGGTCGGAATCCGTATCGGCGTATGGAGCAGCAGCGCTTCTCGCTGATGCACGACGCTGCCATGCGTGCGGCTGCTCCTGACGAACGTGCGATGTTCAGGGGCTGGTTGCGCGGTAGTGCCAATATCGCCGGCATTGCCTGGAATGACCAGACAGAAGCAGCAGCCAACACGCTGGCAGATACAGCTGCCGGCGCAGCGCCAATGATGGCGCGAATGTCGCCTAACTTCCTTGATAGCTTTGGTGGTCGTCGCGGTAGTCGTACTGTGCTGGCTAGTCATCTGATGACAGCCGGTCAGAACATGATAGATCCGATGACCGGACGATTGGGGCTAGGCGTCGAGACTGTTACGACGTTAGGCAACCAAATCCAGCAGAGCATGTATGCTGGAGACAACTACAGGGACCGTACGTTAAGTATGGGTCAGCAGGGTGCCCTGTTTGGCGCACAGCAGCAGCGAGGTGTATTTGGCGACTTGTCTGGCGGGGTAGGTGGAGACAAGGCTGGATCGATTGATTCCGGTAAAGTCATTCGAACGTTGAAGGGTTACGAGAAAGTCGTCTCGGCTATGTCCGAGATTTTTGGCGAGGCCGGCAAGCCCAACGCACCTATGGGGCAGCTGCTGAAAGCTCTGGACGGCCTGACCGGTGGTGGCATGCAGCAGATGTCGACTGGCAGCGCTGAGATGCTAGTTCGAACCACAAACAGAATGGCACAGCACGTAGGCATAGGCCTAGAAGGCGCTGTGGCGTTACAGCAGTCAGCCATACAGATGACAGGCTCATTAGGCCTAAACCCAGCCTTCTCGGCCAGCACAGCGATGTCAGGCATGCAATTCATGGCGGGATATAGCTCTGCTGGTCTCGGCGGTATGCAGGCGTGGGGTATGTCTGGTCTAAGCCAGCTTACACAGTCTGCCCAGGCCCTGTCAGCTAATGCGGCGGCATCCGGCATAAGCAATAGGCTGGGTGTAATGTATCGTATGCAGTCCCTGGGCGGCGCTGGAACATTTACTGCAGGCTCTGACGCGGCCAAGCTTATGCAGGCTGTACAGGCCGGACAGGGAACAGTGCGGCTTGGTGGTAGGGACGTTAATATCAGCGACATTGGTTCTGACCGAATGACATCCATTCTAGCCAGCGGCAATACACTCGGGCTAGCTGCTGGTGATATAGACCGCATGTACAGCCAGCGGTCTAGCAATCAACAGTACGTTCACGAGAACAATGTCCAAGGCTATGTGCAGGGCACACTGCAGAAACAGGCTGTGCTTAAACAGATTGGCGGTGCTGGTCGTACGGCTATTGCCGGTGCCCTGGACTCTGCCGGTGTCGGTGGTAGCGCCCAGCAGCGAGGTGCATTGGCCGCTGAACTATCATCCCGACAAGCTGCCTCAGCGTTGAGTGACAATGCTAAGTTAGGCGATGCTGACCGAGACAAGTACATGGCCAGCTCCATGGCCGCTAACCTGACTGCAATCGCTGATGGCAACGGGCCAAATGCCGCTGCAGCTCGTCAGATGATTAACAGGTACGGCGGTAGGGACAAGCTAGAGGAAGGATTGATGGGTCTGTCCAGTGTTGTCACTGGCAGCATGAACAACTCATTGCAAGGCTCACAATTCAACAGCAGCCTAGTTGATGCTTGGGCTTTAACAAATGGCCGTGTTCGCGACGGCGGTCGTCGGGCGTATGCCGCTGCCAGTGCCGGTGCCAAGCTAGAGAGTGCGCTAGCGCCATTAGGCAGCAACAGCATAACCAGAAATCTGGCCGAGGCTGTGATTAGCTCAGATCCTTCGACATCAATTCCAGATCTGGTGGCTCGCGCACTGGGTGGTGTCACTGTAAGCGAGGGTGATAAGGCGAGGCTTGAGTCTACGCTTACCAACCTACGAACACAGGCGTCAGCCATGCGAGCTGGCGGTGATACCGCAGCTTCGGCCAAGGGCTTTGACGATGCTGTAGCCGCATTGAATGACATATCTCATTCCGCCAATCTAGACGTAGGTGGCCCGGCCTCGGATAGTTTCTTGGACGCTGTTAAAGCCAACGAAACTGCACGCGACAAAGCTCTAGGTGCGTTTGGTGTCAGCGCTGATGCCAAGGGCAAGTCGTCCATAGACGCCGTCATGAAGAAGGGGGCCTCTCGTACAGGCCAGCTTAAATACCTGAATGACGTATCTAGGCGGATGCAGCTTTATCAGAGCATGCGGTCCAGAACCGGTGTTGATGATAATGCCACTTACGCACAAGTCGTTGATAAGCTGTCCCAGGGTGATCGCGATGCTCTTCGTGACGCCGGCGCCGATTCTGACTTTGGTAGGCTGGCAGACAGCGCCAGATCGCCTAATGACTTCTATGGTGAATTGATACCAAGACTCGAAGCAGCCGGAAGGCAGGCAGAATCAGCCGCCGCTGCGCAATCCGCTGGTGGCGTAGGCGGTGGTGGTAAGCTGGTGTTATCGGGCACGCTAGAGTTGAAGTCCGACGGCAAGAACGAAGTCAGCGGCGGTGCACAAATGGACAGTTCGCCAAGCGCGACGTGAGGTGCCTATGAGCGTAGTTCTATACACCAACGGTGGACGCGGCTCATCTAACATGGGCGTCGTCAAAGCCTTGGCAGGTCCACTAGTGTCTGGAAGCATCGTGTCTGTGGATGGATGGGGTGGTTTTGAATCCATGCGCAGCATGTTTCAGCGACTGGTGATGTCTGCGTCGTGCAATGTATTCGTACAACACACTATTGGCAACGATATCTACGTCTACGTCACAGGCGACAAGGTTGGCGAAGTTGCCGTTGAGGGTATAAGCGTTGCTAACGACTGCAATGGCTCAGGAAGTGGCTTTGGACGTGTATTGGAGTTTTACAAAGCCAATCGAATTGTTGCTCGCGCGGAACCACTACAGATACGCATCAGCCCATCATCAATACTGCGGGGCTACTTAATAGGTCTGCGCGGTGAGCTTGTAGATCCAGCAACCAGGATGTTTCAGTTTCAGCTGAGCTTCATGCTAGTACCGTGAGATAGCCCGATGATAAATGTAGCACGACAACTTCTGCTCAATATGCCTTCGCAGAAAGCTACTGGCCGTCCTGGCGAAGAGTATATGCCGCCGGACTTCCAGCCGCTTGTGTTGCCTAGCTACATATCGTCAATCTTTGGCTATTTGTACGGCCCCAGACCTGACGACATGCTGAAGTTCTATCGGGTACGACAGCTTTTGACCGTGTTACACTCGACAGAGTTTGTGGAGTATGTGACCGATCTCGATCACAGGTTCACATATTCACCTGGGCTAGCTGATTCAGATTTTGCCGGTCTGTTTGGCACATACGTGGCAGCCAGAGAAGGCACTGGTACGTTGACACTGCTGGGCAGTATGCCTGCCGCTGACGACATAGGCATTTATCATCGTTGGTTGGTCAGCGTTATAGACGAGTCGCGAGTAGCCGTATCCAGACAGACGGCCCCTATCGCAAGCGTCACTTATGATTACAGCTACACTGATGACCTTAGCTCTGTATTTGACATATCCGGCGATGAACTTCGTGCGGTGTTTAGTGCAGACCCTGGGGATTCATGGCGTGTTGAGGCGTACGCCAAGCCGACACGATCATTGGGTGATATTGCTGCACAGCTGCAGTCCGTGGGCAGTAACATGACAATGCCGCTATTCGGCCTAGCAGACAATGACATTAAGTCCGAGCCGTATAGAACTTTCTATCAGCTGTGGACAAGTCATGCTGAATTTCCGTATCGATTCAGCGGCTTCTTGTTAGCACTGTTGTATCGCCTGTGGGCGCTCTATCAGAGGGCTCACTAATGGCTAGATCTAACAGGGTTAAGCTCAAAACTACAGTGTCTATAGGCGGTACCGAGTACACCTGCAGCAATGTAGCGATGCACTACGGGCTCAATGCGGTACCTGAAGCTGCAGTGTCATTAGCCGTTGGTCGAGACATAAGATCCACCGTAGCTTCGAAAGTGCATTCAGGTAAGTTTGGCTTCATGCTGCCTGTTATTATTCGTATGCAGGCTGAAGGTCCCTGGGAGCCTGGCAGCAGTGATGATTGGTCAGATGCCGGTCGACAAACATTGTTTGAAGGCTACATGACTGGCGCAATGTTTCACAAACGGCATGGAGAGATCCAGCTACAGATACCTGTGATCCATTGGTTGTCCAACCTGGCATTCTCATCTGTGTTCAGCAATCAGAGTCATCCCAGTAATCCCTTCAACTATAGGTTTAGTGCAGGGTTCGCTGGCGGCATAGCGACAATGGCCTCTCTGAAGGCCAACCAGATGACGTTGCTCAGTATTGCCGGTGATGCCGAGGTGTTCTCGGAAGATAACATACAGGACGACCTGTGGGGTAAGTGCCTGGCTCCATTCTTTAGATCAGTTGCCAACTTCGACATCTTGCAGCTTGGCACCAGCGGTGACAGTGGTTGCTTTGGCACTGAGAAGAAGAACTCACAGTCGTTGGCTGCGTTGGATCATATAGAGGGTGATGCCGGCAGCGTAAAGAAAAGCAAATGGCATGTGCCAGCAGCTTTGGCTGTTGGTAACTCGCGTATGCCGCTGGCAGAGGCCATTGGCGGTGCCATAAAGAGCATGACAGTGCAGTCCATGTGGAGCACTACGCTATGGGATGTGTTGATCAACAACATATGCCCGGCTTTCATGCTGTCAGTCGTGCCACGCGCTAGTACAGTCATGATCGTGCCTAGACTTGCCGGTATGCGAAAGCTATTCGACAAACAGATATATTCTCGTGATGTAGACGATATCAAGATATCGGGGATGATAAATCGACCTGTTCGCGGCGTGCAGCTCATATCGCCGACTACCGACGACACAGGTGCATTTCACGAGATTGCCTGGGACGACGGCGGGTGTTACTGCCCTGACCCTGCCGCCAAAGGAATGCTGCTGGTCAAACGTGTTCCGTCTTGGATGGGCACAGCACCAGGGTATACGAGTGACTTCAGACGAACAGTAGGCTTTGGCGATGTCACCATCGCTACAGCCACAACACCTGCAAGTGCACGACAGTCAACAACCGGAAATGACGACGGTATTACAGCCGCAGAGATCTATAAGTCATTGCCTGAGCTGTACGAGAAATTGGCAAAAGCTATCTATGTTGAAGAGGCATTGCGTGGCAGGTCTGGCATAGTGCAGGGTAAGCTGCGATTCGACATAGCGCCTGGATCCAACATAAAAGTAGAGAATACTGGTGACGTGCATATCGGTGAATCCGACGTGCTTGCGGGTGATCTTATTGGCACCGTGGCTCGTGTCTCTACACAGATCAATGCAGCGCCGCTGTATGCCGGAACAACAATGCAGCTATCACAGCTTCGCACAATTGACGAGAATAGTAGTGATAGAACATCAACAGCAGACCACCCGCTGTACAAGTCAGCCTTTGTAGGTGCTCCGCTTGTCGATGCGTATCATTTTGGAGGCTAGGCTCATGCCTACTAGACAGCAGTTCAGCACAAAGACCGATACGCCGGCTGAGTTCTCTGAGTGGCGTAAAATGCCGACGCCTGAGAGCGCCAATAGAATGCTGCGGGCCATACAGCCTAGTATTGATAAGGGCATACAGGCCCATGTCGGATCAGACGCCGGGCCGACCATACAAGGCCACGCAAAGCGCATCCTTCTGCAGTCACTGCAACGATACGATCCTGCCGAGTCTAAGCTGAGCACGTTTGTTATCAATTCGCTGCAAGGCCTGCGTCGAGTGTCTAGAGAACAGCAGCAGATAATTCGAACACCTGAGCGTGTGTCTCTAGATCAGGCCCATCTGAGCTCTGCAGAGAATGATCTTCGTGACAGGTATGGTCGCGACCCTACTACCGAAGAACTAGCTGACAGTACCGGCTTGTCTGTTGCCCGTATTGCTCGTGTAAGACAGTACAAGCCTCCGGTGTCTGAGGGGTACTTCATAGAGCGCGATGAGTCCGGAAGCGGAGCTGGTCATTCGCCCACTATAGCCAGCAGCGACCAGCCTTGGTTGGAAGCTGTGTATTCCAGCCTGCCGGATCAAGACAAACTGATACTGGAACACTCGCTAGGTATGTACGGGCATAGGCCGCTATCTACACAACAGATTGCAACTAAGCTTAAGCTGTCTCCTGGCGCTATTAGTCAGCGGCGTGCTAAGATTCAGGCCATGCTAGATCAACAAGAACAGCTTGGACTATTCCAATGACGGCCAAAGGCAAACTGCGAGATGAATTTCTGAAGCAGATAGACCGTTTATGCGAATGGTCTACTGCCTTTGGTAAAGAGACGACCAATAATGGTCAGTCGGATTGGTATGTTCCGCCTGGGGAGGCCCCGGATCTGCAGGACTGGGAGTCGCTTAGCGACAGCTTCGACAGAACCGCGCTAGTGCAGGATATGGCGTCTATTCTGGAGAGTAAGTCCAGCATCGGTGTGGATGGAGATTATGCACTTGTACAGCTTCAACACGACTTCATAGCTGTGCTGGAGCGAGCCTATAGATTGCGACACAGTTCCTTCTGTCGCTGTATGGCTATGTCAGCAGGGCGGGCCGCAGGTCATGGTAATAGTGGCGGGCCTATCCAGATGCTGCTGCGAGGCTATCTAGAGCGTATTGAGAAAGCTAACAAGGATAGCTCTGAATGACAACAATAGCAGACTATGCCGGCAGGACTGTGGACCTGTTTGCCTTTGATGACGTCAAACCGTACGGCGAAACTCCGTTGGTGATGACGTTGGCTAGCCAAGGCAACTCTGGCAAGATCTGTGCTGGGCCTCAAAAGCTGGCGCAGAAGTTTCTGATCCGCTTGTTTCAGAAGCGTGGCTCCTGCCCATTCGATATGCAGGATGGCTCGTACTTCATGACTGAGGCTGAAGGCGGCTATCTGCAAACAGAAGGTGACGTTGAAACGGCGTTTGCTGCAGCCGTATCAGACATAGCTATACTGTTTCAAAAAGAAGAGACCGACACCGATCCTGCTGACGAATGCTTCGAATCTGCTGAACTTCTATCAACAACGCTACAGCACGGTCGACTGATCATTGTGATTCGGCTCATTAGTAAAGCCGGCAGCGATCAACGAATTCTACTGCCTATTCCGGTTACGGTTTGAGGTAAAGCCATGGGTACTGATGTTGCCAGCTTTTCTGATCTTGATCCTACGCTAGTTGAGCAGCAGCTTGAATTGCTGACAGCGCTACTGGCTGAATACAATCCTAGTCTGGATCTACGGTCAGGCGTATTGCGCAGCCTTCTACTGGTTCCTGGGGCTATGTTTGCAGCTAAGCACCAGACCGAGCTGACAAACATGTCTGATGCTCTGAGCCTGCAACGCCTGGTGGAGAATCCTTCACTCGTCTCAGACGATCTGGTGGATGCCGTACTCTACAACCACGGCGTTGTAAGAAGTGCAGGTAGCTTCGCTGGCGGCACAGTCACCATTCAGCTCAATGCATTGCAGCCAGTAACAATAGCGGCGGGTACGCTCTTTGAGGCCAATGGTCTGCAGTTTACCACTGCCGCTAGTTTCTCTGCGCGCACATCTGTTGATAATGTTGTGTCTGATCAGGACCGCGTGTTGCAGGAGTTGAGTGACGGCAACTACAGCTTTACTATTGAGCTTGTGGCTGCCTCAGTCGGCAGTAGCTACATGCTGTTGCGTGGCACTGAGTTGAGTGTCATTCCGCAGCCGTCGTACTTTGTCAAAGCCTACGTCACTTCAGACTTTTCTGATGGCCGCGACGAGGAGACCAATACGGATCTTATCGCTCGACTGTCCGATGGTCTGACAGTTAAGACCTGTGGTGGTCGCGCCCATATGAGTGCCGCGATCAGGGATGCTTCTGCCTTTCCGCAGATACTGTCGGACTCGATACTTGGAATGGGCGATGCTGGAATGCTGCGAGATCAGCATAGCCTTATGCCGTGCTCTGTTGGTGGCTGCACAGACTGGTACGTACGTACACGTATCCGACCACTCAGCACTATGCTAGCCAAGACAGCCACATATGTTGGACGTGCTAGCGACGGAAGCGGCGGCCTGTGGCAGTTTTCGATTGATCGTGAAGAGGCCCCAGGCTTCTACTATGCCTCACGTATTGTGGCTTCTGGCAGCACAGATAGCGGTACGTTCGCAGTCTACAGCGACGTGCGCGGCACTGATATAAGCGCACTTGAATCCGGTGGGTTACTTCCCGACATTGCTACAGCCCTAGAGTCAACGTACAGTCGATTCCAGACCGCCGTTATCCAGTTCGTTGATTCGACCACACCGACAGCGTCACTAACGCCATACGTGTCGACGCAGGACTACGATGTAACTGTGGAGCGTATGCCGGATATTGCTGCCATTCAGGATTGGGCTTCACGTCGCAGCTTTTTGAATGGCGCTGGCGACATATTGATCAAAGCCCCGATACCGTGCTTCCTGCACATGTCGTTCACCATAGAACTGTCGCCAGGGCAAACAACGCCAGACGTTGCAGCGATCCGTAGCGATCTGGCGGCATACATCCACAACCTTGGTTTCACCAATGTGCTGTCTACATCGGCTCTGACCGATGTCATACACGCCTATCTGTCCTCTCCAGCCCATGTTCGGGCGCTAGAGCTATTGGCAGTGATTCGTAAGCCTAACGGAGAACTGCAGTACACGGCCACTACGGATGTGCTGGAATTGCCTGCCGACGACGACAATATGTCCAGTGGTCGGACCATTGCCCTGTTCATCAGCGAAGACGATATTGCAATTTCTGTCCGTACGGCTAATATGATTGAAGTTTGAGCGCTCGTAATTAGCGCTAATTACATTCGAGGAGGAAAACCGATGAAGTATCTGTTACTGCTTGTTGTGCTGCTGTCGCTGGCTTTGAGCTTCGTTACTGACAGCCATGCGATGGCTCCTGGCAAGGTCTGTGGGCCCAACGGCTGCAGGCTTGTCGCACCGGAGGCAGCCCAGGCTGAGCCTGCTGCGGCTTGTCGGGCCCCGGTCGTAGCCAAAATCAAGGCTGAGAGCCGTGAGCTGTGCGTCAAAACCGCCAAGGTGGTTGGCAGGACTGGCGCGGCCATTGTTCATGTTGTGAAGCGTGGATGTGCCCGGCACGAGCGCAGGACGCGCTGCTGCCGGTAGTGTGGGAGTGTGGTTGGATGTGGCAGCGACGGCCAGGGGTTTTTCCCCCTGGCCGTTTCTGTTGACGCTGACTGTAACTCAAAAGTACAATACAAGCAGTGATTGCATGCAATGACTTGACTTTTGAGGGAGAACACAGAGATGAGTCAGCTCTACACCAAAATCGCCGAACAGCTACAAGGTGCTTTGACCAACGCTCAAGGCCAGCTGACCGGCGAGATTGCCATCGGGCATATCTGGGATACCTTCTGCAAGCTGGTCGAGAAGGCCGTTCTCATTGCGCAGCAGTGGGAAGTCATTGGCCGTATCAAGAAAGAGCTTGTCCTCGCCACGCTCGAGAAGTTCTACGACGAGGTCATTGAGCCTCTCGATATCCCATTGGTGCCCGCCTACCTGGAAACTTCGGTCATCGACCCGATGATCAAACAGACGATGTTGTCTGTTGCAGGTCGACTGATCGACAAGCTTGTCACCAAATTCAACACTGAGGGGTGGCCAGATGAATCTAAGTCTGACTGATTGGTTAGCGGCAGCTGTTGTTGTGTTGCTGGTTGCGTCATGGCTTCCGGCAGTAGTCAGCAAGCTGAAATTCAAGATTAAGCCCAGTGGCACAGCTGCGACGCCTGAGCAGCAGGCGTGGATCGTGCCTACGGCAGAAACTGCAAAGGTCAGTAAGCTGCAGGGCGAAGACTACGAGCTGTATCGCTGCTTCCGTGCGCTCATGGCCCGTGTCGAGGGCTGTGCTAATGCCACAGAGGCTCTGCGATACATCGTACTACCTGCGCTTATTGTCGGCGCTGATCCGCCGCATTATCGCGTTGATTGGACAAAGGCTCCGGACGTTGTCATTCCTAAGCCTGAATAACGGTCAAACCGTGCAGGCAAGGAGGTTTGCCGTGACTAAGCTACGAGGGATCTTACTTGCTTTGGCGCTCGTTCTGGTTGTGGCTCCGCGAGTGATTGGGCCGCAGGAGACGGTTACGCCATCGGTAATTACTGCGCCGGCAGCTGGTCTGCAAGACGCGGTTAAGCCTGTAACGACGTTGCTCAAAGGTCATGCTCAGGCTGCCGAGCTTGGCTATGCCTACGCTGCCTTGGCTGATACTGTGCAGCGTGATGCCGGCGTTATAAAAACGACTAGGGACTTCAAAGAGGCCAATACACGTTTTGTAACGCTACGCTTTGCAGGAATCCTGACACCGAAAGTACCAGGGCTTGCTGCTGCTATTGATCAAGTGTTGCAGCAGCAAATTGGTCTAGAGGTGGCTGACCTCAATAAGCCCCGTACCGATGGCACTACGTTGCGGGCATCTCTGGTTAGTGCCTTGAACGCAGTTGCTTGGGCCTGTCTGCAAGCCAAGTGAGGTGATATATGCTTTTCCGGACTCCGCAAGACATTGTGTCTGCTTACGAATGCGGCTTGCTTGGTTGGCAGTACAACAAGGCCACGATGGAGCGGCTGTTTGCCGATGGCAAGGCCACGACATTTGGTGCGGCCTGCCCGCATCTTCGTGGCATAGGTGATAAGGCCTTGGCGTTACTGTGGAAGTCTCGTGAAAAGTATGACCCAGGAGCATTTGGACTTGAGGCCCAGGTCAGAGGTAGCTGTGTCAGCCACGGATCTCGTAACTGCCGAGACACTACTCGCTCGGTAGAAATCGACATCAAGGGTGAAGCCGAGGAATACTACAAACGTGGAGCCACCGAGCCTACGTACGGTGCGCGTGGCTCGCGCGGCGAGGGTATGGATCCGGCTGTAGCTACACGTTTCGAAGTGGACACCGGTTTCCTGTTTCGTGAGAAGTACCCGTTCGCTGACTTGTCTAAGCTCAACGAATGGATATGTGACAACTGGCTCCGAGGCATGCCGGCTGAAATGATAGCCGAGTGCAAGAAGCATCATGTCGGACGCTACGTGGCACCTGGCGATATAGCCGAAGCTAAGGCCCTGTTCGCAGCTGGCTACGCCTGCCACTCAGGCCAGCAATTCGGCGTGCAGGCCAGCTCAGATGCTCGCGGCTTGGCTGTGCGTGGTAAGTCGTGGAATCATGACATGGCCACCATTGGCATGGACGACACCAAGCAGGTTTACCCCTGCTGCGTGTTCCTGGTCGCAAATTCCTGGGGCAAATGGAATAACAAGCCGCGCGTGTGGCCTGACGAACTGTACGGGCCGTGGCCTGTGGGTTCGTTCCTGTTGAGCGAAGAAATGTGGGCTCAATATTTCCTAAGGTCACGCTCAATGTTCTTCTACTGCGACGTCGTTGGCATACCCGCTAAGAAGCTGCCGAACTACGGCACCCCCTCAGACGTGTTAGGGTAACACTATGCGATCATTGTTGTTAGCCGCCTGTGTTGGTCTGTGTCTGTCGGGCTGCCAGACCACTGTGCCTGGTGTTCGTTACGACTGGCGAGGTCATGACGCAATATCACTAGATGTTGCTGCAGCGTCTGTGACCGTGGTCAGCCTGACCTCATTCGAACCAGTTATTCCTACGCCGCCTGTTCCAGGTGTATGCCCTAGCTGCAACAACACGGGCTACATTACACACGGTGACGGACACCAGACGCCGTGCCCAGATTGTAGCTCCGGTTCTGCTGGATCTCCCAGCAGCTGGCTAGGCATTTCGGATCTGACGGATACAGCCAAGCAAACTGCGCAGAAGATCAACACGCTGCTCGACAACGTGCAGAACAACGGCCTGTCTATCACCGTACAGACCAACAAAACGCCTAAGGCCTGGACACCTTTTCAGCAGAGCGACTGTGCAAACGGAGCCTGCACGATCGGTGGTCAGACCTCTGGCTCGTGCCCGTCAGGCAGTTGCGGCACTCCGCAACAGAGCACTGGCTATGCGCCGAGAGGTCTATTTTTCCGTCGGAGGTAGCCATGCGTCCTGAAGAATTCGAAGAGGCCCTATTCAGCCAATCTATTCGACTTCGAGCTGGACGCAAGCCTGCCAGACGATGGCTCAAGCTTATAGTTGCCAAGTGGGACACAAACGGCTTCGACGACAAGCGTATACGGACGCAGGCTATAGCGGACTACAGGGAAACCTACGGTAGTCCAATACTTGTGTTGTGGGCGTTGTCCATAGTCATCAATCTGCTGTTCAAATGGTGGCTGAATCGTGACCGAGCCGACACAGAACAAATCGTGCGAGACTACAGAGCCTCAGCTGACGCAAGCTGATCTAGGCCCTCTGGCCGAACGTACGCAGCCCACACAAAGCAATCTGCCGTGGTACTGTAGCGCAGGCTTCTGGTACGGCGTCTTCATCATGTTCCTGGGGGTCTCTGACTATCTGATGCCGATCATATCGGACCACTGTTCCCCCTTGATGTCTCGTGTGTTGTTCGTCATCAACGGTGCGGTAATCCTGGTGCTTCGGATATTCGCCTATCGTCCTCTACGGATGGACAACCCCTTTCCCATGCCTGACACGCTGCGGAAGTGGCGTTCTTAGGCTATCAGGTTTCCTGGTAGAATAGGCCTATGGCCCCTACCATCTATCCCGCTGGCGAACTAGACCAGCCAGAAGCCCTGTTGACTTATCTGGGCTCTTTCTGGTCTGAGCAGTATTCTGGCCGCTTCCTTCTACAGGACATACTAGAAGGCCAGGCGCTTCTGCATAGACAGACGCAGGCAAACCTGCGACATCTGCAGGACTCGCTTTCCAGGGAGACACTGCCGCTCGGGCAACGTCACAGATGGTATCAAATCAAGCTACGCCGCTCTGAGTGCAATTCTGCCGCCATAAGCGCTCTGCGGTACGGTGAGAATGTCACGTATGCCGGTATACCGTCTGAGATCACGCAGGACTGGCTTGAGTTCAACCCTGAAGACTGGTTTGAGCTGACAGAAGACGACTGGAACGAGCTTGTACTATCCGGCGGCGGCTCCCCGGCTGTAAGTAACATCAAGTATTATGGCCAACTGCTGGACAGACACACATACAGCTTCCCATGCCCGCTGGCTCTGACAGCAGCACCGCTATTGCTGACTGATCGTATTTTCTCGCCTAGCATCACACTGGTGGCTGGCCTGGATTACGAATATGACGCGGCTAACGGCCAGTTGGTTTTCTACACCCAGCCGTTTGATGACAGCCGAATCAGCAGTGAACTTGTTTACACAGGCAGCGAAGTAACAGACACAGAGATAACGCTGTGGATGTTTCAGCCTGTGGAAGACAGAGACTTACCATGGTATCACCTTGGGTATCAGCTAGGTCTTCGCCAAGCCACTAGTGAGAATTATCGACGGTTTCTGCAGGCCTATTGGAATGGGCTGACCAACGGCGGCTCCGAGTACGTCATACGGCAACTGTTGTCAGCAGTTGTCGATGTGCCTATAGCAGAGACGGACGGTGAAGTGGTTGAGGATGTTGTCACAGACTCACGCAATCTGCTCGTCATAACGTCTGACAACGTTTACAAGCTGCATATCGACGATACAGCAACCGTCGCAATTGGCGATGTGCTGTACAGAGGTCAAACGCTAGGTGAAGCCTTTCAGGCGATTGACCTTAATCGTGGAAATGTGCCTGACTCGCTATTTGCCGTGACGCTGGGCAAGGAGTATCTGGCTCCAGGCTACCTAGACGGCATAACGTTTCGTAATGCCGACGTACCTCTAACTGTTACTGACGTTGAAGGCATCGCCAAGGTGTCATTCGAAGTCGGTGGCTGGCCACTGGACATTGCCAAGTTCTGGGACGAGGTACATTCTCGTGGATTAGCCGCTGGACAGACCTTGGCAGACTTGCTGGATACGCGAACAATCAAAGAGGATCCGCCCAGAGCAGGCAATCTGCCAGCTACCGTCAATCCTCTTGAATTCTTGGCAGCCAATGTTCTACGTCGACATGCGCTGGTGATCCAGGCAAAGACAGCCTATTTGGGGCCTAACAGGCTAGACTACGCATTGCTACGAATGCTTAGACACATACTGCCGTCGTTTAGTTCCTTGTTGCTAGTGTTCAGGCTTAGTGGCGTAGGCGACACAATTACGCCCGCCGGCAACATACTAGAATCGGCTAGCACTTACTACGCTGCGGAGCCTACAGGCGAGACGGTGGTCACTGAGCGTATAGTCGAACAACCAAGACTTCGATATATAGACTGCTACTGCCCTTGAAGGAGCCTTTATGCTTAAGCCTGGTACATATGCAGCCGGCGCTGCACGGTTGTGGCAACAATTTTCAGCGAACGGTTTTACATACATCCGTCCGCAACTGCGTGTTTCAGGTTTGTGGTTTCCTGGTGGCAAGTTCAACCACAACGACATAATGTACGACTGGGCGACAGTTCAATGCGAACTGCTTCGCGGCTCTGTTGATGGCAAGTCGTACAACATCTCGGCCATGTACATTGAGTTTGAGAATAACGCCGGCGCTGAAGTATCGCCGCCTACCGTCAATCGAGACGATGCTCTGTCTTACTATCGCAACTTGTCAGGGCTGCGTGACTATTTGCGCGTGCCCCTTGTGGCAGCTGTCAAAGAGTCAACCAATGAGCTTATATTCCCGCGCGGTAATAAGCTGACATGTTTTGCGCAGACTACGGGTACTGTTGGTATCAACGGTCTGGAGTTCTCCAGCACACAGCAGAGTCGCGTGTATGGTGGTGCATTGGTTGTCACACCTGACTACGCCGACGATTCACAAGACCTCATCTATTGTCGGTGGTACTACGAGGCTGCTAGTCAACTGACCAAGTTGCCCAGCCTGCAAATCGGAATAGACTGGCCGCTAACCTTCGGTTAAACACGGACGGATGCCCATGAGCTATCAGACGCTAATCAGAACGGTTCGCGACGGTGAGGCCGTACGTGGCGGTGTTACAAATCGACCCACGTTGGAGCTGAAAGGCAACATAGACCATCTGAAGTCGTTGCTAGACACGATTTCAGCAGGCTCCACCGTAATTGATCGAGCCAAAAATATGTCGTCTGCCGTAGCCGTTGGTCGGCCTGTGTACTACAACACAACCAACCATCGCTACGAACCGGCATTGGCGTCTGTGGCGGTTGACGCAGCTACAGGGGTGCTTAGCTTGGCCGAGTCTGCCAAGGTGCGCGGAGTGTGCATCACCAAAAACAGCAGCGAGAACGGTGATGTTCTTTTGTTTGGCATGTACATTGTTGACATGTCTCTGGCGATTGACGATACGGTAGTGCCTGGCGACTACTACTTGTCGCCTATGCAGGCCGGCAAGCTTGTACGGCAAGAACCCGGCGTTAGCGTGCCCGTACTAACTGTGATGGAGTCAGCCACAACAAGCACGTGGTTGATATACGTTAACCCTCTGCCGCGTGCACTGCTGGATGGCCATAAGCACCATAAGTTCTCTCTGCAGTGTGTGCCTGCTGGTGAAAGCGTGCTTGCTGATTCACGATGGTCTGTAACCGCAGACACGGACATTGAAGGTTGGCTGCCTGCTGATGATCCAAGCTTTGGTGGACTGGCCCCGCTGGGTGCGCAGTTTGGTTACAACATCGCAGCCTCATCGTTCAGTGCCCTGTGGCCGCCGCTGCCTGTCGAAAGCGCTGTGCTGCTGTGGAATCGTGGTGAGGACTTTGCTGTACTCGGTACGCTAGTTCCCACAGGCGCTGACGAGCTTGTTGTCATTGATCGCAACGGCATATGGTGGATGAGCAACTGCTTTGGTGACGTGCCGTGGCCTACAGTGCCTGACAGCATCAGTGAGGGTGTGTCGGAAGTCTGTGAATGCCCGCGTGCGCTGCAATCTAGCATGACGCTGTGGTTCAGCTTGCCGCTGTTCTACAGTCTGCAGACGGCGGTACTCAGTCTAACCGTAAAAGACGGTAGTCCGCTGACTATCACTTGCGCCGGCACTGACGATACGGCTGGAACTGGCCATCTTGTGATAGGTCTGCAGCTGGCCCTGACAGTGCAGACAGAGGACACTGCAGGCTACACGGCGCTCAAAGGTCTGACCGATGCCGGCACGTTCATTAAAGGCCCGATGGTTGAATCTGTCGTGGCTGGTAGTGACAACGTGACTCTAACTGGTGACGTCACTAACGAAGATGGATCGGTCCAGGGTAAGGTCAGCATATTCGTCGATAACGATCTGACGAATACTGAGCTGCAGGTGGACACGGTGCGCCTTGATGGTGTCACAGACGAGTACTACGAAGAGGTGATGGGTCTTGGCTTCCCTGCCGGAAGACAAGCTGCCTATCGTGGTCGTATATCGGTGCCTGCCAAACAGACCTTGCCAGAAGGCACTGTACTCAAGCTCAGGCTTCAATTGCTTGGGCGTACGACAGGCACTGTTCCAGACGATGTGTTCAGTCTCACATATCGTGTATTGTCTAGGGACAGCGCCCTGCTCACTGCTGCTGCGCTGCCAACGGCTGACTCAGCGTCGTCGATTGATGCCGGCATTACGCTTGCCTCGTCCAATCAGGTGTTTACTGCTGAGTCTGCTGCAATTTCTGTTGTGGCTGGCGACACCGTGTTCTTTACGCTGCAGCGATTATCGACAGATGCCTACAGCGGTGAACTGCATGTGATTCGTCAGGCCGGTGTGCTGAGCATTTCCCAATAGGTAGCTTTATGGCCATTGGTTTACGCAATCTTGAATGGTTGAATCACAACGCCAGCCGGCGCTATCCGTTGACGGCTGATGCTGCCGGTGTAGACCAAAGTGGTGCGTTTAGCATTCCTAACGACTTTCTCCTATCGTTGCATCTGTCGCTTAATGCCGGTGTCTCTGTAAATCCTGCCGGATTCTACGTATCCACTCTTGGTGCGTTTACGACAGGTTACAACATTGTCATCGGTTACTACAACGGCTCGACCACAACCACTGTAGCGTCGGCAATGCTTGCGGCTACGACACACACCTATGGGCAGTCATACAGACTACTAGGCCAAGGTGACTTCTATGACGCCACAGGCCATATCGTTGTGGGTGATCTTTCTAATATTGTGCAGCAGCCTGCTGGCATATTCACGTTCAATCCTACCGCCACGATCATAGAGCCTGATTGTGTTCGTCCGAGTATTCGTGGTGTCAGTGGCGTGATCGTACAGAATGGTCAGGAGCGTAGTGAAGTTCTGACTGGCACCGTGGTGTTGAGCGCCGGTAGAAACATACGATTCACTGTTGTACAGGCCGAGGGTGCAGATCCTGAGATAGTTGTAGACGCAATAGACGGTGAAGGCCTGAATGACGATTGCGTATGCATTGGTAACGCATTATCGCCGCCGATCAGAAACGTCAACGGTATCAGGCCTGATGCCAACGGTAGACTAACACTGCTAGGTTCTGAGTGCTTGCAGGTTGAGACAATGATCAATGGTCTCAAGCTGACAAACCCGTGCTCAACACCTTGCTGCGGTTGCAGTGAACTAGAGACGTTGACTCAGGCAATGGAACAGTTTGGCAGACAGGCCACCACGTTAGAGAATTTCTTGGTTAGTTTGGAAGCTCGTGTGGCTCAGATGGATCAAGTCGTACTTGGATCTAAGCTGCAAGATAGAGGCTGTATAACAGGTAGCTGATAATGGCCAACGTGCATGAGTTTCCATTAGATTTGTCGTCTGTTGCCGCAATGGATCACTACATGCAACGTCGCGGGCTTATGCCGCAGTGGATAAATCCTGAGCCTAGACGACAAGTGGGTGCGGCACGACTCAACACACAGCCACTAGTAACTCCACTACCGTCGCCTACGTTACAAGAATACATTGACGGCACGCCGCCGCCAGACAGAGGACAAACACAGACATGGCCCCATCCGCCGGCGCAATCGTCAAATGCTTAACTAAGGAGATGGCGTACACAATTGTTGACCTGAGTGCTCAAGGCTATACGCCGGTGCGTATTCAGCGTAAATTGTTGTGTGACCTCTCTGACATCTACGATGTATTGGGCACAGTTGAGGACGTTGTTGTCATTGACGACACGTCGGTTATGATTCATTATCCTGATGCGACCAAAGATCCTGTGCGTTGTCCCGGATGTGGTGCAAAAGTGCACCCGCCTTGTTTGCGGTGTCAGTTGTTGGCTTGAACTAAACACGGAGGTTGATAGATGTCTACACCGACGCTGCAATACTACAAAGGACTGCTCATTGTCTCGCCAACGCCCACTGGCGCTGCCGGCTCGGCGTTGAATGACAACTTCATAGCCATTGCTGACGCACTAGAGTCCGGTGGCGGTGGCGAAGGTACGCAAGGTCCGCAGGGGGCTCAGGGTGCAGGTGGTGCTGCTGGAAGTCAGGGTGTTCAAGGCACACAAGGTGTACAGGGCGCTCAAGGCAGCCAAGGGGCTCAAGGGGCCACTGGCGCAGGCACACAAGGCGTCCAGGGCGCTACCGGGGCTGCGGGCAGCCAAGGTACGCAAGGTACACAGGGTGTGCAGGGTCTTAAAGGCAATCAGGGAAATAACGGCGCACAAGGTGCGCAGGGCGCACAAGGTGCGCAGGGCGCACAAGGACCGCAAGGCGGCGTGACAAGCACGTTGACGGCTAACTTGAATACAGCCGGATACGCTATTGTCACTACAACGGGCAACAAAGACATAATCTTAACCCCCAACGGCACAGGCAGCATTAGAACAGGCGGAACCACAAATCTAGGTCATCGATCAGTAGATCTGCAACTTCTAAGCGGTAACGACAATCAAAGAGCTCGCGGCGAATATTCGGCACTGCTGGGCGGATATTATAACGAGAACACTGGAACAAGTGCTGCAATTCTCGGAGGCCAATCAAATATCTTAAGTGGTGAAAATGCGGCTATCCTGGGCGGCGTCAGCAACTTAAACCTAGGCGATTACAGTGCTGTTTTGGGCGGCTTTGCTAACAGTATAGCCGGCGAGGCCCGCTACGCTGCAGTCTCCGGCTATACCAATAATGTCACTGCACCGTACGGGATAACATCAGGGTTATTCACAAAAAACGATATTTTTGCCTCAGTTGCTCAGGGAATTGGTCCGTATGTGCGTCGCTTTACAGCCGTAGGCTATGCACAGACGGAAGATGATAACTGGACAGAAATAACCCTAAACGGTAGTAGACTACAGATGACGGCTGACAAGCTGTGGGCTTTTGTAATTCACGCTGGTGCTATCGACTATAGTCGATACTCAACCGTATGGGAAATGCGTGGCGTGGTTAAGATGGCTAGTGACGGTGTGGCTGAGCTTGTTGGCTCGCCTACTAACGAAGTATTGTTCACCGATGATAGCTCTGTTGCAAGTCTTGGGATGGAGGTAACTGTCTCACCGGTTAATCCTTCAGCAACTCCTGAAGAAGGGCCGTATCTGACGATATGGTGCCAGGGTTTGGCTGCTGCACGCTATTCATGGAGTGCAAGCATTTCTGTTACCGAGATCTCTCAAACATTTCAGCACTGTGGATCTGACCCTACGTGCCAGTGTGACACAGATGATGGCTGTCCTGAAGACGATCCGGTTGACTGCGATCACGAGGAGGCCTGTTGGCCTAACTGCGCCGCAGCTGATTGTAGCAATGAATCTGGCGGCAGCTGCTCGCCTAATTGCAGTACTGGTGACTGTAACTGTGACTGCGATGGTGACGAATGCGGATCTCCGGAAGATTGCCATTGCGAGGAATGTGAGCCTAACTGTACTGATTGCGTGTGCGAACAGACAGGCTGTGAGCCTAATTGCGTAGACTGCACATGTGAGGGTTGTGATCCCGACTGTGCAGACATACCATGTCCTGAGGATGAAGGCTGCGGCAGGGATCCTGCGTGCACTTGCGATCCAGACGACTAGTGACCCGGCGGAGATGTAATTAGCGCTAATTAAATCTGGAGGGGTTTTATGGGTTTTTCCGGCATTCGTTCACTAGACATCGAGCTCACCAGGCGATGCAATCTTGACTGCCCTTATTGCTATCTCGGACAGCATAAAACCAATGTAGACATGTCGAAGGCTGTGTTGGACGACGTGATCGAGATAACCATGCGCGGTCGTCTAGGTAAGTTGCAGCTGTACGGCGGGGAACCTTTGCTGGCGTTTGACAGTCTTAAGTATCTTGTCGACACATTGAAATCAAGAGGGGCTGGAACTCATTTTTCTGTTATGAGTAACGGCCTATCTGACGACGTAGAGATCTTCGAATACTGCAAACGTAATAAGCTGAGTGTGCAGCGGTCTGTGGACGGCTGTCCTGCTGCCGTGGCAGATGGGCGAGGAGTCAAAGCCCTAGAACGCTACAACAAAGCCACCCTGTTGTGGAAAGACTATGGCAAGACTCGTCGCAGTACGATCGCACCGCAGGCTGCCAAGTACATTATCGAGTCTATGCACTACTTTCAGTCCTTGGGCTTTGTCAAAGGCATGTCGCCACAGCCCGACTACTATCCGGACTGGTCAGCTGAAAACATAGAGATATTCTGTCAACAGCTGTGGCAGCTGGGCATTGAGTTTGTAGAGGACTTCAAAAAGACCGGTAAGGGCTTTCGCCTGTTCTGGATTGATAGGGCTTGCGCTACATTCAAGTCAAAACAGCATGATTTTATACACCGCATGGGTTGCGGCGCTGGCCGTAACATGGCTTGTGTATCTTGCGAAGGCAATGTCTATCTTTGTCATCGGTTTAGCAGCGAACCGGCTGATGGGCCGTTCTGCCGTGGAACGCTAAGAGAGATACTCGATTACAAAGATAGAGGCTATGGTAACATTGCAAAGTGTGGATTACACAAAGTCGTAAGCCTAGAACGCCCAGCCATGTGTGCCGGCTGCGTTGCTGTACGTAGTTGCGATTCCGGCTGCTATCATATCAACTATAAGACTACGGGCGACATGTCAAAGCCCAACCCTGTATACTGTCGATTCAAGCAAGAGTCGGCTAAGATTGTACATTGGATTGATCTACAGCTTCGTGAGTTGAATCCTAACTGGTGGCAAGCAAGCCTAGATTCAAGACCAAATCGTGACGTGCCTAAACGTAAGCCTAGAAACAAGAATGGAGCCACTAATGGACCTAACGCCGATACCGAGCGCCGAAGCGACTGTACTGCCTGCGGTCGAAAGCAAGACGTTCAACGAGCTGTATCTGACGGCGATGCTTGTAAGTGTGTCGAAACGAGACCCACTGACACAGCGGATGTCCCTGATGTTCCAGCCGTATAACTTTGCCAGCAAGGAAATTGCCTGGGACTCCGAGCTGACCAAGAAGGTTCTTATTCATGACATCTTCGCCGAGGCTATCAAGTTTCCTGCTGTCGCGGCTATGCTTCAGACAGTGACCGAGCTTGCTGCCAAAATCTACTATCACAGCTACTACACTGCTGTTCTTGCTAAGCTGCAGGCGGCGTCAACGCCTGACGTTGCAGCTATCGCAGCTACAGAAGCAACTATCGCAGGTCTTGAGGCTGCGCTAGGTGTGGAAGAATCAGTCAATCCTGACTGACCGACAACAACATTGAGGGGTTAAATCATGCGATTCAGTATCTTTACGCCTACGCATAATCCTGCCAATATTCGGCGATTAGCGCAGAGCTTGTCGCGACAGACATTCAAGGACTTTGAGTGGGTTGTCGTTGCTAACAAAGATGCCAAGGCAATCGATGTTCGAAACTTGTTGGCGACCAGCGGTTGTCAACACATAAAGTGCATTGATTTTGACGCGGCAGGAAACACAGGTATAGGCTCGCTAAAGAAGTTCTGCTGTAAGCTAGCTTCTGGCGAATTCCTGGTTGAAGTCGACCACGATGATGAGCTGACACCAAATGCACTGGCAGAGCTGTACGCGGCGTTTGAACCTGGCATCGATTTTGTCTATTCGAACTGGTGTGACGTCAATCAAGATGGCAGCCCTGTGTTGTACCCTAGCGAGCATGGCTGGCAGTATCGTCAGTTTGAGTGGGAAGGCCGTGCGCTTGCGGAGGCTGTTGCGTTTCCACCATCGCCTGCGTCTTTCTCGCGCATATGGTATGCGCCCAACCATGTCAGAGCTTGGCGTAGCTCGTTTTACAACACGATAATGGGACACGATCCGCTGCTGCCGGCGCTAGATGATCAAGACCTTCTATGCCGCACATACGTGTCTGGTAACGTACGCCACATCGACAAGTGTCTGTACATACAGCATCACCATGACGAGAATAGCTCAGCAGGGCTGGAGCTGAATGATTGGATACAGAAGGGCACGGTAGGTATGTGCGATCACTACCTGCCAGAATTGGTTATGCGCTGGTGTCGGGACAATTCGTTGGAAGCTATTGACCTGTGCAGTGGTCCCTTGCCGGCTGCGCAATTCACGGGCATCGATCTACTTCCAGCGCCGGGTGTCATACAGCGTGACCTTAATTGCGCACCGTGGCCATTCCCTGATGGGTCTGTTGGTGTATTCCGTGCCAGTGACGCTCTTGAGCACCTGCGCGATCCACTGGTCACCATGCGAGAGATCTATCGCTGTCTAGCGCCCAACGGCTGGTTGTTAAGCGATACACCGAGCACGGATGGTCGTGGTGCGTTTCAAGATCCGACACATTGCAGCTTCTGGAATGCCAATTCGTTTCTGTATTGGACTCATGCCGAGCAGGCACGCTTCATAGGCACTCCAGTGAAGTTCCAAGAGGTGCGTAAGTACAACTACTTCCCGTCTCCATGGCACGAGCTCAACAACATCCCGTATGTGCGTGCCAATCTTCTGAAGTTCTCAGGACGTACACCAGGCCTAGTAACCATATAGCTATATGACAACACTCGGCAGACAGGGCATCGGTGTTATTCAGCCGTTCAGCGGCAGCGACTACCCGTTTGTAGCGCCGTCGGCCGATATCAAGCAGCTTATAGCAGACGCCTATCTAGCCTACAGTGATGATGGGCATCAGTTACAACGTCCCTTCAAGATCGATTGGCTGTACGGCTTTGGCGATCAGGTCGTCACAGTGCCCATTACACCGGTGCACACGTATGACGTCCAGATAAGTGACGCCAATGGTGTTGTTGTATTCAATAGCTTGCTAGCTGATGAGTTCAGCAGTAACGACTGGGGTACACGCTTTCGTATCTTGCAGTGGAGCCTTGGTCAGACCATTCTTAGGCTTGTTGTCTTCCTTGAGTGGGCCGATGACGAGACTGTCATAACGTATGACCAATACATCGAGCCCACTACAGGCCAGTTAGACGAGCGTGTTTGCTCAGAAGTACTGCCAGATCTCAGAAGCATTAAGATCGGCAGCACGGCAGTCTTTGGCAATGTTGTCCTGCGTGGCGGCTACAACACTAAGCTGGACCTAACAGCCAGCTCCGTAGATCTTGTTGATACACCGCCGAATGAATTTGGCTATGCCTCACAGCCGTTGCGAGTCAGCAATAAACTGACGCTGCACGCAACACCCGGTGCGGGTGCTGGACGTTATCCAGCCGACTGCAGCGAAGACAGTGTTTACCTGCGGCAGCTCAACTCAGCGGAAGGCGATGCACGAGGTAACTTCAAAATAGACTTGGATCCTTGTTATCGTGCGCAGCAGCCTATACGCACGCTGCTTTCAGCTGACCCTAGGCAAGTTGAAATCAGAGGGGCGACGCTGCAGCTGTACAACGACTGTGGGCCGTGTTGCGAGTGCGATGACTTCCTGGCCTGCTACGAGGCCATCAGGAAGCTACGTGATCGTTATGCAGACATGGTAGCCCGAGCGCAATCAGTGCGAGACATCTATGCAACTAACGTAGCTCGCTGGAATGCACAGCTATCATGCCGAAATAACCGTCGACTACGAGCCGAGATCAAGCTGCAGCAACCAAACTACGCGTGGCTATCAGCAGCCTACTGCAACAATACGCAGCAGTGCATACGCAACTTGGTGTTTGAGATTGATCTGTCTGGCTGCAGCTTCGCGCTCACGGACTATCACATCTGGTACGCCGGAGATTACGGTGATGACTGGGCCAGCATAGAACGTGTGTCACAGTATTCTATGGCAACGCCGGAGGGTTCGTGGCCGTACTTCAGATTTGTGGCAGCTCGTGTTGATCCCTATAGCATGCCTTACATCAACCTAGGTCTTATACCGGCTGCAGGCTCGTTTCCAGCCACGGTTGGCATATCTGTAGATGCTTACGCTGTGCCTAACCCTGTCATCAATGCGTATGGCTCACTTGTTCCTGGCTATCAGCCTGGGGTCGGGCCGGGTGCAGAATCGCTACAGTATCGGCTTGTAACTGAACCGGCTACAGCTCAAGGCTATCTGACAGGTTAGGTGCGCTGATGTCTAGAAATGTGGCATGGTACTCGCTTAATCAGCAACGGTGCTATCCGTTTGATGAACTAGCGTCGCTAGTGGACGATGCCGGCGTCAGCATTCCTACCAATATCATCTCTGATCTGCATATCTGCTTTCCACGGTCGTTGGCAAGATACGCCTATGTCAGTGGCATAACCGTTGGCGCCTCTGTTGTAAGCGCAGTGATACTGGGCGTAGATAGTCTGACTGCGCCCTCAACACCAGTGCCGTTGGCTGCTATACGGATACTGCGTCCGTTTATGCAGGACAAGCAGTATGCGCTCACACCACTGGCTGCCGGTGTCGGCGGCTGGATAGTGTTTGGCGACAACATAACAGAGTCCGGTCTGCGTACATGGCGTTGCTCCTCTGTAGGCCAGGCACAACTGCTGCCTAGAATTGCCAAAGCCTACCGTGACTTGCCAATTCAGTCGTTTGGCAAGCTAGGTGTATCAACAGCTTTGACCGGTATTGTCAAACTCATAGGCGGCGATGACATAGAGATAGTTCGCGAGTGTGTCGAGATACCTGGGCATGTGCCGGTTGCTAGCGATCTATGTGACAGCGAGAGCCCTGCAACGCGTGAGGCTATTGTCATTAGGCTCAAGAATACCGACAACAGCCAGCAGCGTAATGTCTTTGATATCTACAAAGGTCCGTGCGGTGACAGGCCTGAGAGCAACACATGCGGCGATCCGATACCTGTTGAAGCTATTGGCACCGTCACACCAGACTGCAGCGGCAATATTACCATCGAGTTCACAGGCTGTGGTGTTATCACTGACGTACACCGGGAGGCCTTTCTGGACAACGATGGCGAACTTGTCAGCACGGAAGATGTGTGCGGCGTCATTGTTGACTGCGGCCTAGGGCTTGGCGACATGTGTGTTACAGCTGCTCGTCTACCTACCGACGACGGCACGCTGCCCAACGAGTACGAAGACCTGTGTGTGTCCATATCCGACGAGTCCATCACTATCATCGATGAAGAAGAGCTAGATCCCTTCGTCATTGACTCAGAGGTGGAGGAGACAGAGGAAGACCCGGCGCTGCCCTTGGTTGATAACCTTTCCTCCCTGGTGGGCTGGACAACGCTGCTAGGAGGTTACTCTGTCGTAAGCGGCACGATACAAGCAACACAGCTTAGCGTCCGTAATCTGGCCTACAGGAATCTGCCGCTAGATACGGCCTATTACCGCAAAGTTGTTGTGGACATGCGGCTTACCAATGACATCAACAACACGCTAAACAACGGCAGTGTTGTATTCGGCATACAGTCTGTCGATGATGACTATCGCTGGATACAAGTGACAATGGATTGGGACGGGTTTTATGTTGGAACCCGTGGACTGGTTTTGATGGTACGTAGCCAAGGCCAGTTATCGGTTTTGAACTTCACGGCGTTGCCCGCGATGGCGCTGGATACGCTGTACAGAGTTGTCGTTGCCTGCTATCCTTCAGAAGATCCCAATTACAGCTGGGTGGTGGCTTATGTGCGTAATGCAGGAACTGGCGCTTTGCTTTGTAGCGTAGATCCGACAGCTGTAGCCTGGGACGGTAGTCTTAGCCGCTTTGGTGTAGAGAGTTACAAGGCCACCACAATATTTGACAGATTTGTCTTCACCAACAGCGGCGACCTTGTTTACACGTAGAGGTACATATGCCAATTGAAGAAGATGATTTTGAAGAAGGCTATCCTGAACAGCCCGTTGACGAAGATCAAGCTGAGGCCGCTGCCAACGCTATAGACTCGTTGCGAAACGAGCTACAAGCTGCTGCGGACGAAGAGGCTGATGAGGCTGATGATGAGCCGGCTGAGGAAGAGGATGCATACGATGTCGAAGATGAACCGGGTGAGCCTGTGCCGCCGGGCGACATCAACAAGCTGTGGGACGATATGCTTCGAACGGTGACGGCTGCAACTCGTAATGCAGTCTGGGAGACTGGCATTGAGTCCATATCGGCTCTATTGGCCACTGATCCTGCCAAGCTCATCAAACCGCACGGGCCGCTTACTGCCGACAATGTCAAAGACATTGAGGTCTGGGCTGCCAGGTACGGGCTGTGTTTCAAGCCTGCGGTTGCTGTTGTGGACACTACCAGGGCCGCTAGGTCTGCCCAGATTCGCAAACGCCTGCGATTTGCATGAGTGAGCGCATACTACAACCCGAGTTCCGTCCGTCGTTAGAGAACACCAAGTACCCGTTCTCTGATAAGGCCACATTGGTTAATGACGGCGGTGTCTTTATACCAGAGACAACGTTTCTGGATGCTGCACTGCATCCAGTAGGCGGAACTGTCGGTTTGTATTTATCGCAGGTGGTTGTGACGCAGCAGGAAGTTCGCATCGTTATTGGTGATTCAACTACAGCCACTAGAGCCTACGGCAGCTTCACACTGTTGAGCCCGCCTGACGTATTGCCATTGTTCGACTACTACGGACGAGCTGCAGGTGTGCTAGTATCTGAGGCCAACAGGCTAGCCATTTTCCAGACCTGGGGTACTGGTGCATTCAGCTTTGAGCAAGATCAAACTGAGTTCGTTGCCAGCTGCTGCATACCTACACCAGAAATAGGCCTGCGTGGTTTCTTACTGGATGACGGTACGTTGGTAACAGGCGATGTCTGGTTTGTTGGCGGCGCTGGGATTGTATTGTCTGCGCAGGAGGCTGTAATACCTGCAGGTGTGGGTGGTACGGCCCGACAGGTGTTGAGCGCGATTCGTATAGACGTTGTTGGTGATCCGTTATTCAACAGGCGACTAGGTACAGGGCTATTTGTTGCACCTAGGCATATCAAGACCATCACTGTCAAAGATGCGTCGAGAAGCCTTGTATGTTCTCCGGATCAATACGGCGACTTCAAGCTCACTGTAGGCAATCAGGACGCTGAAGATAGCATCCTGCGTATCCGCTCTACAGCGCAGGGGTTACTTATTGAGGTTGTGGGCGAAAAGCTAAACAGCATTCGGTGAGACTTCTGCAATGCAAGCACAAGCCGGCTGGTATAACACCAACGCAAATCGAACATGGCCTTTCACAGAAGTGTCGTCATGTTTCGTGCCGGATTCAACGATAGTGGACGCAGGCTTTATAGCTGGTGTCTTATCGGAATTTGACAGCGCTGTTCATAGCATATGGCTGGCAAGCGTAGCACGCACCGGTGATACGTTTGTATTCAGCTTCTACTCGGACGCACCTGGGCTCAACGAAGGTGTGTTCCAAGTTAGCCGAAGTCTTTCTGATCCAGTGTACGTGCCTGTATTTGTCGAAGCTGACACTGACGAAGAAGAGCCTGTCTCTGAGGTTGTGCCGCTAGAGATCTCAGAATCTGTCCTATCGACCGGCGATACGATAGACGACGTACGCTGGGAAGGGTTCGTTGTCTTTGGTAATCTTGCCGAGTTGGCAGCGCTGCTGACAGACGGTAACAGCCTGACAGGCACCATGATCATAGAGCCTGGTGTAGTTCAGAATCTTGTGGCAAGTTACGCTCGCAGTGTCAGCATAGCTAACGAGGATAGGACACGATTTGAAACTGATGAAGATTGCTCTGCTGTCGTATGGCCAGTAACGCCTCAAGACATATGGCCACGACAGATAGGCATGTGTGGTGATCTTCGACTGCAGGAGGGCATCTATTGCAGGCTAGAGCTGAACTCTGTTGATAACAGCATCACGGTCAGCGCTGACGTAGACAACGATAAGGTAAGCCCGTGTGAGCAACAGCCTGTATTTCAGCTAGAACAGGCTCCAGAGTTTGCCTCTACACTCGATGGTAGTCCTATGTGTAACGAAGTCCTGCGTACCGTCAATGGTGTGGGCGGCAGGACTATCTCATTGGTAGGCGGCGACGGTGTACAGATAGAGTTCGACCCTGTAACGGCTACGATAACCGTGGCTGTGAATATGCAGGGCATGGCAGTGTGTTACGGCGAGAACTGATATGGGCTATACAGGCGGACCATACAATTTTGATCCCGTGTTTGACCCGGCTGACTGTGAGGTTCCTGCCGTACAGCCAATCGAGGTGATTCCCGATATCACCAATTGCGAACTGCCCGATCCGCCAGAAGCCATCTTTGACTGCGACGCCAGCGGTCTGAGCGCCATACCTCCTGTGGATCTAGCTGCTGCTGTTTCTGGTGCAGCCGGCCCGCAAGGTTCACAGGGCGTGCCTGGCTTAAACGGCCTGAACGGTGTCGCCGGTCCGCAAGGGGCTCAAGGCGCCTCTGGCGCTGTCGGTATAAATGGCGCTGCCGTTGTGGTGCATGTCACAACGCTTATAGGCGGCGAATACTACAATGGCACGTTGTACCTTACGCATTACGACGGATCAACCTGGACACAAGACGTCCTAGATTGTTATGTGAAACACGCGCCCTCGGCAAACAATCTAGGCGTTCAAAATATGAACGTGTGGGCTATTGGCGTGATCCTTGGTGTCATGACGTCTAACAACGTCACTAGATATCTTGTTGAGGTCGAAGTATCGGTAGTTCCGGCTATGCCCATCACGATAGCCGTCGTCCCTACTGGTGACCCCCCGGTCGGAACCGGATCAGGCACAGGTGTGACCAACAATTTTCACTACGTGCCTACTGTTCCAGGTACTGTTCGATTCACTGTAGATGGTGCTGGTGAGGACTGGAATAAAGCCGGCTACGCCCAAGGTGATAAGGTCAACGGCACAGCGTTAAGCAATTGGAAGACTGCCGATCACAACTCTTTCGAATTCAGAACTAACTCTTTCAAAGCAGTAACTGCCGCAACACTAACTCAAGACTTAACAGGCGGTGGAACTGCCAGTGCAAGTGTAACTGGCGGAAGCAGCATTACTGTCGACGGCTGGATAATACCTTCTGGTGCAAAGCTAGCAAGCGGTACTCCGATCTTTGTAAGTGACGACGGAAAGGTCATGTCGTGGGCGCCAAGCTCGATTGAGGCTGTTACGGAGATTGCAGTTGATGGTACGGATCTGACACTCACTAAGCTTGAGTGTTTCGTATCGGCATTGTCGTCTGCCGAAGAGCCAGAAACAACAGAAACATGGCACGAAGGTACCGAGTGTCCAGAACCACCGGAGTAATGCCATGGTTGTGTTCTACGAGGGCGCGATACTGTTCGTAGATGGACAGATCGCCATGTCCGAGGATTGTTGCTGTGGTGAAGATCCCGGCGATTGCAAGTCATATTCAGATGAGAGCGCCCCGGATAGTCTGACACTTCGTATAAGCGGCTCTACAAACAACATCGACAACTGCGGAACGTCCGAAGATCCTATAACGCCTACCTGCAGTAGGTTTGATGCCGACTACGTCGTTGACCTTGTCGACGACAACGTAGGGTCTGCTAGCACTTGCTACACAACATACAGTGTCGATCAAGTGGCAAAAGTCGGCTGCCCTGGTTCTGAGAACTACGAGTATGGCTATGTGTCTTTCTTTGTGACTATATCGTATACACCTTCGACACGTACAAGGCGCATTGACGTAACACTCACCATAGGCCCTCAAGATGGAGCTGAGTGGACTATCACGGCGTATGACGAAGATTCTGACGTGGATCCCTATGAGCTAAGCAGCTTAAATGTTAGTCTAACGGTCGATCCAATTGATCCGAAACCAGGTGCCTGGTGTGATCATACTGGCGTGACGTTAGATATCACGGCCTAATCATGCAGTGTAAGTTTAAGCTAGGGGCCTACGGCGAAACTGTCTTTTGTAGGTATTGTGGCCGCAAAGCTACGTACAGAGGACGTTCGATTGTCGCCACATGCCGAGCTGAGCAGCCGCCCGACACAGGCGAAATAGAGGGCTGTGAGGATGCCCGAGAGCATGGCAAGTTTCTTATCGCATCTGCTTCTAGTCTGCTGTGGCCTCATACAGGCGGTGCTGCCTGGTCTTTAGACGCCTACCTCACTAGCCTGGCTGCAAGTGGGCACTGTGTTGTGGCCTACTATTCTGGCGGCACACCGCCTCCCGCCGAAGTAATCAACGGTGTGCGCTACATATTCTGTGAGAACGCCACCCCGGCTGAAGTCGTTGCCGCTGCCACAGAGTGCAAACCAAACCTGTTGATCACGGGCAGCAATGGCTTCTGGGAGGCAGCAGCCAAATGGCCAGGGCATAAGCTAGCCCGTGTGGCCTACTGGCGAGGACTAGTGCCTCTTGCGTCAGCAGTGCATTGCGATCTGCGCCCTAGTGAACACTTCGAAGTACTTGCCAACTTCGATGGCGTACTGACGAACTCCACATTTTCTCGTGATCTGCTGGCCAGACTAGGCGTGCCGGCACAGCGTATTGCCATCGCCAGACCACCACACCATATGAGTACAGAACCTAACGATACAGCGCGCAGCAAAGTGTTGATTGTCGGCTATAACAAGATGCGCAAGGACATAGTGCAAGCTTTGCAGCGCGAGTTTGATACAGAGGTCCTGGCTTACGACTCACCAGAGTCCGATCATCTAGCACCTGACGTGATGTTGGCCAAGTTTAGGCAGGCTGCTGTACTAGCCCATCCTACCTTTCTGTCAGAGTCGTACTCCAGGGTTATGGCTGAGGCAATGTCTGCAGGCTGCAGTATTGTCTATACGGCACTAGGACACCCTGCACGGCTTGTGGGCGACTCTGCCGGCATTGGCCTGCCGTTGACCGCTACGACCGACGAATGGCTTACAGCTGTGCGTAGAGCAATTAAGACAGGCTGTAACGGCAATCCTGCAGCCCTACAACGTGCGGCCTGGATAACAGAACACGACGATTGGGCGTTAGCCTTAGAGCACGCAGCTACTTCGGCGGTTAATGCGAACCCCTGCGGGCTGGATGTCGACTTGCTGCTACCGCCTCATCCAGGCTGTCGTACAGCTGTTGAACATTTCTCGTCTGTTCACAATGTTCGCACTGTTGAATGTGCACCAGCCAAGTTCAAGCTGCTCATAGTGTCAGCCTGGAATAATGACGTCATGGGCAGGCTTCAAAGCCTGTCTGCTCGTGGTCGTGTCGGCGTATGGTGGCAATCAGCGCTAGCACAAAGCGAGCTAGGCGATGAACTTGTAAGGCTCAATGAGGCTATTAACGCCGTACGTAAGGGCAAGCTGTGGTGTCTGTTTGCCTCATCTAAGCCTTTGGCTGATCTGCTACAAGCACAACACGTACGTTGCTATTGGTTACCAAATGTTGTGGCACCCGGCCTTGTAAGTGTTCCAGAAAGCTACAGTCCTGGCGAACGACCTGCTGTAGGTTTACTGGCGGCAGGGGTAGGTAGAAAGAATCACGCCAACGCACTAGCAGCCTGCGCACTGGCCAAGGCTACGCCGCATGTATTTGATCGAATGTTGCAGCATGCCGGCTACAAGGCGCTTATAGCCGCGCTGCAACTGCAGCCTGTTGCACACGATGTGCACGTAAGAGATAAGCAAAAGTCATACGACGTATTCGCTGGCTTAACCTGCACTATGCACATGAGCCACTCAGAAACCTGGTGTTATTCTGCTGCAGAGTCTATACTTTGCGGCACGCCGGCTATAACGTCATCGGCAGTCCCGTGTGTGGAAAATCTGCAAGATGGTATTGTAGCTCATGAGCAGCCTGCATCGGCGGCCGAGCTAATAACGAAGCTGCACACTGACACAGTTGCAAGAACTGCCCTGGCCAACAAACAACGACTCAACATGCTGGAACTAAGCTTTAGAAACGAGCTAGTTAGTCGAGCATCGCTTATCAGGGCACTGCAATGAGCCAGAAAAAGTTCATGCTACGTTTCCGCATGGCTGCCGGTGATGTGACTATGCTCACAGCCCTGGTTCGGGATATAAAGCTTACATATGGCGACAAGTACCTGATTGATGTCGACACCAACTATCCGGCGCTGTGGCACAACAATCCGTATCTGACGAAAATGGCCCGTAACACTGTTGGGCTTGTGTCACTAGATTTCAATAGCCGTGGTACTTACCGAAGCAGCCTAGGCCGAGCTCGGCGTGGTTATCACGAGCACTTCGTTACAGCCTTTCATAGAGAATTCGCAAGACTCACAGGCATACGTGTACCGTGCACTGCACCAAAGCCGGACATACATATCAGCGAGGAAGAGAAGAAGTCACCAATGGTCTCCGGACGCTACTGGGTTATCGTGCCCGGTGGAAAATCGGATATGACCACGAAGATCTGGCCGCAGCATCGCTATCAGGAGGTCGTGAATAGGTTACGACCCCTGGGTCTTAGATTTGTGCAGGAGGGCGCTACACACAAAAGCGAACATATGCACACACAGCTAGATAACGCGCTGTGCCTTCTTGGACAAACTAGTGTGCGAGACTTGATCGTCAATGTGTATCATGCTGAAGGCGTTGTATGCGGTATAACGTTCATGATGCATCTCGCTGCAGCTCTTGATAAGCCTTGCGTTGTGTTGGGTGGCGGTCGTGAAGATGTTTGGTGGGAAGCCTACAACGAGTTTGATAACTTCAAACAGTTTGGGCCTGCAGCAAGTGCTGTGCAGATGCCGCACCAGTACCTACATACACAAGGCTTACTACCATGCTGCCGTAAAGGCTGCTGGCGGCGGCGCACGGTGCCGCTAAATGATCGACGTAAAAGCCCAGAAGGCAAGCTCATGGATGGCAGCCTATGCCATCAACCTGTGCCTATATACGGCGGCTTTACACCACGCTGTATGGACATGATAACAACAGACCATGTGATCGAAGCTGTCATGTGGTATTACGAACAAGGCCTGCTGCCCCCGCCGGCACGAGTTGCAGGAGATATCGCCATGCCTCCAATAGGCAAACCAAAGAATACTTATGCTGACGAAGCCGTCTTTAATGCAGCCGTACAAGCTGCGTTGCGGGGGCCGACAACGGATCCTGACGAGTTCTTTATTCCTGACGAGTCTATGTCCATTAACGAGTCGTATCTTCCAGAGATAGTCAGAGAACCAGAGCTAGTTCGACCACCGTCGATTATGTCGGATAAACAAACTGGCCCAGCTATCGTGCATCCGCAGCATGTGCAGCTTACTGCATTGGAGAATCCTGCTGTAGGTGGTCGACTCACAGTGTGCGTGTATTGCAACGACAATCACATTGATAAGCATCGAAGATGCCTGCACTCGATTGTCAGCAGTCTGCCTCCGTCCAAGTTAGATCTGCGTGTACTGTGCCGAAACGTATCTACACACACTATGAAGTACTTGGACACCCTGCCTGTCAGCAAGGTGTACGTGGCCAGTGGTGGTGATTCTAAAGCCGCGTTAATGCGAAGCGCATTCTCAGACGCTAGCTTGCCAATAGGCACGCCCTGGCTAGCTTGGTTTGATGATGATTGTTATGTGCCAGCTGGCAGTAGATGGTTACAGATGTTGTCCGAGGAAATAGCGAGACCCGGTAAAGCCCCGCTCGGTATGCTGTGCCATAAGCAAATGCACATACTGCAGACTGATGGCGTCAAAGATCCAAGAGACTGGTTTAGGAACTCACCATGGTTCAAAGGTCGTGGCTTTCGCACGAAGCTAGGCACAGAGGCGCCTAACGGAAACACCATTCACTACCCTACGCGCGGTGTCTGGGTCATAGCCAAGAGCGCGATTGCTGACTGCCTAGTACCGGACGTTCGTGTCTCGGATGATAGCCTTGAAATCTGCATTGGTGAGCAGCTGTGGCAGGGTGGCTATGAGCTCAGATCCATTGATACGCAACGTAAGCTACTGCACGTATTGCCTGTCAATGCGGCCCATGTGACAACTTCGTACAACTGGTATTCTTGATCTGTCTTGTCGCTGTAATGGCTGTTAGGATGAGATATACCGCCAGCAGAAAAGCTGACGTATATGTCGTTCACGAGGTACGTTAAATGGCTACAGCACGAGGAATCAACCTTCGACGTCACGCGCAAACGCGGCTGTTCGTTGCCAATCGCGGCGATGGCTTTCGCTTCATTGTCGAGGCCTACGACCCGCTCAATATGCCTGCCGAGATCTTCTTGTTTGAGAAGCGTCTCATTGATCCGTATACGGGCACAACCACGGACAGATTCGTTGGTGTTGCCTCGCCGTTCGATCTTGTTGTCTTTCCGGCAAACACTCCGGATGACACACAAATTCCTGCCTACTTCAGGAAGAGTCTTATCGACGGCATCCTGCCTACGCAAGCGCAGGCTGACGACGTATGGCAGCTCATCTACGAGGAAGTGAACGGGCTTGTAGAGGCTATGAACAGGATGGAGCAGCTGCAAGAGACAGAGGATGTCCGTTGCGGTGAGCCGTCTGAAAGTTCAGAGTCAGCTAGTGATTCTGTGGAGGGCTGAGCATGGCCTACGAACTAACAGATCCGATTGTTGATCAGCTGATCAAGCGAGCCGATATACAGAAAGCATTTCCAGCTCTCAAGACATTGGCGCTGAAGCTACAGCAAGCTGCCGTCAAGAAGACCAAGACACGTTGTTGTGGTCGTAAGAAGGCGCGTATCAACAAGTCTGTCTATGACTCTGCCCGTACGGCCATAGGCGAATTCACGAATGCCCAGAAGCTTAGTCTTAAGAAGATGCTGGGTGTTGACCGTGTGCTTGTCACATTTGTAGATCGAGCAGGAAGAACCAGGAAGCAGTTCTTCAGCTAAATTCTGCTGAACTATGTGGCATAATCTTATGCAGGTGTACGCTAGCATCTGCGACCGCCTTTGGGCGCCTCTATAACTATTGGGCGCCTCTATAACTAGCGCACGGTATCCGCCGACACCGTGATCTTGCCTCGCTGACATCTTTCAGCCGATGACACTGAAAGGTGTCAGCCGGGGCTGCGATCTTAGAGTTGCGTGTTACAGGAGTCCCTACCACTCCGAAAACATGTAGACACTCTAAGATCGCAGAACACCAAAAGAGAAACGGGAATTTTGACGATCGATTCCCGTTTCTTTAGGTATCACAAATCTAGGAGAACTGGATGGCAAGAAAAGCAAAAGTGCTGCCACCGTACGGGCAACACAAGACTAAGCCCAAGACCGTGCAAGAGCGACCACTAGTTGCAGGCGAAGAGTGCGCGGTCATGTATGTGCCCAACCACAGGACACCATTGCTGGCGCACAAGGACTGTCCGTGGCCAATCATGAACATGCTCACAGAGAATACCGTCGGGCAGTTCGTTGCTGCCTTTCTATGTGAGCTGCATAGCCCTGAGTACAACTGGCACTGGAGTGAACATCCGCCCAGCTGGATGGATCCTGTGTGGTTCATGCACATGGCGCAGAAGGACGAGGCTGTGTGCGCTCTGTTAAATAAGGCATTGCGTAAGAATTCCAAAGAGGTCGTACTCAAGCCGTTGAAAAAGGAGCTAGCGCGTGTGTTTGAGGAACAGTATCTGCCGGCCATGATGCATAAGTTTGATGAGCTGACAGAAAATCTGGCAGACTGGCTGGTCTGTCATGTGGGGGCTATGGTGGCTGACGAAAACCTGAAAAAGAGCAACGAGAAATACTATGCCGGTTTACGCGATAGAGCAGTATGAGTTGTATGTGGCTAGGCACCATGTGACAGCTATCGATGCTGCCGAGGCCATAGAAAAGATTCTCAATGGAGACTATGACTCAAACGACGATCCTACCTTGGACTATGTAGAGGTTGCAGACAGCTATGGTTTTTCTGTAGCTGATTGTGAGCTACCAGAAGGCACCATTGAACAGCTGCTTGAACGTGGTGTCATACGGGGCTCTGAAGAGATACTGCCGTCCATTCGACGCGTAGAACAAATCGACTAGCTGCATGTTCAATGCAGCACTACAATGAGCGTGTTCATTTCTTTAACCGGAGAAAATCATGATTAGCGTAGTTGAAGACCAGACGATTATTGAGTTGGGCCGTGGTATTGTTGTTCTGGAAAGTGACCTGCCCGGCCAGAAGGGCATTGCGGAACTGCAGAACTCAGAGACGATACGATTTGCCATGAAGACCGCACAGCTTCGCGGGCTGCCGGACCCTCGGCTGTCCAATACTGTGCCCCATCCGTATGCCATCGACAAGGAAGGCGAACTCGTCAAGCTTGGCAGTCCTCAAGTCGTCAGTCGTTTCCGCATTGATATTCCTGTCACGGGACCGTTGCTCTGATGTCAGCAATCACAAACCAACAACTTGTTTCTGTACTCGGCATTCCTGAGTTTGAGTACATCAGGATGCTGTCTTACGGTAGGCTAGTGAATATCGTCGGTGTCTACACCGGCACAACTGAAGTGACGCTCAGTGTGTTGGCAGCGGTGGCTACTGTGGCTAATCTGGCCCGACAACTGTCGCTACCTGCGGCTGAACAGTACTTGCTGCTGCCGGACATACAGGCGCTGTACAGCTGCCCCGACGCCACTGGTAGTACCTTGCCGCACATGTTCGTCGATGTCTATGATCGACGATTTGTTGAGTTGCGCTGCGGCAAACATGACGTCATGATTGATCTTAGTACCGGCAGGCACATCCATGCGCAGAATATTGACTTCGTGACGAAGCTAACTGTCAATATTACTGCTCTGGTTTGGCGTGTTCGAGAGCTAGTGAAGAACAAGTATCCAACTGGAGCTAAAAATGAACCCAGCCTCATTGACGGCAGTGCGCAGGAAAATTATGACGGATGATGCCACATTCGTCACCACAGCGCTGCTGGTGTTCACAGACATGTACATTGAGGACTGGTCACAGCCAGATGCTCTGAGTTGGACCCCGGAGACAATAGTCGCCGAGCTGCAGGACGACCTAGGCATAAAGATCTCATCTAGGATGCTTGATCGCATCATGACTGGAATCGCCCTGCTGACCACTGACGACTTCTACAAGCGAATTAGCTTCTTTATCACTTACTGCAACATATTGAGCGGCAGTGACGCGATGCCTGGTGAGTTCGATCCTGCCGACGCAGCGGAGTGTGCCTGGGGCATTACCGAAGCCTATCTACTTGAACCGCCTGAAGAAGACTCGCCATTCTCAGAAGAGATCTGCGCCTACATAGGCGAAGTCCTCAAGCAGGAGGGTATTCTGACCCCACCTGACGTGCTTCGTATAGCCGGGCTGCCGCCTGCTAACTTTGGTTCAATGGCCACTGACGATCCGGAGCAGTTCGCAGCCACTTACCAGCGACAGCAGGAAGCGTCGCAAGACATAGTCGACGCGCTACAGGAACAGCTGCAGGCTCTGCTAGGCCAGCTATCTAGCCTCAAGCTGGAGCACGGCTCGACTAAGGATCTACTGGCCAGAGTGGCTGGTTCGATCTGAGATGTAATTAGCGCTAATTAAATTCAACCTCAAGGAACAGCCCGAACAGGGCTGTTTTCGTTTCATGACTATACAGTTCGGCGTACTACCCTTCACATTCTGGGTCGGTGTTGATCAGATTGAAACCCTGATCAATGAAGCGGCCCACAGAGATCCAGGCTTTGTCGATAAGCTGGATAAGACAATATTCACCTGTGTACCTAGGGGCTCATGGCTGTATGTGAGCATCCCGCATAAGAAATTGAACGCCGCCAGGGCGAACATTTCCAAGCTATGGGGCACTTTGCCCGACGATACAAAGCTTGCCTTCCAGGCCAGCTATTTGCAGCAGGCTGTTATGTACATGCGACGCATCATACAAACCCTAACTGCACTTGGCATAGACACAGCCGAGGCTACAGCTGCGCTGGGTGGACCCATCAACAATGTGCTCAAGTCATTGCCCAGGCCGCTTGTTAGATTGGATTGTGATGACAGTGAATAGATAAGGGCCGCAGGTTTTAGCCTACGGCCCTCTAACAAGTAACCGACTGTGAGTACTAGCTGTGTCCTTTGGGCATATTGGCCAAGCAGTGGTACACAAGCGATAGTTCACGTCGGGCTTCGTCGGTCAGCTGCCTGGCATCGGCAGTCTTGAATATGGGCTGCTGCCCTGCCTCTTCAAGCAACATCTCAAGCTTGCGAGCTTCAGGTCTGGGCAAGGTGGCAGCTACTTCCGCCATCTTGTCGCCGCAGACAACCAAACCATCGATAACTTCTTTCGCAGCATCTCCGAGCAGATCCTGCACATCGCTGAGAGCCAACTTGGCCAGCTGGTCACGATTGTAGATCGTACCAGTAACCAACTGACAGGCGTCCTTCGACAGCTGCTTGGCAGCTCGGAAGGTTATCTTGCAGAAGATGTCTTCCGGCATAGGCACTGTGTCGGAGTATCTGCCGGCGATCTTGTAGGTCTGGTCGAACTGATCAACAGTCTCGGCAGCGGCCTTAACCGTGGAGGCATCCAAAGCCAGCGATGCTTGTGACTCGATAGTGTCAGCAAGCTTGAGCATGCCTTGGCGTGTGTCCTCGGCAACTTTTGAGGTCAGTAGCAGGCGCTGCCTAATAGCTGCAGCAGCTTCTTTTGGATCGTACATGCCGTGTCCGGCCATCCGATCAAGCACTTCCAGCGTATCATCACTGAGACCAGCGCCGTATTCGGCCATCTTCTCAAGGATCTTGGACGCGATCTTGTGACGATGCTCAAAGACAAAGCTGGCTCGATTGGAGATCAACCAGTCGGCAGCCTTCTTCACTTCCAACGTATTGGTCATACGATACCGACGGTATTTACGGTGATCGTCACCGACCCATACAATGGCGAAGGAAGAATCGGAAAGCTCGTCTTCTGCCGTTTTGACACGAGACGAATAACGAATCGCCGCGTCATTCATGTCGCCTAGAATGCCGAAGTAACGACCAGCCCCCTCAAAGCGCTGCTGAATCCAGTTAGCTGTCTTTGTAGGCATGTCGATACGCTGTTCGATAAAGTACAGGTAGTTCAGCATCGTGGCCGCTTTGTTGTGGCAACGAAAGCGCTTGTTGGCTGGATCGGCATAGGCTGCGGGAGGCAAATCGTCTCCGAACATGGTTTCTTCGGCACTAGCTTCCTTCACATAGTCCGGAAGATCGTATAGCTTGGCGATCTTGTGGAGCTCGTGAAGACCTGTGTCCATCGCTGAATCGAGGATTTGAGTCATGGTATCCCTCCGCTCGTTTTTAGAAGCGGTGTCCTGGGTTAAGGTACTGGCTGGGCTGGGCGTTAGGCCCACTGCAGCATCGCTTCCGACTACCGCAGAATGTCCTGTGTGTAGGCAAGGTCGCCTGGAAATCTTTGACAGCAGGCCATTCAATTGGCAGTGGGCTTATTGCCGTCATTGTGCATTTGCTGGCGATATGTTGCAACTGGCAAGTGCGGCCTGGCAGCTTGACGTCGAGTCTGTTATCACGCGTTTGAACGAACAAGGCCATGCGCTGCCTACACATCGATCGTTTCTAGCTGCGCACAAGCAACATGTTGTAGCCAACCAGACAATGACTGCCGAGCTATGGCAGCACGCCAAATTAGGCCTCATTCATCATAACACAGGCCTTTCTGACTTGATACATAAGCTGTCCTGGCGCAGTGAACTGCCGGCGTCATGGGCCGATCAGGGCTTGAGCCAGCTTGTGGGTCATGTGGACGCAGATTACCTGCGCAACATGCTGGAGAGATCCGACGGCGCAGCCACGAATAAACGACAAAGCAACGTACTGCCCGGTACCAACTGGTCCTCAGTACTTGTTCTGCCTATGTACGACTTGCCCGGCAGGATATGCCGATTTCTGTTCATTGGTCGTGACGCCAGCAGCAAGGATTACGTGTGGCATAGCACGCTATCGTCTGTGGCGTCATCTACGGAGTCAGGCCTGCACTTCTGCCCCGACATACGTCGTAGCTCATTGGACTGGGACAAAAGTGCTGTCGTTATCAACAGTATCGTAGACGGAATGCCTCTGCACATCAGACAGCTTGAGCAGTCAGCGCGAGGACTGCCACTGATCCTATGTGACACCGGCTATACTCAGCGCGGTCATGCTGTGCACCCTATCTACAGCTGGCAGATGTTCACAAATAGAACACTCATATTCTGGTGCAACAGGCTGACAGCCGACATCGTAGCCCATGCTGCCAGGAGTAACGGGAAGATCATAATCAGCCAGCAGGTTGACGATAGGGCTACGTTTCTTCGACACCAGGAACCCAATAACTTTCTGTTGTCGTGCCGGAGAAATGCTGTCCCGTGGGCACAAGCAGTAGCTACTTACTGCCGTGAGGTCGGTGTGGACGAACAAGAGGAACTACTGGTCGACCTGCCAAAGTTTGGCGTCGATCCGAACATCGTCATAGCTCAGAGCAGGCTTGTACGTACGGCTAGATCTCTACCTACAACTTACTGGGTGACCAGCAGTGGCCGAACCAGAAAAGGACAGCTGATATCTGCAACAGGTGATTACTGGTGTTTGCACTCAGGTCATGCTCAGGAGATGTTGATCGATGCTGATCTGGTGCTGGACAAAGCGATAACTAAGCCCAGCACCGGGGAGCTGTATTACACAGGACACATTGGCTATTACGGAAAACGAGTACCATTTTGCGCACCCAAGAGACTGCTCGCAGGCAACACACTAGACTGGATGCAACAATGCCTTGTTCAGGCGCGACTGGGTGTACCGCAATGTCACCCGCAACTAAGCCATCAGTTGTTCCATATGGCTGTTGGCCTTCGTAATCCTGTCTGCGTGCGGGGCAATGACACAGTCGGCTGGAACTCCGAGCTGGCTGGCATTGTGTTCCCTACTTTTTGTCTCTCTAGGGCCGGCACCACACAGGCTGTAAACTTCCTGCCCGATGAGAACACACCCTGTATGGACTTTAGTCAGCCTGCTGGACTAACAGCATCTGATGCTTATGCTTTGACTCGGCCATGTGGACCGCTTGTGTACGCAATGTTGCTAGCCGTGCTGCGCAACATACTGGCACCGATCTACAACTATGCGCCAAGCAACATCTGTATATGCGGCCCATCATCCTGGGCAGCTATAGAGCTGGCAGCAGGGCTTGGCTGCCCGGCTGTGTCAGGTAAGCAGCTTTCCAGCTGGCCTCACAACTGGCCGGCTATACGGGACTTGCGCAGTGCTGACAACACGTCAGTTCTTCGCAAGCTCATTCACAACACTGGTCGGACAGTGAACAACTGCATTACGATTGGTAGGCCGTTGACTGCGCTGGCCAGTGTCTTCACAGACAGATGGATCGCCATAACTGAATACAACAGCATAGATCTGCCTGCTTCGGCCATAGCTGCCGCACGGGCGCTGTTGGTGAACTACCTGGCAGATCTGGCCAGACGTAGCTTTAGACGAGAGGACGACCGCTATCTTGGTCGTTATCAGGAGCTGGCTAAAGACCTGCGCAGCTACCTTGTGAACACTGGCGTGGATACGACTGCATTATCTGCAGGCTTGAATAGGGTGCTCACTGAGTCTGTTGCCGACAAAGCAACAGTCATAGGCTCTATTGTGGCTCAGGCTGTCATCAACAAACAACTGCCTTTGATTACCGAGGGCTATAGTCGCTCAAGCAAACTCGCATTGTTGAAGCAGCCGTCCGGTGCCGTAATAGGCAAGCCACCATCTATAAAGCTTACCCGTGCCGCGTGGAATCGTTGCATAGGTAAGGAACCAATCGACCCACGCATGTTCGACCAGATACCGACCATGCTAGACCGAGCGGGTAGGTTGCACGACGCAGGTCACAACTATGTCTGCTTCAGCTCACGATGGCTGAGCAATCTCATAGCGGAGGCATCTCGTCCCAATTGACGCTTGTCGGATGCATGACTGACAGGGCGTGGCCACTGATCTTGATGTTTGCCATCTCGGCAACATTTGGCCACTGCTTGCGTCGATAGCACAGCGAGCATACGCCTATGTTGACGGCGTTTGCAAAGTCGTCAGGTCCGGCCTTCTCGTTGCGTATGATGGTGTGAATATCTGAACCCGTTCGGCTAGACACGTCGTCCACCACCAAGGACAGGAAGTCGTGCAGCAGCCCTGTCTGTGACGGATTGAGGAAGTCGTACTTGAAGAATCTTATGTAGCACAACTTGATCAATGCGCACGTAAGCTCGAATGATCGTGCTTTGCACAGCCTGTAGTGATCTCGTTGTTCTGTGCTTTCGTTGAACGGTATGTGCCGCATCATTGGGCCGGCAGTGGCTCTGATGTAGGCGATAGGGAAGCTGCGGTCGACAGGCAGACCTGCCTTCACCATGATCTCTTCGCGCATGTCACCAGCGCCGGTGTAATCGTGGCAAGCATATGAGCACTTGAGCTCGCTCATTATCTTCAACGCCATGTCGGCTTCTACGAATGGCGCATGTGGCGTCAGCGAACGATGCCCGTATATGACGTCGATCTTTCCACCAGGGCGCATACCTAGCACGGCAAACACCGTGTAACTGATCTGGTCCTGACCACCGCCACCCCAGTCTATAGCCAGCATGCGCACTGTGTATTGATTCATTACACGCTTAGCCTCTTCAATCGTGTTTGCGTGTAATGTGGCGGCAGACTTCAGATCAGTTACAGATACAAGCTTGGCCCCGTAGTCATAGCTTGTGCCGCATACTTCGTTGTAGAAGACGTGTGGAGGTGTATTGCCGAGTCCTTCACGCTTCATCAGCAGTTCGTTCCACTTCTTTGGCTTAGCGAAGTGAAGCGGAAAAATGATTTGTGGCATGTGGTAGCTGGCGTGCTCTAGTCTCTTCTCTTCTACACGATGTATCCATCGACCAGTTCGAGGGTATATCGGCTTGCTGCACTTAGCGCACACCACAGCCGGGGCTCGTTCGCTTATCTCTCGTTCGATGATTCGCGGGCCTATCATCTTGTCCAGGTCGTGGTCCAGTGACGGAATATTCCATTTGCCGCACTCGCGACATTTGATGCACCATTCCGCCATGGAGCCGTCTATCCACAGATTTTCTAGCGGCCCATCCAGCGTTTTGGGCGTTCCGCTAAATTGCTCAAGACCATATTTCTTCGAGCCTGAGATGGTCTCACGAATAATCGGAATGAAGGCTGGATCAATGTCCTGGCAGTTTGCCCATGCACAACTATTTAACAGCACAGAGTGTGGTGTTGTTGTCTCGACGTCGTATACGTCGTGTAGACCTACATCTACAATTGCTAGCAGTTCGACAGGTACAAGCTGTCTATCCGCTGCGCCAACGTTAGATATTTTGATTGAAGCTCCGGTCGTTTCTGCGCCATGCGAATATAATAGCGCTTCTTTGCTTTCCGTCTTGCATGTTCCTGCCAGCACTTGCCGGGACAGACCACTCGATCGACGCGCGCATGTTTGCTGAGTATTGTCGTCCGACAACCGCATACCGTGCACGGCGGCATCACAGTAGTCTGTATTGTTCGTTGCTTCTTTCGATAAGTCTCTTTGTATTGCCTTAGCTTCTCTGGATGTGCCCTCATCCATTGTCGAATCAACATTCGATTGCGTTCCGCAGCTTCCGGAACTCGCTCGAAATAGCTGCGACGACGCTGCCGTATTTTCTCTCGATTTCTTGTAGCAAAACGCTTCCTTTCGAATCGTTTCTTTTCCATGACACAGTCCGGGCAGTTCGGGAACCATGGTAAGTCGTTCCGACGGCGCAACATCCGTAACCGGAACCGTTTCCCGCAAAACATACAGGTCGCCATGTCGTTCCGCCCAGTACAGCGGAGCTTGTATCGCATGCATGGCGGCGTCAGTGCCTGTAGATCCTCCATGAGTCTCACAGCCGCCCAAGCCTCGACATACAGCATCGGGTACTGTCTGTAACCCGGTACGTTCCGAGTCAGTACATGCGATGGATACCCATGATCCGTCATCCATTCGCTCAAAAGACTGACCTCGTCGTGTTGGAACCCGTTGGTACAAAAAATCAGCGTCGGTGAATCCGCTCGACCTGAGCGGCTCCCATCGTCTGCCAGCCACCAAGCAATGGTCGGCAAAAAGCCTACCTTGTCGATCATCTCCAGAGCTCTTGGTGTCACTGTCTTGATTCCGTTTGGATACCAGAGGCTCCGCAAGCACTTGAAAACCGGAACCTCGGCAGTCCAAAATCTTCCCGACCAGTAGCCTTGTTTGCTCTTCTTCGATCTGGAAGGTGCGCCGTAAACGAACTCGGACAATATTGTGTACTTGTGCCAGAGATATGCCTGTTGGCTGGGCCCGTGTACTGCGTGGTAGCTTCCTCTCAGCGCTATGTGTCCGTCCCCTAGCAGTGTTCCGAGCACTGTCTGCCATTGTAGTTGACTCAGCTGATTCCGCTGTACAGCCTGCCTGACAATTTTTGCTTGTTTGGCTGCCTGAGTCGGCGACAGCTTTGATGATCGAGGAAACTCTAAAACATCCGGTGGCTGTGCCCACCCAGCTTTCTGCTGTGGCATCGACGAATCTCCCATTTGTCAGTAGAAGTCGGTAGCAGCGACGACGACCAGCATACCACTTCTTTATGACATGGGTCCATATCAAATGACCATCTTCCGAGAAAGCTTTTATCGGAGTGCCTACAGCTACGTCGCGAATGAGTACCTGGCCGGACGGTGTACTGACATATGTATTATCGCCGCGTGCCGATTCATCGTAGGTGTTCTTATCGGCCGGTATTCCACGTATACGATCAACAGAAAGGAAGGCATACGAGAAGAACATAAGCGACTGATTAAGGAACGACCGCTGCAAAACATTGGACGTTGTCCTGGCGTCAATAAACATGTGACGGATCGGCGACGTGTCGATCAGAGGACGAACGTAGTTGGAAGAGAATCGCCGTATGTGTTCGTACAGCGGCGATATGAACAACGTTTTGAAATACGGAAGACTACAGGTCTGCACGACACCCTGTGCGGACAACGACTGTGTCTTGCCCACCTGACGACCGGCTATGACGGTGGTCTTCTTGGGCAGATGCGTAGCGAAGAGAGGTTCAAACGGATAGTGATCTTGGAGGGTCAAGGGTTCGCCGCTGAGATTCAACATCATTGGCAGCAACGGCGATAGGTTGTATAGATTACGCCCGGCCATGTGCCGGCTCCACGTATCCATCAACATGTCAAAATCAGCCGGCTTGATGTTGGTGTCAGTAGTTAGTGCGAGACTCATTGGGTCAGTACCTCCTGCAACAGTATAGCCCTTAATGGATGCTGTTAAAAGGCAGCGCAGCGATGCGCTCAACTGACCTGAGGTGATTGATGAAGAACAAAACTACTACAGAGTTATTTGTGGCCAGTGTCGTTGGCGGATTGCTGACGATACCCGTACTTGGCCTAATTCCCGTGATCAGCGTTACCCTATCGTTGTTGTTGCTGATGTCTATAGCACATCTCGGAGACAAACTGAAATGACACTGCTTCTGCTGGTACTTGTCGTTGGCTTGGCCGGCAATCAGCTGGTCGAGGTGTTACACCATGGTTCCGTATTTTTGCCGCTTCGAAAGTTCGCTGCGGCTAAGCGTAGCTCTTCAAACAAGACGGACGCACTGCTCGGTGAGCTGTTTACATGCCCGTTCTGCATGGCCCACCATGCGTGTTTGCTTATGTCGTTGTTTGCTGTATTGCTGTTACCTCTGTCGTTGTGGCAATGCTTGCTGGCTCTGCCTGTCATGTGGTTTGCCTCAACAAAGGTAGCTACGCTGGTCAACGACTACACGCACAGTGTATGCCGTGGCCCTAAGGACGATGTCGTCGTAGAGGATGTAGAAGTACAGCCACAGGAGGTAGCCATTACAGACGAGGTGACCAACAATGGGTGAACAACAAACATTCCAAGAGCGTGGCGTCTGGCAGGCAGTGGCAGCCGCAAAGGAATTGCTGGCCAATATTGCCGAGCTCAATGGTGTTGCCATCATCTTCGACTGGAAGGACACCTTGAACGACAACTGCATCGGATCCATCTGTGCCAATCGTAACGGCAACATGCTCGGGCAGAGCGTGGAGCCTATGGCACTGATATCGATGCTGTCGCAATGCAAGGAGCTTCAAGATCGTCTGTTGATTGCTATGTGTTCGTGGACAGCGGCAGCCGTTGCGCAGCCGAAGCAAGGAGAGTTGTATGGCGCAGACGCCACCATTCAAGCCGGGGAAGAAGCTGCTGAAGCCCTCAAAGCCGAGTTCGCCTCCAAGCGAGCAGAACACGACGGTACTGCCGACGATAGCAGCGCTGGTTGAAGAGCTAGGTATTGATCGAGACTGGGACTACATCGTTATCGGAGATGGTTCCGGTACAAGTCTGAAGAAGCCTATTGGCTGGGGTGCAGCGGTCGTACACAACACAGGCCGTATTCACAGCGTGTACGGATCAGCTTCGCACGGCACAAACATCGTGGCTGAAATCATGGCGCTGGCATACGCGCTGGTGTTCATAGAGCCTCGTGTCAAACTAGGTAGGACAGCGAAGATAGCACTGGTAACGGACTGCCAGTACGTAGCCCAATGTGGAAATAGGCAGGTCAGGCGTAGTAAGCATGCAAGCCTATGGGCAATGGTCGATTCATTTGCCCGTATAGGCCTCCAGCTTCGCTTCTACTGGCTTCATAGGGAGAGGGTCGGCCTAAATCACTATGCCCATGTCTTGGCCAATATCGCCCGTCTGAAGGCCCACGGGCTAGGAGCTACGGCTCTTGAGGGGTTTGATGTCCCCTCAATATTAGACATAACCCCAGAGGAGTGAGCTATGCCGGCGCTGATAACAGGTGCCCCAAGACGGCTAGTGCTGCCAGTCACGGATACGACAGGCAACTGTAACTATGCACTGATTCGTGTAACACGAGACACGGTCAGACGATTCAAAGTACGAGCAGCCCAACTGAAGCTGCTGCAACTGACAGACTCGGAGCTATACGCAATGGAGTTCTGGTGTGGTGCTGACGAGTCAGCCTCGTTCTGTCTGTCGCGTGCAGTGCTTCAGCTTGATGATGATCCAAGAATCGACATCGACAAGTTGTCAGAGGGTCAAGGTGTTGTTCTACCTGACGGTCTGACAACTCTGGTAGGGCTAGATCATCCAACGGTCTGTCATACAACGTACCTGACAGTGCACACAGGAAGATCAAGCAGCAGTCGACCTCATGTATGTTGGAGAGCCAACTACAAAAACAGTGATGTTGAACTCAGTACGGCAGCAGTCTCCATCAACAATCTTGAAGACATTCTGCATATGGATTTGATTAGCGCTAATTACATCCCAACTGATTGAAAAATGAGGTGTTTTTGGTTGCGTTAGCAACCCCTGAATGAACGAGCACGAAGTGCGAGTGAATTTACTGGTTGTAAACCAGTGAGAGGGTTATCCCTTTAGGGGATTCATACTAAAGTTGCCTCCGCGTTGGCACATATACTAAAGTTATTTTGAGATTCCTGAGTTCTTTCTGACAGGGGTTTTTTGACACCGTTTTTGACTGGATTTTGCATGTGTCTGACGATAGTGAAAAACGACTACGTTTTCATGTCACTGGGCTTCTGAATGGGGCTCGATATCGTGCTCAGAGATACGCCTTATCGTCGTTGATTACTACCACCGACACTGACGGCGCTTCTGGTGGTTACAACCGTCGATTTGTTGCAGGTGTTCCTGCTTTGCTAGAGCTATGGCGTACTCGTTTGTGGCTTCTTCGTAACAGAGGCTGGAACAACACAGAGGGATCGAACTGGCTGTTTACACTGAACTGTCCGCCGGCAGGTGTTCTTACCTGGCCGTGTCGTACTTACACGTGTCGACAGGCCCGTATTTGTCCTTTCTGTTGGGCTCGTGACTACGTCGGATACATATACGACCGCATAGAGCGCTATCTGTTCTATGCTGCCCCGCCGGGAACAAGTGAGCCGGTGAACATAGCCGACATAATCACGTTGGTCGACACGTATCGTTGGCCTATCGAGCTGTCTCCAGCAGATATCGCTATCAAAATCTCTGTGTTGCGTGAAAGTTATGCGGCATCGCTGCGTGCAGGACTCGGTGGTTCATTGTTGTGGAGTGTTGAGCCATCAGATGTACGCAAAAGCCTTTCCGAACATTGGGTGGTCAAGGCGCGTATGCTGAAGCTCATCCCTGGTAACGATCGATTCACACTCCCATCGGACTTTGACCTGGAGCGTGTTGTTTCTCGTGAGTTTGGTGTTGGTCGTCGTGCACTGGTTGCCGCTGTAGGCAGAACACTTCGGTATCCACGGCAGCTTATGTTCGGTCCACCAGGCCCTATTGTCACTTGGCTGAACTCGTTGCATGTGAAAGGATCATCCGGTAGATCGAAACCTGTGCGTCTGTTATCGTTGTACGGTGTGTTACGTGGCGGACGTAATTAGCGCTAATTACATTCGACTAGTTATTGAACAGGAGAAAAGCGTGTCGAATACTGACAGCCCCTACTACTACAGCGATCAGACGGACAACGTCGAAGCGTTGTTAGAGGCCGGCGTAGCCAGCCTTGAGATAGATCTGCGCTACGTCAATTGTTTGGAGAAGCACGGCATCACAACTGTGCGACAGCTGCTAGAACGCAAGCGAGAAGACTTGCGAGGCATCTACGGTTTCGGTGATCGTGCGTTGTCTCAGATCTTGCACGCGTTACAGCGAAAAGGCATTCGTAGACAGATCGAGGACGATGCTGCCTCGAAGATGAGCGCCTCCGAAGCCATAGCTGCAGCTCTGCCGTTATTGCACGAGGCTATAACGTTGGGCAGACAGCATGAGATATTGTCTGCTAAGCTGCGGCGTGTGCTGATGTTGTTGGAACATTGTTCGGTTTAGGGCACGGAGGTCGTAATGGTTACAATCGAGACATACAAAGACGATGTAAATAAACGCTGGTTCGCCGAGATCGTTGGTGTGCCGGCATCTCGTTGCGAGGGACATTCGCTTGTCGAAGCTGTTGGAAAACTGATTGTTGCCAAGGCCCGTAGGATTGGGCTGGTCATCAATCACAATCCAAGCAGGGACAGACTGCGTTAGTGACCTTACTGTCTACACGGACGCTGACAGTTGTTTAAGGAGGCGCGACATGCTGGACACTCCCGAGGTGCTTAATCGTTTCCCTCACAACGGAGGAGATCTGTGCTGTAGTTGTCAGAGGTTAGCCATAGACGGCGAGGACTGCCATCGGTTACAGTCATTACGGCAGCTGGAGGCCACTTACGTGATGAGTGTTCGACTACTGCATTGTGCTGACTACATAGCCTCGTCGCCTTCACCCAAGGCAACATAGTACTTGGATGACTATTATGCCGGAAACGGATGTCCAGAGTCCTAAGCCTGGCCGCGTGCCGTGCCTCAAATGTCTAAAGATGTTTGACTCTGTTGATCGCTGTCGTAATCGAATATGCGGAGCTTGCACTCGTAAGAATGACGAGGTTCGTATCCCGCGTGTCATTGCTGTTAACTCACTGGAGGGCGGTGCCGGACTTGAGTCCGACCTAGAAGTATAAAAGGAGACATATGCCTGCGACGGCTATAGCGATACTCACAGCCGATTTGCATTTATGTGACTACACATGGGCTGATCGGCGAGAATTGTTTGGCGATTCTTATTTTGCTTTTCAAGAAGTGTGTGAACTAGCTTGTCGTCTTGGGGTCAACTCTGTTGTTGTCGCAGGTGACGCTTACGACCGTCAGCGCAATGAATCCACACCTTCTTACATTGCCCGAAAATGTATTCAGCATCTGACAAACCACAAGATTGAATTGTGTTTTGTGCAGGGCAATCACGACCGTCAGCGCTATCCTTGGTTCGCCACAGCGCATGACGCCGCTCGACATCTACACGGACAGCTACACGACATAGCCGATATTCCGATCTACGGATTGGATTGGCAGTCAGCTGAAGAACTGCCACGCCAGTTGGAACTAGTTCCCGACAGCGCAGCTGTGTTGGTCATGCATCAGGTGACACAAGAGCTGTTGCCTATTGCCAGATTTCCTGAGCTGTCGATTCCTATGCTGCCTCACGCCAGCTGGGCACTTGTTGGCGACTATCACCAGCATCTGCTTGTCGATGGCATTGGTGCTCACGGGCAGCCTGTGCAGCTCATATCGCCAGGCAGCACATCTGTTTGTGCTATCAATGAAGAGAAGCACAAGTCAGTGTACATCCTGTACGACGATCTGTCGTTGGAGTCAGCGCCTTTGCGAGGGCGTGTCTATCTGTCACCTCCGTTGATGCTGACGGAAGAGGACATGGCTGATTTCATTCAACACGCCTCCGAGCAAATTGATGCCGCATATGACGAGGCAGCTAAGCTCGATCTGCCTGATCACTTGCGCAGGCCTGTGTTGCGTGTGCAGTACTCTGACGCCATCACAGAGCCTTACAGGCGTATACGCCGTGCGCTAAGGGACTGTAAGCCTATCCATCTGTTCAAGCAGAGTTATCCTCACAAGGCTGTATCGGCTCCTGTAGAGGCAACTGTGCGTCATAAGGCAGTCAGCGCAGGCTTGATTGGTTGTTGGCCGCTTGTATGTGATCCGGTCAACGAGTCTGTGTTGTTCAGCATGGGTGGTCGTTTGTTGGAGGCAGAGAACCCGGAGTCAGTGTTAGCCGAAATATACGAAGAACACATGGGCGCTGAAGATGCAGCTTGAAAGATTAGTTCTGAAGAACTTTTGTCAGCACGAGTATCTGGACTTACAATTCCAGCCCGGCTTAGTAGGTATCTACGGGCCTAATGGCGTTGGTAAGTCTAATGCCTTGAACGTTGGCGGCTATGCCGGTTTGACTGGTGACTTCTCTCGACACAAGCTGGGCCGAGACGGCTGCATACGTCAGCAGGCCGAGCCTGATGAAGAGTCGTATGTGGAGCTGTATGCCAACCACAAGTCATCATTCTGTGTTCGTCGTGGGCTGCGCCCTGACGGTCACATATTAACAATGGCCGGTGAAGAGCCTATCAAAGGGGCAAAGAGAGTTGAACAGCGTTTGTCAGAGTTGTTGGGCACTGGCCGTCAGCTCATAGACAACTACATTTTCGTAAGTCAGTGGGCAATGTTTGCCTTTATCTCCGAGACTGAGGCAGAGCGTGCCAAGTCGTTTGCCCAGTTGTGCGGGACTATGCGTGCCGAGCATTGCTGGAGTTTGCTTGGCAAGCAGATAGAGCAGCTACAGCCGCTAGCTCAGTGCGCTGTGGACGACGCCGATATTCTGCACGAGCAGATAGGCGATCAGAAGTCAAAGATCAGGACAGCTAAGCAGCTCAAGAAGACGGCGCAAGAAAACATTCTTACTCCGAAAGTCATAGCTGAGTTGGTTGCTATGCAGCGCCTTGGCGCTCGACGCAACGAGCTTCTCAATAGCAGCGCCGCAGCTGAAAAAGAAAAAGCGAAGTTTCAGCAGCTGGTAGCTAAGACGTCGGCAAAGCTAGCGGCCAATCTGGCAGCTATAGACAAGGCTAAGTTGCAGCTCACCGCCGCCACTACACTTGCCGAAAAGGCCAGACAGGAGCAGACTCAACTGGCTCGATGGCGTGAGCTTACTGAGCAAAAGCTAGCACTAGAGTTTAGGCTTCGAGTGACTATAGCTGCTGCCCCCGATGTTGTTGCGGCTGTGACTGACGAGACTGTGGAGGCTTGCCGTGAAGAACAACGAAATCTGCTAAATAATGTCGAACGCTATTCGACGTTGTTGGCTAGTGCAGACACGCCCACTTGTCCGACATGTGAGTCAACTGGCGAGGCTGTCGTTAAACAGCAACAACTGGCTCGCCGTAAACTTCCTGAAGCCAGGAAGCTGTTGGACGAGGTTACATGCCGGCTAGCTTCGTTGACTGCCGGCGTAGCGCTATATCAGAAGTACGAACGACAGAAGGCCGTCTTTGACGCTCGTGTTGCCGGTACTCAGAAACAGCTATCCGATATAGCTGTTGCCGAAGAGCCGCCCACAGCAGCAACAGAGGCAGAACTAGCTGCGTGCATAGCCAAGCCTGCTGAGTTGCAGGAGGACTTGCAAACGTTGGAGGCTGAGTACAACAACTGTAAAACGTTGCTAGCACAGTATACGGCTTATCTAAAGAACAGCGAGTCTGCCCTAGCCAGTGCTATGGCAGGCTTGGCCAAACTTGCCACAGATGACGACGACACCGTTGCCGGTGCCACATTGTTACTTGATAGACACAGGCAGGCTGAGTTGGCAATTGCCGGCCAGGAGACTGTCATAGAGTTGTGCGCACAGCACGTAACTAGGTGCGAGCAGCTTCTTGAAAACATCAGCAGGCGCAGAGTTAGAAGTCTAAAGGCCGGTCGGCTACTGGAGCATTTCACTGCTTTGCGTGATAAGTTCCATCGAAACAATCTGCCTCGTTACGTGCATCAGACTAGGCTTGAAGAGGTCGAAGATCTCATCAACGCCAATCTGGATGACTTCTGTGCGCCATTTCATGTGAAGGCTACTCCGGACCTAACGCTGACCGCCTATTTTGACAATGGCACAATCTCGCCAGCCACAATATTGTCGGGCGGCGAGAAGATGCAGTTAGCGTTATGCTACAGACTTGCTTTCAATGCTCAGTTTGATATCGGTTTGATGGTGCTGGACGAGCCTACTGATGGTCTAGACGAGGAAAACAGAGAGCGCACCGCAGAGGTATTCTCTCGCCTCGGAGAAATAGCTAGAGCGCGCGGCTACCAGATACTAGTGGTTACACACGACTCGGTTCTAGAGCGCATTTTTAACCAAAGACTGGTGCTGGAACGACAATGAATATTTCTCCAACGAGCTGCGGCACGCTGTACATGTTTGAAGACGACGAAGGCATGTGCTGGCTGCGTGACGATAACGGGCATACAACGGTAGAGCCGTTGGCCAGTTGCATCCGATTACTGGCGCAGCATAGGCCGGTGCAGCCCGAGCTAAGGGTGCTAGGGTATATCAACAATCCTTACCTGGTCGTTGAGCTTTTTGAGACTCTAGTACGACCTGGCTACGTTCGACTGTCGTTGGCTAAGGCAGGTAACTGCAGTAATAGGAGATTGGACGCAGAGAAGATCTTTAGCTTTATGCACAACCTGTGTGCGCCGGCTAGTCTAGGTGGCTGGCATACAGCCAACGAACATGACTATGCGGCCTATGAGCTTGCGGCGCAAGTAAACATGGGAGAGACAACCGACGATGTAAACATGGACCTGCTTCGCAGTCATCCAGCTTATCCGGCCATACTGTTTGCCTGCCCTCAGCTGCCTATGTGTAGCTTACGTGTTCTGGCCGGCATGCTAGATCCGCGTTGGCATAAAATCCGTAAGCAGCCTGACAGCTTGATACGGTTGTTCTGGCACTTTGGTCTTTATAGCAATGAAGGCGATACGCCTAGCGTGGCCAGTGACTGCCGACGTGACGCAATCGTCAGCATGACCGAGGCTTGTGTAAGACAAGACAACCCGGTGGGCGAGTTCTTCAAAGTGTTGTGGAACGACACGTATAGTCCTGAGCTGACTGCTCACAGCCTACTGGGTTTCATATCGTCGGTATGGCTTGATAGGCTGACACCTAAACGACAGTATTTGGCCACTTCTCGTAAGCTAGGCGCGGCTAATTCGGCTATGACTGTGTACCGGCAACTGCAGCCTTGTTCGACCTATTCACCGACGTTGTTTGTTCCTGAGTATTTCTTCAATGACCCAGGTCTTAGCGACACGTGGCGACGACTTATTGTCGACCTAGACAAGTCTTCGGTGTCGAGCTAGTATAGCGTACCCGTTAGAGAGGCTGTCATGCGAGAGGTGTGCGCCAACTTACGTTTCACGTCACCGTGCCTAGGCGCTATCAAGCGCCATCGCATCTACAAAGGCAACCGACAGGTTGTATTTGAGCTGCCCAAGAATGGCACAGGCCGTGTAGTGTTTCTGCCCACGTGGTGGCAGGCTATCTTGACTAAGGCGGCTAGCATCTTCTGTCACCACCAGAGTCTCATCAGATCTGTGCGTGTGCGGCTGGAGGTCGAGGGTCAGCCAAGGGCTGAGCCGTATCACAGGTATTACAAGCGAGACAGGTTCAGTCGACACGAAGCCTTTCTGCCAGGTGATGCAGTAGTGGTGCAGTTCGTTATACCTGATGGACTATCTGTCGAGGATTTCAGCAAAATACTGGTCATTGCAGGACGGTATTTTGGCATATCTCCGCACAGACCTAACGAGTTTGGCTTCTTTGACGTAGACTCTGTGCAGTCGTTGCACGGTGTGTAAATAAGATGAGCCGGCAGAGGTCATGATCTGCCGGCTCAGTGGCAAGGCCACAAGTTGTTAACGCTTGTTATTTTATGTGGCCTTGCCGCTTTTGCAATAGCAGGAGTGGCAAATGCTTGATATCTATCGTGTAGGTAATACTGTCGAAATAGAAGACCCCTCGCCAGCATTGCTGCGAATTCTAGAGGATGTCCTTTCTTACAAGCGCATTGAATTCGTATATGCCAAGGGGCGTAGAGGCGGCAAGTTTAAGTCGCGCCTTGTCGACTGCTTTGACTACATAGAGGATTCTGATGGCATATTGCCGCCTCGTGTAGCGATCATGGCTGGGCATCTATCCCGCCTAGCTGAAGCGTTAAAACACAACAGCATTGGCTTTCAGCTACATAGCGAAGGCCTACCATCTGACAAGCTGTTTGTGCCTCAGTGGAATAAGGTATCTATCAAAGAGTTCAGATACCGCCAGAAGGAAATCCTTGAGGCAATGTCTGCGGCCACTTGTGGTCGTTTCCGATGCCCTACAGGCTACGGCAAGACAGCGCTTATAGAGTCTTCCTGTGAGATGTGGCGCAAGGCCACTATCGACATAGTGACACCGTCCGTCGAAGTCACAGAGCAAATCTATCAGCATCTTCGTGCCAAGCTACCTAGCGTAGGTCTTGTCACAGGCGCTAAGAAGCGTGATGTAGATTCACGTGTTCTGGTGCTGTCTGGTAAGTCAATGCACAAGGGCAGGGCCAAGACTTGTGACGTATTGATATTCGACGAAGTGCATGAGGCCGGTACTGACGACTACATTGAACGAATTGCCGAATATCGTCGAGCTAGGCGCTTTGGCCTTAGTGCCAACCTGGACGACAGACAAGACAAGGCTGACTTTGAGTTAGAGGGTCTATTCGGCCCTACGCTGGTTGACATCAGCTATCAGGAGGCTGTCGAGCACGGCTGTGTTGTGCCGATAAGAGTCACGTGGCTTCCAGTCATCATGGACGAGAATCCGTGTGGCGGCTATTCAGCTTCTGTTGTGCGTGAGCGGCACGGTATATGGCGTAACAACACTAGAAATGAAATCATCGCCAATTACCTGCAGGCGTTGCCACCTTCTGAGCAAGTGCTTGTGACAGTAGCTACGCTGGATCATGCAATGCATCTCAAGAAGCTGATGCCAGAGTACACACTGTGCTATGCCGAGAAAGACTATGTGACTCGTCGTAAATGGATACGTAAGGGCTGCATCACAACCAGTGAACCTGAGATGACACGGCAGCGTAGAGCTTTGCTCAAGCAACAGTTCTCTGATGGAAAATTGTTGAAGGTCATAGCTACGAGCGTATGGAATCGTGGCGTAGACTTTCGCAATCTTCCGATACTGGTGCGTGCAGATGCCAAGAGTACGAAAACAGCCGACACACAGATACCTGGTCGTGTGGCTCGTATTGGCGACTGCGCTGACAAGCCATTTGGCTGCGTTGTAGACCTTATGGATCAGTTTGACGAAACGTTCAAGCGTAAGGCAGAAATGCGAAGGAGACACTACAAGTCTTTTGGTTGGACGCAGATCTTACCAAACAGCAAGTCCAGATATCATCAGTCAATGATGTTCTAGTCACAGGAGTGCCGATGGCTAAAAAAATAAGGTGTACTCGGCACAGCCTGTTGGAAGGGCTGGCCCGTAGATTTAGAGCAGCGTACATTCGCTCTAGAAATGCGTTCGAACAAAGCAGGCAGAACAGAGTTGGATATTCGTATCGTCCTGGCCCGCAGTGGGACGGCGGCTACAACAAGCGCGAATATTACTACAAACCAATCTGGCCTTCCCTGGCAGCAGTCTGTTTAGACAACCGCATTGTTCCTGAGGTGTGGATAAATGCGGTGTTTATGAATTGGACAGCCGATCGTGCGCCCGAGCCGAATATGTTCAAGGGCAAGAAGCTGTTGCACTATCATTCGGCTGCCGATCATGACGGCTACAAGATGTGGATAAGGGACGAGTTCAGAGCGCAAAAGCTGCTTTTGCGTGCAGAGTCAGACAAGATAATGGATTGCGGGGACTATAGCGTCAGCGAGGCACAGAAGCTCATTCTTGTCGACAAAGGTCTGTGCCTGTCTTATCTGTTTCGTTACTGTGTTGCCGTCAGTGAGAAGATAGCCGATATAGAGGCTGCCCTTGTCGTAGACGCCTTGCAACAGTACGTGATGGACAGATCGCTATACGACGAGATATGGGCCGATTGGATACCGGTCAGGTTGCACAAGCTAGCCGATAAAATACTGTCTGGGCAAGAGGAGTACGACTGATGCCACGAGAACAAATGCCCAGCGTCGTAGAGCGAAGATCACAACTTGGGCAACAGCAGAAGCTGTTGATGCTTGCCACGCTGGTACGCAGTAGATCAGCATTCATGTCCGCCAGGGACAAACTACAGCCACAGCACTTTGAAGAAGATGATAAGGTCTATGCCATCTTCTGGGCTACTGTGCTGGATATCTTCGAGGCTATAGAGGATCTGCCAAGTGAAAAGACCTTGCTAGCCGAGCTTATTAAGCGCGTAGGCGAATCTGATGACTTGAGCGATGAGGAGATGGAGCAGCTTGACTCTATGGTTCGTGTGTCATACACGATCAATAAAGAAGATCTGTCCGACCGAGTAGCATTGCACTACTTGAAGATTTTTCTAGAGGATCGTCTAGCTGCTGAAGCTCGTGATGCCTTTAGTGCCGGTGAGCACGTACCTAAAGACCTGTTTCGTTTGTTGTCGAACCTGCGTGACACGGCAGGGACACTCGACGCTTTAGGCTGCAACGAAGTCGAAGATTTGTTTCCAGCGGAATGGACGCTTAAGGAAACAAACATGCATATCGTGTCGACGACGTTGTCGTTTCTAGATGTGTTCATGAATGGCGGCCATTGCGTAGGTGAGTCCTATGTGTTGATGGGTCCGTTTGGAAGTTGTAAGACCACGCTGATGCTGCAGCTAGTTCAGTCGGTGGCTTCTGCTACACTGTCAGCCTACAGGCACAAGGACACAGACAAGCTCGGTGTCGCCTATATGTTCAACTACGAAGACGGCGTCGAGCAGCTGCGTGTTCGTGCACTATCTTGTGGCGCTCTTATCCACAGGCAAGAGCTGGAGCACTTTGATGAGGCCAAGCTGTCTAGGCGTGGTCATCTGAAGGACTACGAGCGTCGAATATTCGCCAACATGGAGAATGCACCCGGCGAGTATGAGCGCTACAAATCCGCAAAGAAGAGGATGAACATAAACTGCAGACTCATCGACATGTCGGGTCAAGATCCGTTGCATCCCTCACGGGGCAGCGGCGGCATACCCGAGGTGTACGAGATCATAAAGGCGGATCAGGAAGCCTTAGCCGCGAAGGGCTATAACCCTTATGTGGCTATGATTGGCCTGGACTATGCAAAGGCAATGGTTCGTAGATACATGGGCCGTAGAAATATGGACATGGAAAAGCATCTACGACATCAGCTTGGTGCATTTGTGTTGGCAGCCAAGGATGAACTAGCCGTGGCTTTTAGGGCGCCGATATGGATCAATCAGCAGTTGAGTGGTGCAGCGAATGCTAACTCACCCATCAACCCTGCCAAGATGACTGACGCCTCCGAGAACAAGTCGTTTGCCGAGAATGCCACGTTTGTATTCACAGTCGGCAAGCCGACTTTGGAGGGCCTATGCATATTACATTGCGATAAGGCGCGACGAGCGCCACCTATGTCAAATGTGATACTACGTGTTGAAGGTCACGTTGGTCGTGTCGTTGGCACTGGCGGTCAGTATGCCGTAGATGAGGTAACCAAGAAAATCATACTGCAGAAAGATCAACGCAGATTACGACCCACAGCCGAAGATGCGTACGCCACTAACAGTTATCCTACGCAGGCTGCTAGCATTCGTAGGCAGGGTCGGGAGCTAAGAAAGGCAGAGTAGCCAATGAAAAGTAAAGCCATCAATGCCGAACTATACGCAGGCTTGAAGCGCGTATACGGCCGTGTTGATGTTAGCGCTGAAGGCCAGCCAATACGTTGGAAGCTGGTCAGAGACCTGCTGAGTCGAAACTCGAAGTACCAGTGGAAACGAAAGATCGTTGAATCTGGCGAAGAGTATCACATCAACTGCCCGTTCTGTGGCGACACGCGTATGCGTCTCACGATCAATCACCGCTGGGGTGTATGGGATCCTGAGACTAATAGTCGCAATCTATTCCTGGCCCAGTGTTACAACGAACGCTGTCTCAGTGATCCTGATCGACGAGAGCAGCTTTGTAATGCTGCCTATTCGTTTGGTCGGCCTAGGAGTCGTCTAAGATCTGTTGTCGCTGACGACAGCCAGGACGGGCCTGTTGTGGTTGAACCGCCAGGGCTTCTGGTAAGCCTGGAGGAATTGGCCGCTAGGCAGCCTGGGCATGAGGCTGTCACATACCTGCAGAGTCGCGGCTATGACCCAGCAAAGCTGTCTCGTGTCTATGACGTTAGCTGGTGCTGCGACAGCCGCTGGAGGCTTGCACGCAACAGGATCATTATTCCAATCTACATGGATGGTGCTCTGGTTGGATGGCAGGCTCGTTATCCGGCGGATCAGGTTGCGGGCAAGAGTCTCAAAGAGCTTGGCATACTGAAGTATTGGTCCTGCCCAACAATGAAGCGGCGTTATCTGCTGTACAACCTTGATCGCGCATTGCAGTGCCGAACTGTCTGTGTTGTCGAGGGCATGGCCGATACCTGGGGCATACTAGGTCGCGGCGTGGGCGTCATTGGAAAGACCATAAGCCCCTACCAGCGACGTTTACTGGTATCCAGTATTCGTAAGCGCTATGGCGACAATGCCACCATAGTCTTGTTGCTTGATCCAGATCAGGACGCCAAGGCGCGTGAGCGTGGTGACCTGCATCACATCTCTAAGGCTTACAGGGATCTCAAAAACTGCGGCCTGCCTGTATTGCCTGTGTATTTGCCGGCAGGTACAGACCCAGGTTCGTTGGCTAGCGAATTCACGTTTGCGTACATACGAGCGGAGGCCAAGAAGCATGGCATAGCCGTGGACTTTAGAAGGCACAAATAGATGGCTGATATTGCATCAGAGGCGCTACGTATCAAGTTCAAGCTTCAGCCTTTCGATACACCAGGTATACCGCCGCCTGGCGGTGACTTGCTGGAGTACGTGATTGCTGAGGTTGGTGAACCTACGCCTGTAATCTCACCGGTCACAGGCAAGAAGAAGCCTAAGAAGAAGTCAAAGCAGAAGATGCTAGACTTCAACACTGAGGCAGACGAGATAGGTGAGTACAAAGACCACGTACTTAACAAGCTGCAACAGGTCTATTGTCGAATCCTCACCAGCTCCGCTTCGTATAGCTTGCCATTCACAGGGGCCGGCGGTGTCAAAACTGTATTACCCATTGTTGGAGGTCACATATGGGTAGACGAAGAGATTGGGCCCAAGCGTTCAGACGTGATGGTTATAGGCAAGCATCTAGGCATAGAGGAGCGTACAGACGGTCAGAACCTGGTAGGACCATCTGGCATCTTGCTGCGTGATACCTGTCGTAAGCTCGGCATAAAGTGTGGCCGATGGTATGTGACTAATCTGATAAAGACAGAACATCCAATAGGCAACAAGTCGCAGCTGAAGAAGTGTTGGATGGATGCTTGGTTACCTGTGTTGCAGCAGGAGATCAGAATAGTCCAGCCCAAGTACATCATGTGTATGGGCGCTGATGCTAGCAAGGCTCTGCTAGGCAAGCAGGCTACTGTTTCCTACATGGAAGGCCGCGTAGTCGATTACAAGTACTCCGTGCGAGAGGAGGACGGAAGTCTAACCGAGCATTCGGCACTTGTCATGACATGCACACATCCAGCAGCGGTACTGGCTGAACCAGCACAGCGAGACAAGCTGGATTTTGCAGTCGCGCGTTTTGGCCAGCTTGTGCAGGGCGTTCGTTGGGATCGTAGCGAGTCCGATGTTGACCACAGGGTTGTAGACGACATTGATACGCTTCGAGAGCTTGCTGAAGAAATTGCCGTCGAATGCGATGACAACTTGCTGGGCGTGGACGCTGAATGGCATGGTACGCACCCACAGAACAAGGGCGCGTATCTACGAACATTCCAGATATCGTGGCGACACAAGTCAGCGGCGTGCATTGTATTCAGAGATATGCAAGGTGCTTGGTGTTTCAAGGGCGCTGAGCACGACGAAGTTGTTGCGCTGTTGATGCGTATCATGAAGGGCCGTCGAATATGCGGTCAGTTTCTGGTAGCAGATCTTGAGTGGCTTGTGCCCGAGGGCATAGACATAAGGCCTAACTTCCGTGTGGCTGACACTTGGCAGGAGACTATGACTAATGCCATGTCTAGCTGTCCTACCGGCGGCTTTGACATGGGCTACGCCATGCATGCCATTCAGGAGACAGCAGACCTAGACCTGATTGCATTGACGTTGCGATTCACTACGGCACCCAGGTATGACCTGATTCTTGACCAGTGGCGAAGGGACTACTGTCGTATCAACAAGATGAAGGCTCAGGATCTAGAAGGCTATGGCCCTTGCCCTGGCGAGATTCTGTACCCTTATGCAAACTACGACGCCGATGTGGTTCGCCGTATCACGCTGAAGCTACAGCCATTGTTGTCATGTGATGAGTTTGGCAACAATTGTTGGGAAGCTTTCTGGATGACGATGCGGGCCGTTCCTGCCATATTTGAAATCAACACAACTGGACTGCTGCTAGACAGGGATCGTCTGGAGTCACTCACAGAGAACTATCTCACAGCCCAGGAAAAGCTGGTCAAAGAGTTAAGATCGTTGGCTAAGTGGCCAGACTTCAATCTCAACTCTGTGTTCCAGGTACGTGAGTTTCTGTTTGGCGAACAGTACAACGGCAAGAGAAAGTCTATTTTCGAGCCACACATCAGACTACGTCCTGAAGGGGCCGTATCACTACAGCTTCAGCCTTTGCTCAGCACAGACAAGCCTCCAATGCGCTGGGAGGAGGTTGTCAGAAAGGGTATAGCCGATCAGAAGGCACCAAGCACTGACAAGATGGCCCTGTCGCTACTGGCACAGGAAGCCCAGATAGTAGAGTGCAAGAATCCAGACGGAACTACAGTAATACGAGACCTTAGTAACCCTGTGATGCTGCTGCGAGACTACCGTTTCATCTCGCAGGTGCTTCGCATGATGCTCAAGCCACCTTGTGTTGACGAAGATGATCCGTCTGGTGAATACCTGCGTGACGACTATGGCGAGCTGATATACACAGCTGGCTTGCCGTCCTTTATCTGTGACGACGGAAGAATACGTACGCACATCTATCCGACTAAGGAAACAGGTCGTTGGTCTTCTGCCAGACCGCCGTGTCAGAACTGGACGAAGCGGCGTGAGGTAGATTACAAGCGAATCCTTGCGGAGCTGTATCGATGGTCATTGCGATCAATGATCATGGCACCCCCAGGCTATGTGCTGGTAGAGGCTGACTACGTTGGTGCAGAGTTGTTTGGCATGGCTGTTATGAGCGGCGATGCCAAGATGATCGAACATGCTAAGCGTAATCAGCTGCCTGAGTGGCATGAGAACTACTACGACATACATAGCAATATCGCCTGTCTCGCCTTCGGCTACACATGTGAGCCTACCAAGGGTGGACTCAAGTCCATCAACATGTCTCACATGCGAATTTTGGCGAAGGCGGTTGTGATTCACACCAAATATAGCCACACTAGGACTAATACTCAGAGGACTAGTGTATGCAAAAACAATGCATTGTGTGCGGCACGTTATTCTCGCCCAATAGACCTTGGGCGAAGTTTTGTAGCGCTATATGCAAAAGTCGACATCAGCGTTCAACCTGGACTATACGACAGTGCCCGGCTTGCGGCGTAGATTACAAACCTACGACGTTTAGTCAGAAGTACTGTTCAATCTCTTGCGGCTTGACTGCAAGTAAACCAACACGAACTGCTGTTTGTCAGCTTTGCGATATGTCTTTCGTGTATCGAGGTCGTGGCCGTGTAAGGTACTGTAAATTCTGTGGGGAAAGGCATAGGGCTGTGTACCTGTACGAACGGCAAGTTAAGATCGGGAAAATCAAAAATCCCGGCACCGGAAGCGGTGGCAATCAGTATGGCGAGGACAATCACCAGTGGAAGGGTGGATTAAGCCGTCGTTACCGAGGAGACTATCGCCGTACTTGCTATAAACTATGGCCTCGTGAGTGTGCAATCTGCGAAGGGCTCGATGAGGTGGAGGTACATCATATTGATGGAGACGTATACAACGACTCCATCGAGAATCTTGTGCCACTATGCTGTGAGCATCATGCAACGATACACACTAAGCGCCACAGAAGTAAGAAAGCATACGAAGCTGCATTGTTTAATATTTGGCCTAATGGCCGCCTTAAAATCGCGGAAAAAATCGGGAACCTCCGTAATAGCCGGACAATCCGACCTGAAGGTAAGGCGTAACGGCTTTACCAGGGGCAACGACTACTGGGTGAAACTGCTTTGCAGAATATAACCCCAGCACGAGGCCGCGACTCAGCAATGAGAAAAGATAGTCTGGACTGCACGAAGCTACATATAAGACGTGCAGAACTGCTGGATAAAGAGCCGGCAGGATAACAATTCGGATTTTTGGAGTAGCATACGGTCGGGGGGCTAAGGCTATAGCCCTAGCGGCCAAGGAGGAGAAGGTAAACATCTCGGTTGATGAGGCTCAGCGCGTGATTGACGCCATATTCGAGATGTACCCTGGTTTGATACCTTTCTTCGAAGAGTGCCGGCGTAGGGCCCGAGAAGACCGTTGGATCTGCGGCTGCTTTGGCAGATTCAGACGAACGCCTTATACGGAAGACGACCGACTGATTAAGGACTTCGAACGTGAGTTCATGAACTGCCCTATCCAGGGCATGATTGCCGACGCGCTGAATCGAGCTGTCGATCATCTAGTGCTTGAGCGTGAGCGGTATTCGCCTGACGAACTGGACTTCAAAATAGTGCTAGGCATACACGACGCCTTGTTGTACTTGGTGCCTATCCAGTTTGTTGGAAAACTGATAACCGACATCATTCCAACCTGCATGTGCGAGCGTGTGCCTATCTATCCGTGTAGCTTGGACGGTATGCCGAATGGCGATGGTCCTTACCACTTAGGGGTAGATATCGACGTATTCACACACTGGGGTGACAGGCTGATGCCGGACGAATGTAACACACTCGGATTCGACTGCAAATTTGCCGGCTGGATTCAACAAGATAGAGGGTATACGCACCCGCAGATACCCAACAAATTGTGGATCGACGGGAAGCTTGTTGCATCCTAGAATTGGCTATCCAAACTGTTTCCTAGACGAGGGAGTATTCTGTGGCAAAATCTCAACGTACGCTTCAGGGTTCGGCCGGTAACACCAAGGGTGATTTCAGTCTGCCTGGGCAGGCCCCCCGAGAGCGCAAGTACCGGTACAAGGACCATGGCGTTGATCGTTACGGCATTCCGCCCGATGATCGATGCTTCAAGCCTGGTGCTCAGATTCAGGTGATCCGACCCGTGTACGAGGGCCGGTCGCTTATCATTCGACCGCTTCCGATGTTCTGTGCCGAAGATCCTACGACGTTGGATCCTTATCGGATCGGTGTCGAGCCGGGCGAATACGGTGACTGGCTTCGGTCATACCCGTGTGTCCGGTTCGCTGGTGAAGAGAAGAGTCTGTTCACTTTTATCTGCTACGACCCGTATAACGTGGAGTACGATACGAGTGGCAACCCGTACCTGTTGGTTCGAAGGATTGCCCACTCTGAAACATCTGAGGATGGTGAAGCTCCGCGCTACTGGGACAAGCTGACCCGCGTACGACAGGCCATGTTGCCCAACGTACGTAAGATGACCTTCCTGCAAGCATTGGTCTTCAAGCAGGACAAAGATCTGTACATTCGGAAGAACGGTATTCCGCGAGGGTTGGACGCTAAGGATCCGATCCCGGTTATCGAGTTGCCTGGTTCCGGCATGAAGGGCATCAACAAGATGCTGTCTGAAGAGGCCGAGAACTATCACGGCGACCCAAATGATTGGGAGCGCCGGATGAAGCATGGTGATCCTGTGGCCTTGGACAAAGGTCGGTTCTTCATCATCTGGAATCCTGCTAAGGACGATGTTGAACTGGAGACCGATGACGACGGTGCAGCCGATTGGCAGAGTCGTCGTAAGGCCGAAGGTGAAGACGACAATGAAAACAAGGGCTACGAATCGATTGTCAGCCCTGTGATGATCTCCAACGGTAAGAAGCTGAAGTACTCGCCGGCTATCGGCCCCGAGCAGTTCAAGCATCTGGCCAAGAAGATCCAGTGGTGGGACGACATCTTGGATATTCCCGACAATTCCAAGATCGCCCTGTACACCGCAATGGCATTGCGTGGTTTCCGTGACGTACGTAAACTGTTGGACATGGCTTGGGCAGAGCACGAAGAGTACTTCACTCCGGAAGTCGAGGCGGTGCTGAAAAATGCGTCGCGCAAAACTTCTGGCAAGCCGACGGCTGAAGACGTGGAAGACACGGACGAAGCTGACGACAAGCCTGCTCGTGCCCGCTCCAAGGGTGTGTCTGGTACTACCAGCGAAAAGCGTCGCCCTCGTTACGACGATGCCGAAAAGGCAATCAAAGAGGCTGACGAAGAGCTGGAAGACGAAGACACAGAAGAGGTAGAAGAGGATACGGATGATCAAGATGTCGTGCCGGCCGACGACGTCGTTGATGATGACACTCTGGCCGACGACATCGAGGATGATGATGAAGAAGCAGACGAAGAAGAGTCCGAAGACGACGACGAAGACGACGAAGCCGTCGAAGACGAAGATGACGAAGAAGAGCCCGAAGACGAAGACGACGAAGAAGCCGTCGACGACGAAGAAGACGATTCCGATGGAGACGAACGGGCTGAAGTAGAGGAAGAGCAGCCTCGAAAACGTAGCAAGCGAGACAAGCAGCTTGCTGACGAGGAGGCTAAGGTCAGCAAGGCCTTGCTGGAAGCGCAGCAGCGTGCCAGCGGGCGTGAGAAGGCCTCTGAGCCGGCCAAGGTGGGCCGACCCAGTACGCCTGCGCCAATACCGGGTAAGAAGAAGAAACTCGGTAAGAGGGCCTAACACGGCCACACAGACAGCGGCCGGGACCAACAAATCCCGGCCGCTGTTTTCTTTGAATTTAATTAGCGCTAATTACATCCATGGAGCGGCATATGGCCAGACGTAGAAGTGCAGCACCTAAGCTGATGGACAAGCAGCAAGTGTCCAAATTGTCAGCCGGGCTGACTCGAAATCTGATTGGAAACCTGTCGATAGTCAGACACGACGATAAGATATGCACGGCAGGCGAAGCACTGAGTCTTGTATGTGGCTTGCCGCTACCGTCATTCTCGATGGAGTATCTGACACAAAACACTGTGTGGCCCTTGGGGCTAGTGGTGCAACTTGTCGGGCCTCCAGGCTGCTGTAAGTCTGCATTCGGATTTGAAGTAGTTCGATGGTTTCGTGAGGCCAGTGGATCCGGCACGTTATTTGAACATGAGTCCAAGTACTCACCAGACTGGGCACTGTCCATACTCGGATGGGACCAGCCTGACGCTATGGGCCATGTTCCATGCGATTCCATTGATACGTGGCAGGAGCTGCTGCAGTGGTCGCTGAACTTCATGAAGGAACAGATGCTTGGCGACAAGAAGAACAAAGGCCCAGGTCGAATATTCCCGTACCTGGCCCTCATCGATAGTCTGACAGGTAAGTCTACGCGAGAGACTCAAGACAAGATCACTAAAGAAGGCCATGCCGGTCGCGGACATCCCATTGAGGCTATGTCCATCACAAGCTTCCTGAAGAAGCTGCCGCAAGACATTGTGGACTGGCCTTTCTCTGTGTTGGCCATCAATCATCTGAAGCGCGGCACAGACAATCAGGGAAAGCCTGTACGTGGTCGACCGGGCGGCAAGCATGTGGAGTTTCAGGAAAGCTTTGAACTTGAACTAACACGCGCTCAACGCTGGCAGATTGATCTAGTTGATCGTGGCGGCATGCATCTGATGATGAAGTGCTATAAGAATGCCTACGGTGAGGGTCACAGGCAGATACCTGTCGACATCATCTGGTGGGAAGAAGAGATGATGGATCCAGAAACGCAGCAACAAGGCTGGAAACAGCGCACAGTGTGGGACTGGCATGGTTCCACTATCAACTTGTTGCTATCGTTTGAGGGAACCAAGGCCAAGGCACTTCGTGAGATCTTAGACCTGAACAAAGTCAAGGAAGGCACAGCAACTAAGATCTGGTCGAAGGCGTTGGGCATAAGTAAGAAGAAGCCAGCCGAATACTACGAGGCCGGCGCATCTATTATGGAACATCCTGAGGTACTGTCTGGTCTCAGGCAGTTGTTTGGCATCAAGGTTCGACGTGTGTTCCAGAGTGGAGAAGACTTTATATTGCAGCGCAGGGACGCAAAGGTTCGGATTGTTGAGGCGTTGCGAACGTACGGCAAGGCCAACGGCACGAGGTGATGTATGGATTTTCAGATTCCTGGCGCACCCGGCGGGCCTAACTTCAGGGACCTGAACAGGCGTCGTGGTATTTCCTTTGAAGAAAAGCTGACGTCGTTTCTGTTCAATTGGTACCGTGTGCCGACAATACTTCGCAGGGAAGCTCTGCAGTTCTCTACCGCCGAGACAGGCGCAACGTTCTGCACATTATCGAGCTTCTATCACGTCTGCCCGATGTTTCCTATGTATTTTGGGATAGCTAAGCTACACAACATAGCTAAGACGTGTAAGCTATCCAGCCTTTTCTGCTCATTTGCAACTCGGTCATTTGTGGACGAGTACGAGGCGTTGTGCGAATCAGCGCCCGAGGATACGGTTGGGACCGGGCTGGCTGGACTAGTATTTTACTGGCCGAACTTGCCCGGTTCGTGCGGAATGGTTATACACGGTCTAAGTCCTAACACGTCGTCGCCAGGTGTACGACTCGTACACATTGCTGATAACGGCTCTACGCACGTTGTGGAGACAGTATCATCGCTTCTACGATGTATCGACGACGCTAATCCTGACGGAAAGAGGACGTTATGGAGAGAGTGACATCTGGGCTGGTGACGCCAAGTCATTCTCATAGGTTTACCGTAGACGCTCCGGGTGCTGGGCAGGTTGAACTTGAAGACTGCCTACGCAAAACCGGCTCGGATACGTTGGTGGTCATACGGTCTGCCGATGCCTTGATGCTTACGCCAGAGGCGAAGACGTTAGCTGGCTTCAGTTATACGCCCTTTGCTTTTGGCGAGGTGTGTTCACGTCTTGCTTCGAACCTATCATCGTTTTTGTACGACCTGTCAGGCTCAGCTACTACGCGCTCTACAAGGCGTCCGCAGCTTACGCCGGATATGCAGCAGGCCATACGTATCTTCAATGACATGGTTCGACTGAGATTCAGTGCCTTCCGTGGCTGGCGCATGGTGCTTGACCCAGTCGCCAAAAGCATAGAGGGCATAGTAGGCACTCGATACTGCTTTCTGCCCAATCTGGACTTCTACCAGATGTGCTGCGAGCATATGTACCAAGGCTCTGAGTATATGTTCTCGGAGGCCATGCTTACTGGTCGAAGGTTCATGCTGAGGTTTCGCGCTATGGACAGGGCTTTTGCCTTGCCTACGCCCGGTGCCGTGTATGAACCGTTCTACTACGGCAGGCATTTCTACAACTCTGAGTCTGGTGACGCTGCTGTAAACATGTCAGCGTATGCACAGCGCAGATGGGGTAACTCCTGTAGCTTATCGACACGTGATACAGCCAATCAGGTACACCATCTAAGCAGAGTCGAATTCGACAAACGTCTAGTCAAGCTGTTCGAAGGCGTGGCCGGGCTGGATACGAAACTTACACCGTTGTACGGGGCGTTGTTGCAGTCTAAGAGATCCCCACTTGGCATCTATGATGCTTGCGGCAATAGAACCCGACTATGCGGTACGTTACTGCGTGACATGTACCGTCACAGAGTATTTGCACAAGCTGCCGAGCGAGTGATTCGTATGGCAGTTGTTCAAGGTAGCTACAAGGCCGATGCAACAAACGAAAGCTGTTCTACTCGTGTTGTATATGACCTGTATACTGCGTTGACCACGGTGGCCAAGGATGAGCCACTAGAGGATAGATTGGCCATGGAACAGCTGGCCCACAGATTAGTGTGTGACAACATCCTGGGATTGCTGAAAGGAGCCACAAGTGGCAAAAGTAGTTAGGCGCAAGACTGCGCGGCGTAAACTCGCCAAGACCGCTAAGCCTGTTAGCGTTGAGCTGGTTTCCAAGGCCGCTGCTGACGAGGATGAAGTTCCCGTCATCAACATCACGGCAGAGGAAGCTGTTGCTCAGATGAACCCGGCCTTGCGAAAGGTCTATGACATTCTTCGCAAGCGTGTTATTCGTAGCGACCGTGAGCTGATCATGGCGCACTGGGATGTAGGGGACAAGATTGCCTCGGTCAGCCAGAACGAAAGCAAGTATGGCGAGCACGCCACTGAAAAGCTGGCAGCTGCCATGAACATTGCTGCTGCTGACCTTCGCAAGCTGCGTAAGCTTGTTCGATGCTATTCGCGTGAGCGCATCGAACTCATTTGTGACCGTGCTGAGAAGGCGCAGATGCGTCTAACGTTGACGCATTTCTTCCGTCTTGCGGCGTTGGAGGAAGAGAAGCCGTCGGTTCGCGGCCAGATCGAGAAGGAGATGATCTCGGCTAAGCTGACAACCGACGAACTGCAGCGAAAGATCGCTGAGGTGCAGGGCGGCGCTACAACGCCCACTACAGCGGCTCCAGGCGGTGCTCGTCGCGGTCGTAAGCGAGCAGCACCACGATCACCAATTGCCGGCTTGGCCCAGATTTGTTTCTGGCGACAGCAGCTTGCTGATCAGCAGGCTGTGTGGGCTGAGCATATCTTCGGCAAGATCGAATCGACCCCGCCGGATAGCTACGACGACTCTCTGCTTGAGAAGCTGATGCTTACCTGTGATGAGTTGCAGGAAGCGTCGAAGGCTGTGGACAAGCTTCTTGGGCAGACCCAGGACGCTGTGAAGCGTATCAAGAAGGTATTGAAGAAGAAGTCTTCCACTCGTGTGCCCAAGTCTGATCGGGTTACCGAAGACGAGCCGGCTGTTGACGAAGAGGAAGAAGTCGAAGATATCGTGGAAGTCGTTGAAGAGACGGCTGAAGACGACGTCGATGTCGCTGACGAGGTTGCAGACGATGTGGCCGAAGTCGAGGAAGATGACGCCGAGGAAGATGACGCCGACGAGCAAGACGTTGACGACGAAGACGAAGATGAAGACCCTGCGGAATCCGAAGACGAAGAAGACGAGGAGGATGACGCAGAGGAAGACGAAGAAGACGAGGATGAGGCTGAAGAGCCGGTAGAGCCGCCGGCAAGGGCTAAGACTGTAAGCCCGGCAACACAACCGGAAACTCAGTCCCGTATTGCTGCCGCCCGCGCCCGCATAGGCACAGGCAAAACAGCAAGACCTGCTCCGTCTCGTCGTCAGTAGTCAACCAAGTCGCCATAACTCCAGGGACGGCCAATAACCGTCCCTGGAGTGTTGTTTATGCTCACCGTAGGAATACTGCTATATGGCGACTATCCTCAGCTGGCTCGCCGATGTCTGGGCTCTATCTTGTCCGTACTGCCTGCCGGTAAGTCAGTAGTACAGGAGATAAAGATAGGCTGCAATCAGCTCAGCACAGTAGTGAAGGAAGAGGTGGATAGATTTGCTGATTCCGTGGCCAGTCGTACAGGCCTAAGAACCACGCTATACATTCCGTCGCGTAATGTAGGCAAGTACCCGCTGATGCGTCGTATGCTCTACGATCATGATGATCCACCTGGGCGTTGGTTTATGTGGTTTGATGACGACAGTTATCTGGCCGGATACAACGACGCCTTCTGGACTACAATGCTTACCGCAGGTGAGCACGCAGACATCGTAGGCCAGTATCGCTGGTTTATGCCTGCCCAAGGCAGACAGCTGGAATGGCTTCAGCAGCAGCCTTGGTATGACCCGGCTGTAGGGCTACCGCCAAAGAGAGGCTCAAGGCCGTGCTTCAAGTTCTGCCAAGGTTCTTTCTGGATGGCGCGTAGCAGTGTATTACAGAAATACAACTGGCCATGGCCTGAGCTGCACCATAATGGCGGTGACTCACTACTAGGCGAGTTATGTCGGCAGCAGAAGCTTCGTGTTGTTAACGAAGTAAGCTGTGTGCGGCTTAATGCAGACGTATTTGGTGCACACTCTTCAGCTAAGCGCCGTGGTCTTAGCGTATCTGCGCTAGGGGCCAAGTGGGAGCCTGGGCTTACACCTGACTTAACACATCAGGATTTTGAATTAACAAAGTGTTGTGTCGGAGGGTGACCATGATAATCGACGTGCAACAGGTGAAGCTAGGAGAAGTTAAGGACGGACGCAGCAGTGTTCTGATTGAAAGGCGATCAGCTAGCGAAACACCTAAGTCACCGTTCTCTGTTCACACGAAGCGCAGCAATAACAAGTTATGGTTGATAGCGCAGAACCGTGTAGACGCAGACGAAGTGAACTGGAGTCGGGACAAAGGCAGCGAATATGTTCGTGTTCCATTGTTTGCCTACGAGCTGCAGAACAGGCCAGGCATAATATTGCACCTGGGTCTACAGATCGGCGCTATTGCAACACAGCTGGCGCAAACGCAACTAGACAAACCGGCAGAGCGTCTACTGCTGGTCTATGGCACTATCTTGCGTGACAAGGTGCACGATAAGTTTCAGTGTTGGATTGGATTTGCCGTTGAATGTGAAGGAGGCTAGGTATGAGTGAGTCAGAGGTTACAAGTCGACCAAGCTTGCCAAGGTCTATGCAGGGTGTATTTGGCGCTAGCCGAGAACTGCAGCGTTGTGTGCAGGTCATAACGGCAGCCAAGGAATCAGCCAACGAGGGTAAGGCTGACCGTCTGGTGCTGACGATACTGCCCCCATCAGGCACGGCAGCTCCCGACACGGCTAACATCAATATCGATTTCCAGTCGATCATCAATCACTATCCGGCTGATAAGCGAAAGGTGATTATCCAAGGCATCCTTGGGCCACTGGTTAACCAGATCGAACAGAAGATGGATGAGATGCTGGAACGTCTTATCAAGTCGGCTGGCGAGGCTCGTGCAGCCATAGCTCTATCAAAAGGGCCGACGAATGCAGACGCCTAGTTGTACCGACGGCTGGCGTGTAATCTATGGCGAAATGGCCACAGGCGAGCTGTATGTGGCGCTTCGTTACGAGAACAGTCTAGATAATGAAGGACCGGTGCACACGTTGTCTGTATGGACAGACAGCACCAAGGATTGGAAAGCTGTCGCCTCGCAGCAACGAGAAGTAATTCTGTGGGCAGCTGTCTGCGACTATCTCAACACAGGTGGAGACTTGAAACAAGTCTCTGCCACAATGGGACGCAGCCTGGAAATCCTCAAGCCACTGACTTTCACAGATCTACCGTTGCTATCTGTAAGGCGGACACGCGACGGGGTGCATTACATGTTCTTGGATGAAGCAACGCAGCGTGTCTTGGCGTTTACGCCTGATGTTGAAGCAGAATGGATGGACTTGGCCAGCATACATTGACAGTTATGACAGCTGCTACAAAAACTCACAGGCACTCTGTTGCCAAAATACTGAGTGAAAAGCAGAAGATAATGCAGCACCCTGGCTTAGTGCAGATAGCGCATTTGCGTTATTCGCATGACACCAGGGACGTTGTATTGGCTATGTTGATGCAGCTGTTACCCAGAGGTATAGACGAAGACGCATTGAAAGAGTCGTTGTCTTTCTATTACGGGCAAGAGCTGACATCCAAAGTTCTGAACAGCATTGTGTGGCGCTTACTTGGCAATATTGCCGAGCTCAAGGCAGGTCGACCTGTATCCCCGTGGACAGGCCAGAGGGTTAACGAGTGGGTGCCTGTTCAGTTTATGGGCGCACATCGTTGGTTTACCCGGCGTGGTGAGCAGGCCGCCATATTTGACTGCCTTGTATTGGCAGGCACACCTTGCGGGCAGCGTATAGAGAAAACATGGACCCGTAAATTCTGCAGCGTATTGGCGCGTCGGCTAGGATTTTCCGCGCCATTCAGAGATAAGCCCTTCAAGGACTGCATGGAGTTTGTTAATCTGCGTTGCTCTGCCTTGATTGACGTTACGTTGAGCGGCAGCAAGCCAGATTTTGAGCAGGTAAGTTCCAACGGTACTGAGTTGACCTGGAACCGACATTGGCTACGATTACGTTCGCATGCTATAAATCCGTGTCCCAAAGGATACGAACCAGATCATCCGTGTTACTCTTGTCATGTAGGAATGGATCAGTGTGACAGGGCTGTTCACGATTGTACGTATTTTCCTAGGCACTGTACGGAGTGTGACGAGGTAGGTTGGTTTGATCCAGCCGCTAAGCATCAAGGTATGTGTGTGGAATGTTATCACGCTAAATTGCGTAGCGGCGGTTAATCTTGCTCTACAGGGGACTTGTTATGACTTATCACACTGCACCTATTTCTATATTTCCTACAACAGGGCGTCGATGCTTAAGCGAACAGCGCCTGCACATAGATTGCCAAGACGGAGTCGATGAAGACGATGGGTGGGACGACGCCGACGATGACGAATGGTATGAGGACGATGACGAAGACGACGAAGACGAAGATGACGACGATTGGGACGATGATGACTGGGATGAGGACGATGACGACTGGGACGAAGACGTGGGCTACGATGACTGAACAGATCTGACCAATGGAGAACTATGTCGTGGACAACGCAGAATACGATAACGATGAATTGAACCCGCAGGGAGATACCATCGATCTCACACTCGCGCCAGCCAAGGACTCGTCTGACGATGGGCCGTTAGACGGCCAGATGAACTTGCCCTTCGAGGAAGAGTACCCGCAGACATGCGAGCTGCTGGACAACGTTGTCGAGGAAACAGACGCCACAGTGCCGCCATGCTTGAATATACTGCCTGCCAGGTACAGAAGCATGGCTGTACAGGTAGCAAATTGTCGCATGGTGATAGCACAGGCCCTTGTTGACCTGGGCGACCGTGGTGTGGACTGGCCGCTGTTCAAGGTACAGCTGGAGGATGCGTCAGCGCTTGTAGCTTATGCTGAGAGCTTGCTTACAGCTTTGGCACATTATCACCACCCAGACCTGCAATTCCCGCCTGAAATCCAGTACGAGGCAACGCAGGAAGAACTGCTGTCTGCCGTAAAGGAGTCTGCTAGTGTGCAGTAAAACACCACACCAGAAGCTGGTTGAATTATTCATGTACCGGGCGTGTCAGGCTGTTCCTGAGGCGCCCTGTATTCCTGATGCCAGTGTAAGGTCGTTGCGTGCTCGCCTTATTCTTGAGGAAGCACTTGAGACCATTGCTGCACTAGGATGTACGCTTCAAGTGAATGGTTCGCGTATTGATTCACACATCTCTAAGTTCGAGGTTGTGCCAGACGGGCCGGTTGACCTCGTTGAGGTTGTCGACGGCTGCTGCGATATTCGCGTTGTCACTACAGGCACATTGAGTGCTTGCGGTGTGGCTGACGATGAAGTACAGACGCTTGTTGATCTATCGAACTTGGCTAAGTTTGGCCCAGGTCACACGATTCGTGAAGACGGCAAGCTTATTAAGCCTCTAGACTGGGTTGCACCAGATCTACGGTTAGCACTAATCAGACAAGGATGGACCGATGGCGGTACAAGTCAGGCCTAAGACTGGTGGTCCTGGGTACAGCCCACAGCGCGATATAGTCTATGTCTGCCCGGCCTTGGTCAAGGACATAGCCAAGAGGCTTGAAAAGGTGCAGGCCTTTCCAGAGCTCGATGCTTGGCTTAAGTCAAGCAATGTGACGATGTCTGATTTGGCCGATGCGACCAAGGCCTTTATAGACTTTCTGAACATGTCGAGTGATCCAGACGTTGAGCTGGAAGGCGCATTGAAGAAGTCAGGCTGGTTCAATGCCAAGCCACAGGCCCGCGTAGCCTTTTCGTTCTATTTGGGCGCTGTTATGACAGGCACCATATTCGCAGCGTTACGCGAGTATGCCATGTTCCAAGACGAAACTACGATAACAGTCAAGCAACTAGTTCGCGCAGGGAAGCGCGCCGAGCTGATCATTACAGCCGGCAAGTGGCGTCGACGGTGGCACTATCTAACCAGATGGTTTAGCCGTCGACTTGGATTGAACAAGAAGGACATTTGGTAATGGCTGTAATACACGTAGGCATTGATCCAGGTGTTCACGGCGCAGTTGCCGTGATAAACGGCAAGCAGGCTTGGGTTGTAGACTTACCGACAATCACGTTTCAAACTGGCGGTAAGACCAAAGCCGGTAACAAGCGCAAGAAAACTGTTCTGGATGCCGGCGCGCTTGTAACGCTGTTACACGACATTGCAGCTCTAGGTGGCGAATCCTTCGACACGCGCGTCGTGGCTTGGCTTGAAGATACGCACTCGATGCCCAAGGATGGTAAGGTTGCTGTCGAGGCCTTTGGACGGGCCTGCGGCATGATTGAGGGTGTTATGGCCGCTGTCGGGCTGGCTTACACAAAAGTGTCACCAGCACGCTGGAGGCCTGCGATGGTGGGTCGAGGCGAGGGCAAGGAAGCCTCTAGGCGTAGAGCTACGCAGCTATTTCCCACCGTGTCGTTTACGCGGGTTAAGGACCACAACCGTGCCGAAGCACTGTTGATCGCAGAGTGGGGCCGTCAAAGTTATCAAAAGATGTAATTAGCGCTAATTACATCTACCTCGATCAACAGGAGTAGTTGATGGACACGCCAGACACCACTCGTGAAGTGGTTGACATTGATCCGGCTGCGTTGAGCAAGCTCAATGAGGATCATCTTAAGTTAGTGGCAGCCGATGCACAGAAACTGCTTAGCACGGATGCAGGCACTGCTGTGGCCTGCCTGGTGATGAAAACAGCTAGACAGCTGTTTGTTCTAGCTGCACAGTCTTTAGAGCGTAGGCTCACAGAGCTTCGCGCCAATGACCCTGCGGTCATAAAGTTTCTGCACGACTCTATGCTATTCTGGGCTAAGCGAGAGTTTACTAGAGAGGAAGTTGCGCAAGCAATCAGTAAGCAGGTTGTACCATTCATGGCTAACGAATTGGCTTGTGAGGGTCAGAGACAGCAGGACACAGTTGCAGAGACAGAGAAGGCAGCTGATTCTGAGAGGCGGCAGCTTATTGTGCCTACAGGTCTACGGCCAGAGCTACTGACTGGCTTGACCCGTGGCACATGCAATGTTGTTGTTGGGCCTGCTGCCGTACTGTCGCATGTGGTCAGCGCTGTCAACGCATACAACGCACCTACAGGTGAGTTCAATCCAGTCGTTGTCACGCTGAGTAATCGAATGCAGCTGGTGGCTAATGTGTCTGCCGGCAAGGACAAACGACGATTAGCTATACCGGCTAATCGATGGATTAAGCAGGGTCGATCGGTCAAAACGCTGACCGATTGCATAAACCCATGGCTCAAGCAGACACACCAGAATCGTGTTGATCTGTTGGTTATAGAGGACATGGTGGCACTGGCTGATGGCATGGAGATACTCGGGCCTGTGCGACTTGTTTCGGCGCTTACCCGCCAGCTGTGCAAATGGGCAGATGCCGCCGGTTGTGCCGTGCTTGGTATGCTGCCGTTTGAGTTGTCTGATGAGATATACGAAACGCCTGATGCGGAGTGGACCGAATTGCTTGCGCATCATGAAGTGTGGTTTCTCAAGACCACAGAGGATCGTCCGTGCTGGTCAGCTAGCGCACGACGTATGAAGGATGGTAGCGTGCATGAGTTGTTGACGGACATTGTTACTCCTATTTGACATCGGGGAATTTTGTGACCCTACCTAGCTCCGTGGTTGTCGCCTATACGGCATCGCCTCGAACTGACGCAGTAATCGGTATCGAGGATCCGGCTCCTGATGGCCGGCTCAAGGACGAACTCAAGAAGGCTATAGATATTCAGACCAAGAAGGCTAAGCTGGCTAGTGAACTTGCCTTCATGAAGCTGACCGGCACTATCACCAGCATATTGGCCGTTGATGCCAACGCCTCTATGCTGTTTGATTCATCGACGCTTGACTACGGGCCTGCTGGCTATGTCAATCCGTCGCATGCGTTTGTCACCTGGTTGTTGAGCATGTTTCCTCGTGCCTTCTCAGTCACTGGTGAGGGCAGTCGTGGCGTGTGGCTGTATGGCTTTGATACAAAGTCGTTCGCCCGTGTGAGTGGCATCGAGGCTATAGAAGCCAATGTACAACGGAAGACGGGTCTGCGTGTGCCGATAGGCTACTGGTACGCCAACACAGACGCATACGATCCGTTTGAAATGCTTGTTGAAGCTGAGGTGCGCAGGCCTAAGGAGAACGGCTCATACGGACCTGTGTCTATGCAGAAGTTACTGACTCGGGCCGGTCTGACAACACTGCCAGAGCTGTTGTTTGATGGTGGCGGCTATTCAGCGCACATCAATCTCAAAGAAGATCTCAGGCTAACACTTGAACTGGCCAATAGGTTCCAGTTGTTTCCTGTTCCGCAGGCTGATGACATCATGGCGGCGTTGCTGCCAAGCTAGTACTTGACCACTGTACGGGAAATGGTCACCAAGCTATACTCTCAGGGCGGACTTAGTTTGCCGCCCTGAGAGTATAAGCACCTTAACTACAAGTAGCGCCACATGAGTCTTCCCCCGCTACCTAAGCTCTTTCGATCTGGTTTTACAGAGGGTGGACAGGCTTTTCCGCGCGAGCGCGCGGAGACGGTGCAGTTACGTATCAGCCGTGCCACGACGCTTGCGTCGCTAAACGATGAATACCACTTCTACAGTCCGGCGCTGATATACGCATTTGTCCGTCTGATGGGCCGAGAGCCCTTTATGGACTTTCTGGAGGTGTATGGTAGGCAGGTAACGCCCATAACACTGAAGTTCACTAAGCCTATCTTCCGTGGCATAAACGTAGATACAGACCCAACGTGGAACTACGTCTTGTATGGCATGGAGAGAGCGCCTTGGGCTGCCTATAGAGAATGGATGGGCACGCTGGCCTTTCAAGATTGGGACCTGCGTCTGATCACTCGGGTTCGATGGCAGCCCATTATGATCGCCGACCCACTATTCCTTGAGAGGTCGTCAGTCATACCTGTACGGGCACCTGTTGTGCCAATAACCATGTTCGACCTGGAGACTAACAAGGGTAACCTGTTCTTCCAGACCGGTCGTAACCCTATAATTCATCTGCCGCAGTTAGTTAAGGGCAAGGCTTTTCATCATACTCAGATCTTCGCACGAGCATTGTTTGCTGGCGAAGATCCGTATGTGGCAGTTGCCAAATGCTACCCAGGCGACATACGAATGATTGAACTTGGTGATCGCTACTCTACAGCTAAGAAAGAGGGTAGAGTTCAAATTAGCGATCCATCCACGTATCATGATGTAACGGAACAGGAAATGTCACTGGATCAAAAACAGTTGTTCCAGCAGTACTATCAACAAGACTGGCGCAACTCAAAGAAGGAGAGCTAGATGAAGACTGTTACACTGGTTCCCGTTGCTGATGGCTTTTCGGCCAAGATCAAAGCGTACGATAAGGCCGGTAACGAGGTGGAAGTTTCGAAGCTTGTCTTTGAGCCCACGTTCTTCCGCAGCCGTGACTCGGCAACACTGGCCTATATTCGTATCGACGATGATAAGGCCAATACGACGGCTTTGCTTAGCGTGCGTGGCAGCAATGGTCGTGTGGCGATTGACTATCCTGTGGCTAAGGATGAGCCGGCACCGGCTGTCAGTACTCGTACTATGTTGTCCTGAGCCTACGTCACTGATAGGTTGTCTGAGTCATGTCAGAGATAATCAAATCAACAGATCAGCTTAAACAGCAGATTGAAGATCTGTGGGCCTCGTTGGGCCTGCCAGCGCCTGTTCGTATGCCTGAAGAGCCGTTTGATATATCGGCAACTCCAGCGTGGTGGGTTGTGGAGGTGCTGGATTACGCCAAGCCTTCTCTCAGCCGATTTGCCGATATAGGCGCACTGCGAACATTCTTGAAGCAGGCGCTATCGCGCAAGGGCTGGCTGTTTGTGTTCTATGGCGTTCAATCTAAGTTGACAACATGGCCACATCATCTTGTGCTAGCCACAGGCGAGATGCTGCCGTTGTTTGACTCGTTGATGCCAACAGTTAATGAGGAGGGCTATTTTGGTGAAGAGGATATCAACATAGCCGACGCCTCAGGCAATTCTTCTGTAGTGGCCGCAGATGCGTCAGCGTCAGTGATGACTGACGACGGTGAAATAGACACTCCCGACGAGGAACCTGAGGACGACTTTGACGATGATGACGGATAGCTAAAAAAGACACCACACGGTGTCATAATATTATGCAATGGGTCTTCAGTTGCTATCAGCTGAAGACCTTTTTCTTTACGTATTGGCTGTTGGAGTGGACAGCCGATAGGCGCGTAGAACGAATTTACGTTCCGGTGGGTAGGACAAATGGAGCGACATCGATGGAAAACTTGCTTCACAAGGAAGTCTATGGGCCGGGAACCAGGCACAATCTAACCCCGGTGCAGGAGGAGTGGGCGAATGCCACTGAAGGCCACAGCGGTGCTCGCGCTGGCTTTGGGATACTGGCCTACAAAGCTCGATCTAGGTCGGGCGGGCTACATCCCAGCTTACTGCCACACGACCACGTGGACGTGTTGGCTATGCGTATGTTGAACGTTCCGCCTGAAGTGAGTTTCTCAGGTGGACACAAGAAGAAGACTTGGGCTCGGCCCTATCGTTTCGACGTGACGCTGCACGAGTTGCATCGAATGGCTGACGGAGGCGTTGAGACAGTGCTGCCAAGGCGGCCGGTGACGTGGGATACGCTGGAGCGTCCACGCCAATCCGACTACCGCTACGAACTGTGCGAGTATCGTCCTGGCACAGTAGGGGCGGCGCTGTGTGATGCCATCGCCAGCGCAAAGAATCCGGCTATGATTCGTTCGCCGGGTGCTGGGTTTGTCACGTTTGTTGACACACCCGTCAGGCTGGAAGTGTGGTTGGAGGACGACGCGGGAAAGCTGCCTATCTTGCGGCTGCCGCGTAACAAGGAGTTCAAGCTGCTGGTGGCCGAAGGTGAGCAAGTCACCGCCGACCAACCAGTTGTGCAGGCAATGGAAGCCTGCAAGTATGGGCGCATACGCGTGGAGAATGGAAGAACCATGTTTGTGCGCCAGCCCACGAAGAACTGGGTACCGCTTGATAGGGAAGATCTGCTCCGCACTGGCAATCTTATGACCAGGCGGCTGATCAACCATGAAACTGGTCCGATGGCAGATTACGGACAACTGCCGGCGGCATATCTCCGCATGACGGCTGAATCGGTTGAGCATGTTATCTCCGATATGACAGTGTCGGATTCGCTCGTCGACGAACTTCGTCGTGTACTGGGCCCTGCCGGGGCGCTCAGTGCAAAACCGTTTACCGTGCGTGCGCCGGCCGCCGGGGCGATTGTCGAATTTATTGACACGGACCCCACAGTGTACGTCGCGCAATGGCCCGACGGTAGCGTAGTGTACATCCCTCGGGCCTATGCGCCTGATCTTGGGATGTTGGATAAGGAATTTCAGGCGGGCGAACCAGTATGCAACTGGATGCCGAGGCGCCTGTGGACACGTAGCGAGATCAGAGCATTGGGTTCGTTGCTGCCCGTGATGGCGGCTGCCTACATCCGCGACTCGTTCGCCGAACCCAATTCGAATGGCAACAATTACTTGGTTCCTGCCAAGTGGTTACCGCCATCCGCCTGCTCCCTCGCATACGACGTACTGCTTGACTTTCGTGGTCTCGAACGCTTTTACGTGCCTGAGCTCAAGGTGTTTGTGTTCGGCGCATTGGCGAATAACCAGCAAGCTGACTGGGAGTTCGTAGCCAATGGCGTCGGATATCACCTTGGGGGCGGGGCCGTGAACGTCGATTCCTATCGAGAGAACAAAGCAACACAGTTGACGTAGGCTCAACTGTGCGGGGAAGGAACAAGGCAGGAGCGAAACGGCCTGCCTTGTTCCCTTTCCTTTAGCTATGCTGAATGCTAGACTAGTGGCCGGAGGTAAAAGGTCATTATGTTAGCAAAAGCTAAGCGTGATTTTAGTAGTCGATCAGACTGGTCACCGATCGCACAACCCCCGGATAAGGCAGGTGTAATGGCACATACACCTGATCCGAGCAAATATCATAAGCACGCCTCTGGTAGAGTCATGTTGCCCAGGGCTACTCGCGGCGGCACTTCCAAGGTCATCGATCACAGCCGCGCTGGTGTGATCATAATCGATCCAACCAATCCAATAACGGGCGAAGGCGGCACCGTTATTGACTTGCGTAAGTTGACTAAAGCCGCCTGTAAGCAGGCAGCCATGAAAACAGACGATCCGGAAGAAGCTTTTCTGTTGGCCATGGAAGCCAGTAACGCACAGGGACGTGTGAAACACAAAACCCTGCAGGTCGTACCTGACTTTGAGCAGATGCAAGAGGTAACACCCATGAAGTCTATGTGGGACGAAGACGACGGTGCCGAGGAAGAACAGGCTGAACAAGCTGAGCGTAGTAGCTCTCGAAGTACTGCGGCCAATCGTGGCAGCAAATGGCAACCTCAGAAGGTACAACGTAAGCCGGCGCGACGTGAGGAAGTTGAAGAGTATGCCGACGACGTTGATGAAGAGGTGCAAGAGCCGGTGCGAGCTCGGCCAGTCAAGCGAAGGCCTGTTAAACAGGCTTCACGGCCGAAGGTCAAAAGCCAGCGCATCAAGGCCATTGAAGACAGCATTCAGCAGTTGACCTCTGTTGTCACCGCCTTGGTCAAAGCCCCTAGGCCGTCACAAGCGCCTGTCGAATCCGTAGAGATTCCAGAGCCTGTGGACAACTCTAGAACGGGCCTTGAGTTCTTGGCAGCTGACCCTGTAAGCCCAACATACGACGCTGTGTTCGATCTTGGTGTTGCCGGCTTGCATCGTTATCGATTCCACAAAGTGGTCAAATCAGGTATCTGTCTATCGCTTATTTACGACGACAGATACAAAGAAGGTAGCAGGTTCGCTCCAGCGCCTACTGGTAGGAATCGTATAATGGTAACAGTGCCCACCCTGTCCCGGCAGGCTTTCTGTGTCATTGTGCCAGAGTTCCATCAGACGATAGGTTGTCTTGAGATCATCAACCTTATCATCGTACCTGCAGAAACCGAGGTGGACGATGGAACGACCTGACACTGCCGAGCGCATGGAAAAGCGCGGAGTCATTGAACCTGGCATCACACCGGCAGAGCGACCTGCAGATAAGACTGCGGAACAGCTGGAAGAGCATGTTGTTGCTAGGGCATCTAAAGTGGCTAAGGAAAGCTGCTAAGCTGGCCCAACACACGGAGGTCGTAGATGGCTGACTATATGCAAGGTATGTTTGGGTCACGCTCAGGCAGCGGGGCCTTCCCCAATCCGTGGCAGGACATTGCCAGCAGCATGATGCCTACCGGCATTCGTGAAATGCTGCGTTGGGGTGAGTTCATATTCCAGAACAACTCGACATATCGAATGGCAATGGAGCGGATCATTGCCTACTTTCTTACAGCCGTTGAGATAGGCGCTGTGGATACTATCTCGCGTCTAGGCGATGACGAGAAAGAAAAGTATAGAAGCTTCTGCGAGGACCGAATCCACATACTGGACGACATACAGTCACTAGACCGCGACTGTATCGCCTACGGCAACGGCTTTACGTCATTTGTCGTACCGTTCCAGCGCTTTCTGGTATGTCCCAAATGCTACAACCAGTACTTGCTGCGAGAGGTTGACGGGCATTCTCAGTTCAAGTTCAAGTGGGACAGGTTCAAGTTCATTGCCACATGCCCGAACTGCAAGACAGGCAGCGGCTATCGTGGTGAGTGGATCGTTAATGACCAGCCTGTCAATCTGGAGCAGTCGCTCAGTCTCAAGCACTGGTCCCCGCACGAGATAGAGATACTCACAGATCCGTATACCGGTGAACGCGCTTACCTGTGGAAGATTCCGCAGGACTATAAGCAGCAGGTCACCAATGGCGATATGTTCATTCTCGAGCGTACGCCGCTGCCTGTTATCGACGCCATAAGCAAAAACCAGCTGTTCATGTTTGGGCCTAACGTATTGTTCCATATGATGGAGCCGACGTTATCAGGCATACCCAATCGTGGATGGGGCCTGCCCAGGTCGTTGATTAACTTCCGTGACGTGTTTCACTGCCAGGTTCTGCGCAGGATGAATGAAGCCATTGCCATGGACTTCATTGTGCCTTTGCGTATCATCACGCCTGAAGTGCGTAACGGAAATCCTATGAGTCAGGGCGCTCTAACTGATCCGCTCATAGGGATGTCTGGTAGTGATTTCACGTATCAGATGCTCGATGCCTTGCGCCGACGTCGACAGGACCCTGCCAGCTGGCATGTGGTATCGCATCCTATTCGATACCATCTCGTTGGTGGCGAGGCTGCCAACCTGGCACCGCGTGATCAGATCGAACAAGCTAACAACACGCTGCTTAATGGCTCAGGTGCGCCTGTTGAGTTCCACCAGGGAACAATGCGTCTTGATGCCATGCCCATTTCCCTGCGGCTGCTAGAGGCTACGTGGAGCCATCTACCGGCCAGCAACAATCGCTTCCTGTACTGGTTTGTAGAGCAGGTCAGCCAGTTGTTGTCTTGGGAGCGTGTATCTGCCCGTATGCGCCGCGTTACATACGCCGACGACGTACAGAAGCAGATGATGATACTGCAGTTGTCCATGGGCGGTGTCATAAGTCAAACCACGGCATTGCGTGCGCTGGGTATCGAATACAAGGACGAGGTTCGCGGCATTGCCGAAGAGTCTCGATTCCAGCAGGAGACGCAGGCCAGGGTTCAAGAGGAGATGGATCAGTCTGCCTTTGGTGAGCAGATTGCCAAGGGACAAATGCCAGCACCGGCCGGCGGAATGCCTCCTGGCGGCGTTCCAGCCGGCCCAGGCGGCGCACCTGCTGGTCCTGGCGGTGCAGCCGGTATGCCTGGCGGTCCTGTGTCTGCGATGCTGTCATCGGCTAACGTGCCTATGTCGCCGCAGGATATAATGGCTCAGGCTGAAAGCTTGGCCAATCAATTACTAGCGCTGCCTGAGTCCCAGAAGGACAGTGAGCTGCGACAACTGAAGCAGAAGAACAACATGCTTCACGCTGTCGTGCAGGAGAAGATGGAAGAGATTCGCTCTCGTGCACAAACAGCCGGCGGCGCAATGCTGCTTGGTCAGCAGCCAGCCCAGCAATAAAGGCGTGTTATGGGCCGCTTACTGTTTATCTGCCCAAGCTACGGCAAGTTCGTATACAGTCGTCGTGCTGTGGCCAGTTTTCTGCAACATTCTCCACCAGACTCTTTTGCGCTGGTTGTTGATGATTGTTCTCCTGGCTTTGATCAGCAGAACTGGGCTGCCTGGGCTCATGACCTACCGCGCGACCGTATTCAGATCTATAGGTTTGGTCGACAAGACGGCCTTACTCGCTCGTGGAATCACGGCCTGACCTACGCAAGGTCGCATGGATTCACATACGCCATAGCGGGTAACTCAGACATCATATTCACACCGGGTTGGTGGGAACCTGTGCGAGCAGGACTGGCTGGTGGCTGGCATTTGTTGGGCCCGATAACTAACGCGCCTGGAAGAACCAATAGGCAGCGTCAATCAGTTACACGTTATCTGCCCGGCTATGTCACATCTGACGATCCTGCAGACCTGGCAACGGTAGCCGCAGAGTTACAGTCTAGGCACGCTAGGACAGGCATAGTCTCCAGCAAGATCAATGGCTACTGCACAGTAGCTAGAACAGACGTGTGGTGGGCTGGAGCGTTTAATAAGCAGTACGTGTTTGACCCTAAGTACAAGCTGACAGGCAATGAGGACGAGCTTCAAACACGCTGGCTAACTAGACGTTTCAGGATAGGCTTTGTGCCATCTAGTTTTGTATTCCACTACAGAGCTGTGTCGCGTGGCGACAAACACAAGCATACGGGCTGGTACAGAGCGTCTAGTGCTGAGGAGCCTAGGCAATGTCCGGTACCGTAGTCTACACAGCAATCTTCGGCCCAATGGTGGCTAAAGATCATCTGTATCTGCCCACTGTCTCACCCGGTACTCGTTGTGTTGCCTTCATGGATGTGAAGACGCCACAACGACTATCTGGCTGGGAGATTCTGCCTTCTGTATTCAGCCATGTGAATGCCCAGCGTAAGGCCAGACAGCACAAGTTGCTGTCTCATGTTGTGTTTCCATCTGCCGATTACACGCTATGGGTGGATGGCAACTTCACACCGTTGTGTGATCCAGAACAGCTTGTGCAGCGCTATCTGACAAGCACAGATATTGCCGTGTTCAAGCATCGTCAACGTAGCTGCGTGTACGAAGAACTATCCGCATGTCTGCGTCTGAAGAAAGATGACCCTGTTGTTATGCAGCGTCAGATCTTCGGATACAAGCAGGAAGGCTATCCTGCCAACAACGGTCTGGCTGAGACTTGTGCATTGATTAGACGACATTCAGACCAAGTGCGTGTGTTCAATGAGCTGTGGTGGCATGAGTTGTCTAACAACAGTGTCAGGGACCAGCTCAGCTTTGATTACTGTGTGTGGAGGCAAGGAATGCACTACACGACATTTTCACAGGATCGTTTGCATTGTCCTTACTTCCAAGGGAGAGCGCACAGATGAGTCAGGTTGGCATCTTGGCTGACTACAGCAGTACAGAGACAAGAAGTTGGCTGCAGTCGGTTGCAGACTATCTGGTGACTATTGGACACGAAGTGAGCTGGATGTCACCAACGCCGTCACGACGAAACTCATACTCGGTGTGGGACGTACGCGTGAACTATGGCGATCAGCTAGACACACTGAAGAAGTGGCACAAAGAACAACAGGTGATCTTCACAGGTGTTACTGATCTGTACAAGGAACTGAAGGCTGAGCCATGGCAACGAGAATTCGCCATATTCACGCCAGACAGGATGAAAGATAGGCATTGGGAGTTCCTACGCTTCTGCACGGGTATACTATGCGGCAGCTCGGCAACTGCTGCTGAGTTTCTGCGTGAAAGCCCGATGTTCAATCCCATTGTGCTACAGTGGATTCCTGATGTAGCCACAGCGAACATGGCGTCGGAGCCTAGCATACTGGTGTATGCCGATTCGTATACCATGCGCACACAGGCTTCAACCATCTTCAATGTCATCTCCATGCTGCTAGACGACGAACCTATTCGTGTCACGTTGTGGCTGGATGAATACAGCTCCAAACGATTGCGTTGTCCTCAACTGAATCAGTATGGAGACAGGGTGACTATAGTCTCTGGCCCGTCTGAAGATGTAAGGCACGACTTGTATCTTTCACATCAGGCCATCTATTATGCCGGTGTATCGTCCCTGCAGCTGTACTTAACAGAGATGCTGCTTAGCGGTACGCCTGTGATTGCACCTAACTGTGTACAGACTGCTGAGCTGTATGCGGACATTCCTGAGGTGCTGCTGAAAGGCGAAACTACTGTGCTGTGGCCCGACATACACAGCATGAGCCCGAACCTGGATGTGTTACGTGAGATAGTTCACGGCATGTTCCACATTCGTGCAAGGTTTTCCAGGCTCAGGGCTATGGCAGCAGAAGTACGCAGCAAACTGCTTAGTAAGCAATCGGAATCGCGTGAATTGCTGTCGTCGCTGATCTCGCCTAGACTGGAAGAAGCCATAGGAGACAACGTATGGACTCGAAAGATCTAGGCGAACAGGCCGCTAAGAGAGTGGCCAGACGTACCTCGTTACTACCCGTAGCTACACAGGAGCACCGCGATGAAGTCAATAAAGCGCTGACGGACAAACCAACCAATTCGCAGCCGCCATGGCTGTACGGTCAGAAAAGGAAGCCGAAGACATGAGCGGGCGTTTTGCCACTATCTTGCGCGATGCGTGGAAGACCTTTTCTGTCCGAGAAAGGTCAGCAGTTCTGCGTGTTAAGTCCACGGAGCCACCTAAGCTTCCTGCTTCGGGCAAGATGACGGTGACTCTTGCTGAGATGATTGATCGCTGGATCATATTGCGGCTTAAGCTTCTCAGCCTGAGCGATGACGAGCTGTCGTCAAAGTACGCAGCCGTATCCGAGCTGGCGAACAACTGCAGTTGTAGCCTACTCAAGGCCTTTGATATGCAGACGTGGCTAGACTATAAGGAAAATGGCAGTAACGTCAATTTCTTGTTGCGCACTCATGCCAAGCTGGCCGAGCCGATAAATAAGTTGGACAAGATCCATTTGGAGTTGTGGGTCTTAGAGACAAAGATACGCAAGTACACGTACGATCCTGATCAGTTCACAATGCAGCAATCGTTAGAGTACATTCGTACGTCTATGCGTATACGCGAACTCAACGACTTGCGATCAGCAGTGAAGAACGACATCAATGGCTTAGCCGGTGCTGCCGTTGAGCCGAAGATCTACAAACAGTAACAAGTCATTCTGAAGGAGTGATCATGCAGAAGTGCTTTACAGAGTTTTTGTGCAATCTGCTATATCCGAACGGCGACATCCCGGCGGATGTGCGCAGCTTTTGTAGCGGCGCTGACGCGTATCTGTCCAGGGTTCGTCCTGTGGGTCTTTCCTACGGGCCAGGCACTGGCAACTACACGATTCAGCTGGCAAACGGTCAGCAGTTTGCATTGGCACCTGTTCAGGGCGTCAGTGCGCCTGTTAGCGGCGTTTGCGCGGTCACTGGGCGTATTCCGTCTGTGACCGGTGGTTTGCCGCCCGCTGGCGAAGTTCGCGTAAGCGGTTAGCCAGTAACAGTTTGCGGACGATAGGGCCACTCAGGTGGCCCTTTTTCATTGGTGAATTTAATTAGCGCTAATTACATCTCACAGGTGCCGGATGGCCAAAATTGACGCACGTCTTATCATCGAAGTCTTGAAGTACCTGTTTCGCGAGTACACCGCTGCAATGTCGTTGGACAGCGAGCAGGTCAAATCGGTCGAGGTCAAACGCTTCCTTCGTTGGTGCCTGGCGCATGATCAGCCAGGTGTCAGTCTTGCTTTGCTTTCCAGAGATCCGCCAGAGGGCCTGGCTTTGGGCGCGGACGAGTGCGCATATCTACAGGCTATATTCAGCGACAACTACGATGCGTTTGCAATGCTGCTCAGCTTTTGGGATAGCATCAGCCGTTCTGCGCAGCCGCCTGTGAAAGAAACACCAATGTTTCTACACGTAGCCGTAACGGCGGGCTACGCTGGTGAGAAGGCTTGGCAGGTGCAAACGAGCACGAAGTTCAAGCCTGAAGAGCGGCTGACTGAAGGCTTCTTGTGCACACAGATCAAGTTTGCCACGGAAGGCCTAATGGATCTTGTTCGTCAGATGGGATTCAACAGGCTCAGGGACGAGCAGGCTGTTGCTATGGGCAAAGGACCCATAGCCTCTATACAGCGTGAACTGCAGCAGGAGCACGAGACTGATGGCCTTTGATCTTCCTGAAGACTTTTGTCGGTTCATAGCTAATGAGTCAAGCAAGCTGGCCTTTGTGCATTTCGACCATATAACGTCTGAGGACCGTAGGCGTTTATCTGCTCGAGCAACACTAGGCTATAGCGCACCTGGTTTCAGCGTAGCTTTCACGTCTGACATGGTCGTACTGATCGATATGGCTTCTGGTCGAAGCATGTCAGTAGCCATGCTTACTGCTGCCGGCTTCAGTCCAGCGCTACAGCGAATATTGTTAGGCTTTTATGCTGTAGGCATTAGGCTCATATATTTCTCGTTCAACTACGGCTACTACGATCAGCTGCGGTTGGACGATGAAGAAGAATCTGAGCTTGATGGCTACCGTGATGATGACGACGAAGAAGAAGATGAAGATGAAGATGAATACGAGTCTAATGACGAAGAGTCAGAGTATGAGCCAGAGGACGAGCCAGAGGACGAGTCAGAGGATGAAGAGGAAAACGCATCAGACGACCTATTTCATTGGGTGGCTGTATCTGATACGCCTGCTAACGACTCGCCTGATGTCATCCGAGCTGACCCGCCGCCAGGCTCTACGCCTTCGTCGTCATGGTAGCCGTTATCTAGCCGCCTAGGTAATGCAGACGCCCTTCCGTATAATGAAAACTAGCTAGCGCAGTAACGGAATCCACAGGGAAACAGCAACAATGTTTGTATTCCGTTCCGACGACACGGAAGGGCGTCTGCAAGAGATTGCCAACGCCATAAACGAACTCTACGAACTACAGTCCACTCGGCAGCTTGTCGACTTTGGTCAATTACAGACCATGGACATGCGGCCGGTATCATTGCGTATACCTGCCGCATTGCATCAGGCGCTCAAGGACGAATCGCACAAACGGCGCACAAGCCTTAATCAGCTGTGCGTTGCTCTGTTGAACAACATTTCGGGGACGGATCCCGTAGGAGCTTAGTAATGCCAATTGTCAACGTGTCGGATCTAGGTCAGCTCGCTGCCTCGCTGCCCGATAGCTCAAAGGCAACCTCATCGGCATTGGACAGCATTGCTAACTCGCTGTCTACCAATCGGCCGTACACGCCTTTGACTCAGCCAGGACCTGCACGCGGCAATACACCGCAGCTGGATGCCAGGCGAGCCAATCCTGCGCCTGAGTTCACTGTCGGTCCTGCCAACGGCGTACCGCTATTTGGACTAAGCTCTTCTGGCAATACAGATCGTGGCTTATCCGACGCAATGCTTGGCCAATCTGCGGCCTCGGCCTTTTTTGGCACGCCGTCATGGCAGCCCGTGTCTACACCGCCGCCTCCTCCGGTTCCGGCACCTGCGCCTGAGCCAACTCCTGCACCGGCCGTAGCCAACATCAAAGATCCTGTTCCTGAGCCGACACCTGAGCCTGCCCCTGCACCTGCGCCTGTTCAGGCTAAGGGACAAGCAGAGCCTTTGCCGGCCAACTGGGGTCGTCTTGGCAATCGTGGTGAAGAGATGGCTGCTCGTGAGCGTCGTTACATGCGCAGTACGCTTCGTAATGCCAGCCCTGAGGCATTGAAGCGTTATGGCGGCAATGTGAGTGATCGCTTCACACCGGAGCAGATACAGCAGCTGCAGGCTGATCGTGCAGCTACACGCGAGTATGCACAGGCTAAGTCTACAGCCGATCTTGGTGGTGCTATGGGTGGTCAAGAGTCACCTATTGCTCAGAAGACATTCTCTGGCCCACCGCCGTCTGTGGACTCGTCTGCCAATGGTTTGCACGCAGCTACGAGAGGTCGTTTGCAGTCTGACCCAGCGTTCAGGCAGCTACAGAGTGAAACACGGGCCATTGCTAATGCTGGTGGCCCTGCGTACCGTCCTCGTCAGTCTACTGTCATGTCTGGCACAGCTCCTGGTATGCCTTCGTACAACGGACCTGGAGCTATTCCGATACCTGCGGATATAGCTGCTGCCAATCCTATGCCCACAGCTGGCCCTATGCCTGATGTGGCTGGTCTTGGTACGGCTGCGGCCATTAACGTCACGGGCAACAATGCACGTAATCAGATGGGCAGCACTTATGTACAAAGGCCTGTTCCGCAGGCTGCACCTGCTCCTGTAGCAATGGCTAATGTGAAAGACACTGTGCCGCCTCCAGCGCCGCCGCCGTTACCGAAACCTCCAGCACCGGCACCTCAAGCGACTCAACCGGCTGCTCCTGCTCCTACGGTTCCTGGTGCTAGGCTGGCCCCAGGAGCGTCTACACCGCTACCTAGTGCTAATGTCGATACGTACGGATCTGTACCTAAGCCTCCTCCTGCACCTGCACCTGTTGCGCAAGCGCCTAAGCGTTCGATCTCTGTAACACCTTCGGCACCGAAGCCCATGGCGGCACCGGATTTCCCGACGAATATGTGGCAGGGTGGATACAAGCCTAAGCCTTCTCCTGTAACTGCATCTAGCCTACCCAAGCCTGCGAAACCGTTATCGATGAAGACTAGCGCTCGTTTTGGTTTCCGTAGGCAGGCTCCTATGTATGCGCCCAGGCCTATGGCTGCACCGCAGGCTCCTGCGCCGACTCCTGAGCCTTTGTCTGTTGGTGCATCTGCGCCTATACCTGGTATGGCCTCTATGAGTGCCAGTGTTCCCAAGCCGCCTATCTCTATTGGTGCATCTGCGCCCATAGAAGGTATGGCTGCTGCGAATGCTGCCGCACCTGCTGGATCGCTTTATGGCGGATCGCTGGCTTCTAGGCTTGGCATAGGTGCAGCTTCTATGATGGCTCCTCCATCTCCTGCATCAGCACCTGCGCCTAACGGTGGCAATATGCTTGCAGCTGCACCTGAGCATCCTGCAGCCAATTTCACTATGGATGACGCGGCTCCTGCATCGGCTATGGCCAACATAAAGGACACGATAGAGGAACCCGTACAGGCTCCTGCTACGCCTGCGAGTGGTTATCCTGCGTCCTATGGCCGTCGCCGCATATTTAATGGCAATGGCCCGATTCGTCGTTTCATACAGTCACGTCGTAAGTACGGTATGCACTTGTCCGCAGAGAAGACGGCCATCTTGCACGCATTGGCAGAGACTATTATCAAGCGTGCATGGCCGTACAGGAAGCAGCAGGCTTTTGTCACACTCGTAAAGCTTGCACAGCGCATACATGATCTGAACGACGTACGTACGGCTGTAGGTCTAACGTACCCAGAGAAGACAGCTTCTCAACAGGCTGAGCTTTCCATTCGCTTGGCTAAGGTTGGTGTGCGTGCTTACTGCACTGGCAGCAAGTAACATCTATACGTCTTTTCTTCCCAGGAAGGGAGCATTGTCTTATGTCACTTGCACCTGGCACGCAACCAGCTATGCAGAATATGACTCTTAGGCCTGCAACGCCTACGGCTACGGCTATGGGTGTTAATGCTGCCGCTACATCTGGTCCTGGTGGTCCTGGTGGTGCAGCTACGACACAGGGTGTGCAGGAGGCAGCGGCTATACAGCAGCAGAGGACGATTACTCCTCAGCCAGCTGCTCCTCAACCACAGCAAGCTCCTCAGGCTCCACCTCCGCAGGCTGCACCCGCACCTATGCCTCCGCAGGCACCGACGAAGGGATTCATGCCTAACTCACAGGGCAGTGTTACGTATGCTCCTGGGCAAGGTCCGGTTACTGAACAGGTGCCGGATATCAATATGATGCCTGAAGTGCATAGTCAGCCTACAGGAATTCCAGGTTGGCCCGGTGGGCCCTCACAGGGCTCTCAGGGACTTAAGCGCCCAATTACGCCTGCAGGGCCTAAGGTGGCCTCTACATGCGTCTCCGTTGGTTTAACGCCCGCTTCATTGGCAGGTATGGCCACGGATAGTTACAAGCGTCCGCCTGCTGGTGTTAAGCCAGATAAACCGGGTAAGAACAGGAAGTCGAAAACCCAAAAAACGCAGGAAGATACTATGAAGGTATCATCGCTAGGAAAACGTGCTGCTGTATCGTGCAAACGCGCTTCGATTGGCGGTGGTGCATTGGGCGCATTGATAGGCACACTCGGCAACGAGGCTGTAAGTGCTAATGATGCATTGTTGCATTCAGGCCCGGCTGGTGCTGCCGGTAGCATGGCGGCTGCGCCTATGATCGGTGCAGGCGTTGGTGCATTGGCGAATGGGCGTAAGGGTTCCATTCGTGGATTGCTGGCTGGCCTTGGATTTAATGTCGGTAGCAACCTGGGTCTGGCTGCCAATGACAATCCGCATGCCGGTGCTCTTGGCGGTGCATTGGGTGGTCTTGGTGGTTATCTAGGTGGCCTCTATATGACGCCTGACGAGTCTGAAGAGTCTAAAGAGAAAGCGGCCGGTATATTCTGGAAGGATCTCGCCAAGCCTGTGCCCATTGCATCCAACATTCATGACTCTGCCGGCGGTTTGGGGCAGATCTTTCTGGATGCAGCACGTACAAAAGAGCCGCGAATGCTAACGCGATTGTTCTCATCTCCGGCACGTGACTATGCCACTGTTGGACGGGCGATAGATCGTAGTTATGCTCCGACAAAGGTGAACAACCCTTATCTGCGTTCGATGCTTGCCTCCATGGCGCTACGGGATATGAATCCATCACGTTATACGGACTCTGATGCTGCCGATCCTGCTACACCGGCAGATGAGTTTGAGTCGTGGCGGCTTACAGACGAATTCGAAGCGGACGAGGTAGCAAAGGAAAAAGCCAAGTCCAAGGCAAAGCCCAAGGCAAAGAAGAAGACTGCTGCAGTCAAAAGTGCATTGCCTAGCTTGGAAGAAATCCGCAATATGCTTGCACCGGTTAAGCCTGTGTTTGAGCATAGCCCCGAGTTCACGACGGCTGTTAGTCAGCGGCCTATTACACCGCAGTCGATACTGCAATCTACGCTGGCTGGCGCTAAGGATCAGACGGCGTACGACGAATTGTTGGCAGAGTGGCGTAAGGCCCCTGTATCACAGTTCAGTGAGCTGGCTGAGAATCCTGGCGCAAGCTGGGGTGAGTTCACTAAGGCACCTATGGACTTCGCTAAGAAGTATCCGTGGCCTACAGGGCTTGGTGCAGCTAGCTTGGTTGGTCTTGGCGGCATTGGTGCGTACAAAGCCATGCGGCCTAAGAAGAAGGTCAAGACGCTGGGGCTGGACGACAAGCAGGCCTCGATGAAGTTCTGCTGCGCATATGCAAGGCTGGTCAACGGAGGCTGACGATGGCATATGCACAGCAATCAATGACGGAAACGACGCTGAAGGTGGTTGAACTGGGATGCAAACTGGGCAACGGCATTACTGAGTTCATCCGTCGCGGGTCGATGTACTACGGACCGCTTGTACGCAGCATCGACCCGGCCGAGTGCCTGGGAATCGACATACAGGAACGCTTTCGAGCGGATCTTGAGTCTCGTAGGTTGCGCTTTCGGTGCTTGGATCTCACGGCAGACGGTGCTTTGGAAGAGCTGCCCGAGGCGGATTACTATCTGGCCTGGGACTTCTTGGAGCACCTGCCCAACATGGAATGGGTTAGCGCGGTGATTCAGGTCATGCTTCGCAAGGCCAGGAAGGGCGTGTGGATCAGAATGCCCAGCTTCGAGCAGGACAAGGACACCGGCGAGGGTGTTCTCAGGGCCATGGGCCTGCGATTCTCTTGGTCCGTATGGCACGGACACAAATGCCACGTGCTCGTCTCAGACGTGGTGCAAGTCATCAACGAGTACAAGAGTGGCGTTGGACGCTCGTCGATTGCGATGAAGCTCCTGGCTGGCCGCTGTGTACGGTCCACCGATGACCCGTGTGTGGTACCCATTGATTCCCCAGTAGACACTGTCAAGTACGATGAGAAGCTCGGGCCTAAACCGATCCGCGACTTGAACCCCGATGTGGTAGCTCAATGGGAAGTAGTAGTGACAATGTGAGGCCGCATATGCGGGTCCTCAACCACATTCGCGTGACGGGTGCTAGAAGGCAAGTAGCATGACACTAAGCCAGCTCATAGCGCTGATGACGCAGGGCATGCAGCCTATTGGTAAGCTGCAGGACAGCGTGCCTGGCAAGCTGCGTATCGACAAGCCTAGCAAGCCTATCGACAAGTCGAAGAAGGACACCAACGTGATCAAGAAGATCAAGTCTCCGAAAGCTAAGAAAAAGGCTGATGACTCGCGTCCGTACCGTGATCGAATAGAGATGTTCGGCCTTAATCAGGCGGGCAAAGTTCTTGGCGGTTATTACGATCAGGACAAGAACCATGGTGCATTTGGTGGCGGCGTTGAAGACGGTGAGACGTTGGAGCAGGCGGGTGCTCGTGAGTTCATAGAAGAGGCAGGCTACAAGCTGCACAATCCTCGTTTGCTGCCTATTGATCCGGTTACATTCGAATGGACTAATCAGGCTAACGATGCACGTCGAGCTAAGTATCGTGGCAGTCGCACATACTTCGGCACTGGTGAGGTCGGTGATCCTGTATCGGATGAAGAGCGAGGTACAGACACACGATCAGCCTTGCAGAATATACGCTTTCGTTCTCTGATCACAGCCCTACAGAACACCCGAATAAATCGTGGCATGAATCCTGCGGCTACAAAGGCGCGTAGAGCTGTGTTGCGTACATTGCTTGCGTCTAATCAATTGCCTGTGAGGGCTGCCGAGAAGTCAGCAGCCATACCAAGGGCAGCTATAGGCGCTGTACAGAATTTGATAGGTCGCAAGGCCTTTAAGGGTATATCACCAACTATGATCAGCACGCTGGCCAGTGTCAGCCACAACGAGCCGATCAGTCGCCGCCAGCTTATGAGTCTATTTGCAGACGTCATGACTAGCCCTGTGGCACGCAAGGGTTTGTCTAAGACTGTAGCTGCAGCGCCCACAGCAATCCAGATGGTGCCATCAGCTATCAATACGTTCACCGGACTCAATCCGCTGCCGTTCATTCGTAAATTACCTAGCGGTCTTCGACGGCTTGGAATAGGTGGCTCACTGGTAGGTGCCGGTGAAATAGGCCGCCAACTGTACAAGTCGCTCGTTAAACCTAAAGACTTGGAGAACTCTGCCATGCTTGCCAAAGCCAGTGAACATAAGACGATCCCTGTTGATCGCAATCTGTGTGAAACGTGCAATCTGTCGCCTTGTGTGTGCAAGGACGATGACAGCACAGAGAAGCTGGCTGAACTGTCCGACTTTGCCCTCAGTTTCCTGTTCACGCTGACTGACAAGGGCTACATGAATGCAGACATCATCAAGGCCGCTGAAACGGCCATACGAGTCACGCCTGAGTCTGCCGATGATCTCATGCCATTGATCAAGCTCAGCGGCCTTACTGATATCGTTAAAGGAACCATTAAAGCCATACCGTCGGCAACTGTCAAAGCAACCAAGTCTGTAGCCGATAAAACACCCGGCCTTGTGAAGAACCTTGTCGTTAAGCCTGTTGCACAGGGCGCTGGTGGTTATGCCTTGGGTGCCGGCTTAGACAAGATTACTGGCAAAGAAGATGGCACGTTTGCCAATACGCTCGGCGGTCTTGGTGCAGCTCATGGCGCTGTGAAGGGCATAACGAAGTCCCTGCCGCGTGTACCGCGAACGATAGTCGATAACACGCTGGGCGGTGCAATTCGTGGTAGTGGCGCCGGCTTTGCCTATGACGTTGGCAATAAGGCCATAACAGGTGAAGACAGCGATATGGCTCTTGCCGGCGGATTGGTTGGTGGAAGTGCCGGTGGACTTCGTGCTTCTCTTCGCGCAGGTAAGGGCAGGCAGCTCATAAGCAGAAATGGCATAGTGGATAAGGGATTGAAGGCTCTGAGCCTGCATCCGCAAACGCCTGTTGTCGGACCTATGGCCAACAAGACATTGAGCATGGGCGCTGGTCTAGCCACAGCCGATGCATTGATCGACAGGGCGCATGATGTAGGCGCTAACAAGCTTGTTGATGACATGGCGTCAGATCCCAATAACGAATTGGTACAGGCGATAATCAAACATCATGAAGAGCAGGCCGGTACTCCAGCAGACAACGCCCTTCGAGTTGAGCCTGCAGCTCCAGCGCAGCCTAACCCCCAGACAAATCCCATGACGCCTGGCAAGGTGCCGCCAGTGCCTATGCCTCAATACCCTGGGCCTAAGGGCGCTGTACCGCCAGTACCAATGCCTCAGATGCCTATGCCCAAGGGTGCAGTTCCTCCGGTGCCTATGCCAGATATGGGTGTACCTGGCAGCAATGCGCCTTCAGCGCAGCCTGCATCGCCAGAGCCTGCCGCACCGTTGGAGAAGCTGCCCAAGGCTAACGTGACGGGCACGGTAACACCTGAGCAACCCGCACAGACAACGCCTTTCGATCCGATATTCGAGATGCTTGGATATGGCCATTTGTCCCCACAGCAGAAGTGGATGACGACGATGGCTATACTGCCGTTGCTGTACGGCGGATACCAAGCTGCATCAGGCGAAGGTGGCGGATTGCCTATGGCAGCCGGCCTCGGCCTTGGTGCATTAGGCTTGTTTGGCCACAACATACCCGGCCCAATCGGACAGTACCTCGGCGGCAAGCAGCCTGAGGCTCCTGCCGTACCGCCTGAGGCAGCTGCTGTGCCTGCTAGCGCGGGTGGTGAAGAGACGCCTACTCCGTCAGCTGTGCCAGTTCCAGGCGCTGAAAGTCCGGTGCCCAGCGCTGCACCTGCGGCGGCTGTAGGTTCGCCTGAATTCATTGCCGCTCAGCAGCAATTCCCCTGGCTCATGAATGATCTGAAGGTCACACCAGAGGAATACAAGGAGTTGATGACATCCATGGCCAAGTATGGCTACACGCCTGAGAAGACCCTGGCGTTACTGCAGCGGGCTAATAAGAGCGAAACAATGCAGAACTATATTCTTAAGCAGCTTAAGCCTGCTCTGGCACAGATTCGAGCTAAATCGCAACAGGCAACAACCGTTGCCCCGAGCGCCTGATACTTTCCCTAAGCATTCACACACTATGATAACTGCATTAGGTTTGAGCACTCACGCGTTAAGACAACATCAGTCGCCAGGAGTAACCAAGGCCCGAGACAACATCACCACGCTGTAGTAACCAGTTGATACGACAACAGCATCTTCAGAGAGTAATCAAGGTCCCAGACAACAGCACGCACCCGGAGTAACCAATGTCCCAGACAACAGCACGCACCCGGAGTAATCAAAGTCTCAGACAATAGCATGCGACTTGAGTAATCACACGCCACGATAACATCACATAGTTTGAGTAACCAAATGCCGTGACAACAGCAGACCCCTGAAGTAACCACTTTACCGGATAACATCACCGTCCACGAGTAATCACACCTTACGACAACAGCATTGGTGGCGAGTAATCATCGGTCCAGACAACATCACGCAGGCCAAATAACCACTGCTCCAGACAACATCACGCTGTCCGAGTAACCAAAGACCGTGACAACAGCATTACACTCGTGTAACCAAACGCATCGATAACATCATGCTCCGAGAGTAATCAAGCCAAGCGACGACAGCACGACTGTTTAGTAATCATGCTCCCAGACAACAGCACAATGTCCGAGTAATCAGCCCCACAGACAACATCATTGACAGCGAGTAATCAAACCCAGCGACGACAGCACGACTGTTTAGTAATCATGCTCGCAGACAACAGCACCCTCCGAGAGTAGCCACTGCTCCCAGACAACATCACAATGTCCGAGTAATCAGATCAACCGATAACAGCACTAACGCAGAACAGCCAATCAAGTCGATAACATCACCGACGTTGAGTAACCACCGACGACGATAACCTCAAGTACCGCGAGTAACCAAGGAAGAAAGATAACATCAACCCGTGCGAGTAATCATTGGACCCAATAACAGCAGGTCAAACGAGTAATCAACCTACCGGACAACAGCATCGTCCACGAGTAACCATGCCCCCAGACAACAGCATCCTCGTCGAGTAATCCTTAGCGCTGACAACATCCACTCAATTGAATCCCCACGCGTAATCAGCACCTGAGACAACCGCAGTCATCGGAAGTAATCATTGATGGCGACAACAGCAATAAGTGTGAGTAACCACAGCCATTGACAACTGCATGGGATGCAAGTAATCAAAAAACAAGACAACATCAGGCAGAACGAGTAACCAAACCACAAGACAACAGCATGCACCGTGAGTAACCATTGGCACTGACAACATCACTTCGCGCTAGTAACCATCAGTCTCGATAACATCAACCACTGCTAGTAACCACACACTCGGACAACAGAATTGAGGGGTACTAATGACCGGGATCGGAATTGCTTGGTACGGTGTCAAGGGCTGTCATGCCTATAAGTCCGATATCATCTCGACGGTCGGATTCAAGTTCGACATGCTTCGATCAGAGAGTGACAAGTTCTCTGACTTCTATGTGACTGTACGCCGTGGTGTCGATAAGACGTTTCAAGACGTTGCCAGGGACTTTGAGCTTGAAGATGGCGATCTGGTTGTGTTTATATCTTGCTACGCACCAGCCGACTCACAGTTGCCTGAGGCTGTTGCGCTTGACGAAGATCCGATAGCGTCTATGAAGCGCATGCTGGCCGATGAACGCGTTAAGTACGGTTCAGACTATTCCCTGATTCGCAAGTACGGTAAGACGTTTGTCACATGCTGCTCGACATGGCAGAAGGACATAGCTGACTCTGCGGCTAAGTGTGGCGTATGCATCGACAAGTGGTTTGTGTACGACCTGGAAGACATTCGATAGGCAGGACGCACCATGCAGATGAAAACCCTTACGACACTGGCTGAGGCTTGCACAGGTTACTCTGAGAGCAAACTGCCGTTGTTGCATAGGGTTTTCCGCTATCTTGTCTTCCTGCCTGGCGATCTTCGTTGGCTGGGCTGGGACAAGTTCCCATTCATGCTTGGATGGTATTCGTGGCGTAACAAGGTGTCGCTGGATGAGGCTCTACATGTCACGAACTCGCTTGTAGAGCCTGGCGACATACTGCTGCACCGTGACGAAGGCTATCTGAGCAATCTGG